ATGTCTTTTGCCTCTCTCAAGAAGGCGTCCTCTAAGGGTGACACCTTTGCAAAACTCACCCGTGAGATTGATAAACTGAATCAGCCTGCTGCTGGTTCCTCTGCCGACGAGCGTTTCTGGAAACCTGAACTGGACAAGTCTGGTAACGGTTACGCAGTCATCCGATTCCTCCCTGCTCCCGATGGCGAAGAAATGCCTTGGGCGAAGGTCTGGTCCCATGCTTTCAAGGGTCCTGGTGGACAGTGGTACATTGAGAACTCTCTCACCACTCTCGGTAAGGATGATCCTGTCGGTGAACTGAATCGCGAACTGTGGAACAGTGGTCGTGATAGCGATAAGGAGATCGCTCGTGCTCAAAAGCGTAAACTCTCCTACTACAGCAACATCTATGTTGTTACCGATCCTGCTCACCCCGAGAATGAGGGTCGTGTCTTCCTCTACAAGTTCGGTAAGAAGATCTTTGACAAACTGGTTGAAGCAATGCAACCTGCATTTGCCGATGAGTCGCCTGTCGATCCTTTCAACTTCTGGAAGGGTGCTGACTTCAAACTGAAGATCCGCAAGGTTGACGGTTACTGGAACTACGACAAGTCTGAGTTCGCTGCACCTGGAACACTGGGTAACTTCGATGATGACAAACTTGAATCCATCTGGAAAGAAGGTTATTCTCTCGCAGAATTTGAAGACACCAAGAACTTCAAGTCTTACGAGCAACTCCAAGCACGTCTGAACCTGGTGCTTGGTAAGTCTGCTGCACCTGCTCCTCGTGTTGATGAGCAAGATGAAGTGGTCTTTGATACTCCCGTTGGTGGAGGATTTAATGATGCAGACATCACTGGTCTTCGTGAAAGTGCAGTTGCAGCATCTCCTGTAGAAGATGAAGATGATACTCTGTCTTACTTTGCTAAACTTGCTGAAGAGGACTGATGACTGAACCAATCACTGTTGAAGATTATAAACTCGTTTCTAACGAGTTCTTTCAGAAATACGATTACGCTGCCGAGCGTATGGGTCCTGGTAATCACAGGGCAGAGGATGTTCTGAAAGTTATGGAAGCACTTGGTGCTGCTGTGATGAAGGAACGAGTTAAAGATAAACTCGGTCCTTTTGGATTCAACAAAGGAGACAAAAAATGAACCTGTTTGCCCAAGCCCAACTCGACCTGGTAGATGCCTGGAACATGAGTTGGGAAGAGGGCATCCAGTTCATTATTGTTCTGGTTGCTCTTTACTATGCAAAAAAGCGGATGGATTTGTACTTTGCAAAGAAAACTGCTAAAACCACCATATATAAAGTCAAGTTGGTAGAGGACTAATGAAACTTGCACTTGCTGCTTTGATGATGTTTACAGCACTGCCTGCTTATGCAGGTGGTCCTGTTATTAGAAGGGAAAGTATTGGTGATCGTAGTAATCGCCAAGCATATTCATCTCAACGAGGATATGCTCATGAAGAAAAATGCTATCGAACTGAATATAAAGAACGATATGTTCCTGGTACGAGCAGGTCTCCTGGATATGTAATCACATCCAAAGAGAGAGTTAAGGTTCCTTGTAACGACAGAATTTATCGTCATGATAATCATGTTCCCAAAACTAACAAGGGAAACGTTGATGACAATTCCTGCGTTGAAGGTAGTATCCTTGGTGGTATCGCAGGTGCAGGCGCAGGTGCTGCACTTTCCAGAGGCGATGGTCGTTGGTGGGCAATTCCTCTAGGTATCGTCAGCGGAAGCATGGTTGGATGTCAAATCGATGGAGGGTGAAACCAAAATCGACTTTTGATTACCAAAAAGGCGGAAAAAAATCTCCGCCAAAAATTAGGACTCTAAGGTTTTTTCAAGAATAATTCTGAATAAGTTATCTTTTAATTGAACAAGTGCTTCTTGTTCACCTGGATGACCACCTGGCCATTTTTCCAAATGAAAACAGACGGACCTGTATATCAATGCAAGTCCGTCTTTTGTTATGTCTAAATTATAAATGTCGTTAGGATCAATATCCCCCACCGTATCCTCCACCAGAAGGACTTGGAGAAGGACTTGGAGAAGGTGACGGACTGGGTGATGGAGAAGGACTTGGAGATGGGGAAGATACCGTTGTAGTGGTAGTTGTGGTAACTGCGCTTCCGCCGCCACCCGCAGGACTGCTTGGTGCAGATGCTACGCCAACAGAAGTTGCTGTAGTGGGTCCATCATCATAAGTAATTTGTCCTGAAGAATTATTGAATTGAGATTGAACTAAACTTGCAAAAGAAACAGAACCAGTGTTGTTCAAAAATCTAGATGCAATATTTAATTTAGTTTGCTTGTTGTTTGACTTATCCAATTCATTATGAGGTTCATATGCAACTAATTCTTCAAATTCTTCAACCATAATATCTATCATATTATTAATTGGAATTAAAATCTGTCTTTTTGTTTCATTATTAAAATATTCATGCTCCCAGTTAGATACCTGATAAATTGATTCGTCCTTCGATTTAACTGTACCATCGGGCATTACAGTTCTCCAAGTTTCATTAACTTGAATACCTTCTCTTATAAACACAGTTCCATCATCAAGGAGAACTTCATTTGTTTCCCAATGATGAATCTCATCTGTTTTATCAGAATTGTATTTTTCGGATACGTATTTCTCTAATTGTGCCTGATCCTTTGGCCACTGTTCATATACATCAACAATATCATTGATTAGTAAAATTGCCCAATCTAAGAATGAGTCATCAAATAGTCTTGACGCAAGAATAGCGGGAGTTTCACCTGGTCTAATTGAATATGCTTCAAATAATGTAGAGTATTGATTTAAATCGGGTCTTGCTTTGACCCTCCTAAAAATATTTTTTACCAGACGATATTTAAAATTTTCATCATCTGAAACACCCTCTGCTACATAAACATTTGGAAAATAAGAAAAATATCCTGCCATTTTTAGAATCCTTCTTTAATTTGTTGCTGGGTTACAAGTTGAGTCTCTGTAAATCTGCAGTTAATATTAACTACAGGAACTTGTAATGGTTTATCATCTCCTGTACCAAGATTGTTATTCTTGATAGCATTATATTGACCATCTGGAGTGTAGTTTACATCAATACCAGTACACACCGATGTATGAATTTTATAATGAAGATCTTCGCTGTCACTCAATGTTTTTCCATCAGGACTTAAACGAACAAACTTAATATCAAACTTATCTGGGACTTCAAAGAAGCGAGCAGGTTTTCCTTCATCAGAATCACCATAGATGGGTAGAGAACCTTGTTTCAAATATTTAATGATATTATTGATCTCTTGCGATTCTCTCTCACTACGAGCAAACATTTTAAAAGAGAAGTTATGAGTTCTAAACTGCATATTGCTGAATAATTGTTCAGAATATGGATTAAAGACCTTTCCTTGAGTTAGTGCCTGTAAAGCATTTGCATCCGCATTACCTGCTAAACCTAACATCTGAGCAGCACCCTGAGCAACTTGTGCTAGTGCTCCAGTTGCAAATTCTGGTAATGCCGAGGATGCAGCAGTTTGCAAAGCAGTAACAACACCGTCAAGATCTGATGATGATAGACCTTCTGCCATTGCCATTCCCATAACACCCATATCAACTTTACGATATGTTGGTTGATATGCAGTTTGAAGATTTTGTGGCATTGCGATGTATATACGCGCCTTATTATTTTCAACGGCAACTTTATTATTAGGAACGTTTAGTCCATAATAATTTGTACCATTTCCATCGTCGTAATTTATACGCTTTCTCTGAAACATCACATAGTCCACCATCTGAGTAGGATTTTCTACTGCAGTACTACCTGTAACGGGTGGATTTAGTGGATAACGGTATACTGTCAAAATAAGACCTAAATACTATGTGACCTCTATATATTTATGAGATATCAAGGTAAGTACCGAGTTTCCTTTCCAAGGAAGTACAAAGGTGATCCCAATAACGTGATTTATCGCTCCTCATGGGAGTATAAATTTATGAAATGGTGTGATATTACCCCTACAGTATCTGAATGGGGAAGTGAAGAGATAATTATTCCATATACTTCACCTGTTGATGGTAAACGACATAGATATTTTCCAGATTTTTATGTAAAGATCGCTAATAAAAAGTATCTTGTTGAAGTGAAACCTTACAAACAAACAAAGGAACCAAAAACTCAAAAACGAAATACTAAGAGATATATTAATGAGGTTGTGACCTATGCTGTAAATCAAGCAAAATGGAAAGCAGCAACTGAGTTTTGTGTAGATAATGGTTGGGAATTTATGTTAATCACAGAGAAAGAACTTAAGATCTAATGGGCATTCCAAATCCGCAAGCAGCCAGATATAACTCTTTTCAAGAATTCCTTGCCAATACAAAAGGGAAGGATAATAGTCCTAGTTTTACTAATCTATTTTCTGTAAGATTTTCCACTCCAAACATGATGAGAAGTGGTAGTAGTGGGATGGATTCTAATACCATGCAAGTCGAAGGCACTGATCTTGATTGGATGTTAGATTATTATGCAAAGAATGTAAATTTACCAAGTAAACAAATTACTACAGGGCAAACTCCTTATGTAGGAGCACCCTTTAAATATGCAACTAACACTGCATATAGTCAGATCAATATCACCTTTACGATGCCTCGCGCTCAATATTCGAGAAACTTCTTTGAAAGGTGGACAACTATGATGGCAAGTGATAGTGAGCAATATACAAGGTATTATAATGATTATGTTTGTCCTAGAATGTACATCTATAAGTGGGAAAGAGGTGGTGGAGATGCTGTAATCAGTGATCCTACGATGATTCGTGCATTAAGAGAGAGTGGAACAGCAAATTTATTATTTGCAAGAAAATATCAAGTAACTGCTGCATGGGAACTTCAAAATTTATATCCATATAATATTGGATCGGTACAATTAGATAATGAGAAAGCTAAAATTATGACGTTGTCAGTTGGTTTTTATTATGAGAGATACCGTTTCTTTACTCAAGATAAATTTGATGATGCTGGAAACCTTTCTGGTACTACTATTGCTTCTGATAGGGATAACAACACAGATCCTAGTACAGATAGAAACCAGGTTGTCTAATAACTACCTAAATAAAATTACTGATGTGAATTTCTATGGCATTACCTAAGTTAAATGTACCTAAGTACAAATTGAAACTACCGTCTGACGGTAGATCGGTAAACTTTAGACCTTTCTTAGTGAAAGAGGAGAAGATTCTTCTTCTGGCAACAGAAACTGGTGAACAAGACCAAATTGTTGCAGCAATCAAAGATATTATCAAAGAATGCACAGATATTACCGATGTAGATAAACTTGCTACATTTGATATTGAATACTTATTTCTGCAGATTCGTACAAAATCTGTTGGTGAAAGTGTAGATGTTTCTATCACTTGCCCTGATGATGACGAAACTGAAGTTCCTGTCAAGATTCCTCTTGATGAAATTAAAGTTGTAAAAACTAGGGGACATAAGAAAGATATTAAACTTTCTGATGAAGTTGCTATTACTATGGGGTATCCTAGCCTTGAGACATTTGTTCAAATGAACTTTGGTGACGATGCAAATCAAGTTGATCAAGTTTTTGATATGGCAGCAAGTTGTGTAGAAACAATTTCTGATACCAATCAAGTATATGATTGTTCTAGTATCCCTAAAAAAGAAGTTGTCGAATTTTTTGAACAACTTAGTAGCAAGCAGTTTATGCAGATTCAAGAGTTTTTTGAAAAAATGCCTAAACTGATACATACAGTTAAAGTGAAAAATCCCAATACTGGCGTTGAAAGTGAGGTTGTACTTGAGGGATTAGCGAGTTTTTTCGCATAGCCCTCCTGCACACTAATCTTCGGTCATACTACGAGGGCAATTTTGCCTTAATGCACCATCATAAGTGGAATATTGAACACATTGATAACCTAATGCCTTGGGAAAAAGAGATTTATGTGAACATGTTAATCCAGTTCCTCAAAGAAGAAGAACGTCGCATGAAGGAGCAGCAAGCAGCAAGTGGCTAAATTACAAGTCTACAAATTTGTAAATCCTGGGACAGCAGCGAGTGCTAGTCCAGCAGTCACTGCTGCTCGTTCACAAGTATTAGCAACTAATAGATTAGGAAGTACAATTTCCTCTATTGGAAATATTTTTGAAGATTTAGAAAAAATTGCTATTGCTCAGATAAAAGATGATGACGCAAGAGCAAAAGCAGAACGACGTAGAGAAAGAAGAGAATTAGATGCCTCTACTGAACAAGCAGTTGAACAATCTCCTGATTTAGGCAAAGTAAAGAAAAAACCAGGAGGAAAATTAAAAAGAATTGCTAAGGGTAGTCTTAGTTGGATAGAAAATTTCTTAGCACCTATTGGTAATTTTTTATTACAACTTGGCGGACTTGCTCTAACAAAAGCAGTCCTTGAGTGGGCGGCGGATGAAGATAATAAAGTAAAATTAAAAGAATTTTTAGAAAAGACAAAATTTGTCTTTGATAAGTTATGGGAATTTGGAAAGGCAATTGGCAATGCCATTGGAACTGGTCTTGACTTTCTTTTTGGTAAAGAATCAACCTTTGAAGAACGTTTAGATGCATTTGGAAAGATTGCTTTAGCAATTGGTGGTATCGGAGCAACACTTGCAGCAGTAAATTTTGTAAGTGATCTTTTTGGTGCTGCAGATGATGTTGCAGATGTTGCGGATGTAGTTCCAGATCCAGACCCAAAACCAAAAAAACCAACAAAACCTACGCCAACGAACCCTAGTGGTGCTGATCCTGATTTAGAAGGTCCTAACAAAAGACCAAAGGCATCTACTATTGCTGATAAGTATGGCGACCTTGCAGAAAAACAATATAAAAAGATTCTTGCAGAGCGCGGAGATGAGGCTGCAAGAGCATTTGCTAATGCATTAAATGATAGTGGTGGTAACATCACCCAAGCAACAAAAAAATTCAATAGATTACTAAAGAAAGGTGCGTTTAAACCTATTGAACCACCAAAACCTGGTGCATTACAAAGATTAGGAAACTTTTTTGGTGGTGCTCTTGATACTGGCATTGATTTAACAAAGAGAGGTCTTGGAGCACTTCATAGAGGATTAACAGGATTACCTGCATGGGCAGGAGAACAATATAAAAGCTTATCATCAGCAGCTAAAACGGGTTGGGATAACACTGTTAAAGCAGGTGAAGCAATTGCAAATAAGGGTAAGAAGTGGGCAAGTGCTGCTGGTAATGCCCTGAAGGGTGGATTTGATGCTCTGTCAAATGGTGCTAAGAACTTCTTCCTTGAGAAGATAATGGCTCCTATCAAGGGCATTATCGATCCGATCGCTAAGAAGGCATCTGGTATTGGTCAAGCATTATTTGACAGACTTAAAGGTCTGCCTGGAATGGAGAAGGCAGGTGAAATTCTTAAGAAAAAGGGTATTGGTGGATTTGGAGATATTGCTCAAGCAGGAAGTAAGTTAGGTAAACGTGCTGCTGCAATTCTTCCTGTCATTGGTGGTATTGTCAACCTTGCATTTGCTTATGATAGAGCAGCAAACGGTGACTCTATTGGTGCATTAATTGAGGGTACTTCAGGCATCTTAGATATTGCTGGTCTTGCTACAGCAGGTGCTGGTAATGTTGCATCAATGCTTCTGGACGGATATATGTTCGTTCGTGATTTTCTTCCTCAGTTGCAAGAAGGTGAAGAAAAAGTAGTTGATGCTGTTGGTGCAAGAGGATTAAAAGATGGTATTGATAATCTTCTGAGTAAGTTACCCAATATTGGTGAATTGATCAATATGTTCATGGGTAAGACTGCAGAACAAGAACCAAACGATGGCGTACTTGATTTAGATACACAAGAAGCAAATAAAGTTGTTGCTAATGAAGATACAATCAGTCAAGAAGCTCTTGACATGGTTGATCAGTATTCAAGAGGTGGTCATGTTCAACCTCAGGAAATGTTCTTGGGTGGTATTGTTAAAGGTGCTAAGAAAGCATTTGGTGGTATAGGTAAAGCAGTCAGTGGTATTGCAAGTAATCCTCTTGTTCAGACTGCCGCGTCATTTATTCCTGGTGCTGCTCCTATCATGGCAGGTATCAATATGGCTACTGGACTGATGTCTGGTAACCCTATGAATATGCTTGGTGCTGCTGCGGGGATGATTCCTGGACTTAGTGGGATGATGGGTAGTGTTGGAAATGCTATTGGTGGATTTATGAATAGTCCACTGGGTCAGATTGGTGGTTCATTGTTAAGTGGCAACTTCATGGGTGCTGCTACAACTGGATTAGGTATGATCAATCCTGCTTTAGGACAGATGGCAGGAAGTCTTATGAGTGGTGGTCTTGGCGGTGTTGCTAAACAGTTTGGTATGGGTGGAATTTATGAAGCAGTAACAGGTGCTATGGGAGGAGACTACAACTCTGCCTTGAGTCAGATTGGATCGGAATTGGGAGTTGATCCTAAAGTTCTTGGTGCAGTACAAAGCACGAGTCAAGAAGCAATGAAAGAAGGTGGTATCTCTGCTCAATATGCAATGCAGCAAACTATGGAATTTATTCCTATACCAATGATTATGGAGAAACTTGTTCCTATCCCTCAAGCAGTACCAATAAATAATGGTGGTGGTATTGTAAATGCAGTTCCTACATCTTTACAGACTAGAATGCGATAATGGCAACTATACAGAAAAGCACTAAAATTAATTTCTATAAGTTTGTACAGGTAAAAGAACCTTCTAGTTCTGCTGTTAAGTCGGACGACACTGTTGCTTTAGCAAAAACAATCAATAAAAACGTAGAGGCAACAAATAATCTTGGATCTACATTAAACTCATTTGCAAAAGTACTTAGTGGTATAAAAGCAGCACAACTTGCAATGTTGGATGCTGCTCAAAGAAAAAGAGTTAGTTTTGAAGCAAACTATACTACAGTAAAGAAAAAGAAAAAAGAGTCTAAAAAGACTCTTATGGACGGACTTCAAACTCCTAGTTTTCTTGAGGGATTATTTAATTTTCTTGGCGGATTATTTAAAGCAGCAATTCTTATCCCTGCTCTCAAGTGGTTATCAGATCCAGAAAATAGAGAGAAAGTAAAGACGCTTGTTGATATTATTGGTAAAGTTGTAAAATTTATTTTTGATGTCGCAAAATTTGGAGTTGTCAATACTATTGAAGGACTCTATAATTTATTAAAAGATGATGCAACTTGGCAAGAACGATTGTTGGGTTTTGGACAAGCACTTGTAGGTATTGGAACAATTGTACTTGGTCTTAGATACCTTAAAAATCCAACCAAGATTATTACTGACATTGCTAGCAGCATCAAAGCATTAATTAGATTTGCTACTGGTGGCGGTGGCGGTGGCGGCGGTAGACGTGGTGGCGGGGGTCGTCGTGGCGGCGGCGGTAGAAGAAGAAGAGGGTTATTTAGAAGAAGGTCTTTAGGAGGACCAGTACCAGAAGCAGCACAAGGAGGATGGATTAGTGGACCACAATCAGGATACAAGGTATCATTGGACGGGGGGAGATCCACCTCGTTCATCGGACATGGAACTGAGTATGTTGCTAGAAAGGCAAATGGGGGAGCTTTCGTCGTTCCTTTTAATACTCCTGGAACAAAAACGCAACCTCACCTAACTCAGAGAAGACTTGGTGAAGCAAAAAGTTTAGGTTTCAAAGTTCCTGGATATAGCATGGGTGGTAAAGTTCCCGAATATGCTCTGGGTGGAGTAATGGGTTCTGTTGGAAATTGGTGGAATAATTTAACTGGTGGTAAGGACAAACCAGAGAGTAAGACTGAAAAAGAACCTGTAGTAGAAAAAGGACAAGACAAAAAACCTGTCATTGGTGCTGGTTTACCTGCTGTTATTGCTGGAGGCAAATGGGCATTAAGTAAAGGATATACTGTTGCAGAACACCCTAACTTTAGAAAAAATAATCATAGTGGTAAAGGACCCAATCCTGGAGGATATATTTCTGGTGGAGGTCAAGCAGTTGGTGGTCATAGTGCTGGAAGTCTTCATTATAAAGGTTTAGCAGTTGATGTTACAGATTGGAGACCTGGTGCTTGGAAAGCAAGAACTGCACAATTAGCTGAACAAGCGTATCAAATGCGCGACAAGATGAAACTGAGTCAGATCATTCATGATGGATGGGGTTCTTGGTTTTCGGGTGGTAGTAAGCGTGGACCTGGTAATACAGGACACCCAACACACTTACACCTTGGTTTCTTAGAAGGTCTTAGTAAAGGTCTTACGGGAGCAGGATCTACTGGAGACGCTGCTTCTGCTTCTACTAATCCTGCAGGTGGTTATGGTGCTATTCTCGATCTTATTGGTAAGAGAGAATCTGATAGTGTTGGAGGATATAATGCGGTTAATCAGGGTGGCGCTGATGGTGGTCATACTGCTCTTGGATACAGTGGAGACTATAGAAAGGCACCATTTAATAAGTCTGGTGTAGCATTGACTTCTATGACAGTTGGTCAAATTATGGAGAAACAATATGATGATAGAAGTATGAGTGATGCTCAATGGAAATCAGCTGGTAAGTTACATGCTGTTGGTCGTTATCAGATCATTGGTTCTACCTTGAAAGGACTTGTAGATCAGGGTGTAGTTAGTAAAGATGATAAGTTTGATGCTGCTACACAAAATAAACTTGGTATTGCATTAGTAAAACAAACTGGTGGTAGTGTTGGTAGATTAAAGTCTACGTGGATTGGTCTTCAGCATGAAACTGATGCTGCTGTTGCTGCTGCCGTATCTGCTGGTGGAGACACTACTACTGGTGGTTTGAATGCGGGCGGAGGAAACAATAACGATGGTGGTAGTATGACTCCACCAAATAAACCTCCTTTGTCAGAAAAAGCGAAATCTATTATATCAAAGATTACTGGATCAAAACCATCTAGTTCTAAAGGATTGACTATTGGCGGGGCACCTGGAGCATTACCTGCAAGTAAATTCCAAGCAGCACAAGAAAGTAAAGAACTAGAAAAACAAACAGAAAAAAGAAATGATGCTCGTCAGAAAATAAATGAGAGAAGTCAAGGCATGATTCAAACTGCTTTGTCTGCCATTGCTCAACAAAATGGGGTAAATAGTCAAGCGATAAAAGCAGCACAGTCAGCAGTCCAAATGGCAATGTCACAATCTAATAATCAACCAATGACGGTTGGTGGAGGAGGAACTGCACCTCAAAAATCCATTGCGTCTACTTTATCATCAACACTTAATCCCTTGAGAGGTATATTGAAATGACAATTCAAAGATCATCGGCGGGGGACGTTGAGGTAAAAATTAGTGTTATTAGAGATGGAGTAAAACTTCAAAGTGATGATGGTAATGATAACATATATGATTTTGTTACGGGTCTTGAAATTTATGAAAGTATTACATCAGCAACAATAGAAGGAAAAATTCTTTTTAATGATGGATCTGGATTTATGGGTGCCATGACTGGATCTGAATTGTTCAAGATTCAAATTACAGGATCAATCATCGATAGAACTTATTATCTTAGGGCATATGATATTGAGGCAAGAACGAGACTAAACACAGCAGACTCATTTATTGTCAACTGTGCTAGTGATGAATTTTTTAAAAATGAAATTAATAACGTATTTGGAAATAGTGAGGTCGTATTTAAATCTACAGAGTCCTCTGAGATTGTAGACCAACTTCTTCGTAAAGACAATAGATTTATTAATACTAAAAAAAGTGTATTTGTTGAAGAGTCTACAAATAAACAACAATTTGTTTCTCCAAACTGGAGACCATTTGATTGCATTTACTGGATTGCACAAAGATCTACTCGTAAAGCAAAAAAAGGTGGAGTTCTTCAGAATGGGTTTATCTTTTATGAGAACTCTTTAGGATATCATTTCAAGTCCATTGATCGTCTTATTGATGATGTCAATAAACAATCAGAAACCGAAACAAATTTTTCTAATGGTGAAGCTAAACTATATTCCTATGTGTATTCCACTAAACAATCTGGCACTGAGGAAAGTGATCAATTCAAGATTGAGTCTTTAGTGTTTCCTGAAGAACGAGACTTCTTAACTGGACTAAGACATGGTGCTTGGTCTGGATTTAGTATGGGTTTTGATCCTGTCACAGTAACATCATCTAAGATGGGACTAAGTACAGATCTATCAGTCGATGCATATCAATATAGTATTGATCAGATGTGGTCAAAGATGTCACACCTTGACGAGAGTAAATCTGTGAATCCAATAACAGTAATGGATCAGACGATTCAAGATGTTGTTAACTATCCAAAACGAGTAAGATATACATTGTTACCTAATCAAATTTTTGATCCAAAGTATCAGGATAATCCCCAAAAAAATTACGAGGAGTTAGTAGAACTTCAGTCATATCAATGGATGAGAATTGAATCCTTGAAAAATATTAAATTATTAATCACAGTTCCTGGTAATCTTGATCTATATGCTGGGGCAGGGATAGATATAATTCTACCTGCAACATATAAGAGAAATACTAGAACAGAGATAGACCGAAAGTATAGTGGGAGATACGTTATTGGTGGATTGACACACAAGATTGTCGGCACTACAATGAAAACAGAGGCATTGGTTTTGAAAGATTCGATACCAAGACCCTCTAACTAATGTTCCATAAATATTAATGTATTAGGAGGTACTATGGACAGTATCGAAGCACACATCGAGAAGGATAAAGAAATCCTACACGATCCTACAGTCTCGCCCCAGATGCGTCGTCACATTGAAGGCGAACTGCACGAGTTGGAAGAATATGTAGATCACCACAAAAAAGAAATTGAAGCAGGGGATCATCACGATCCAACATACTTAGAACTATTTTGTGACCAAAACCCATCTGAACCTGAGTGTTTAATTTACGACGATTGACTTGACAGGATATTAATTTGACTTTAGAATAACCATGTGAGGGTTCAGAAAATACTATGAAGTTTGAAGACTATATTATAGGTCATTGGACAAATAGATCACAAGCACAATCAGACCCAACAAATTGGGTCTCTGTGGAGATTATCTGGAAACGTCACGATGATGGTTTTCAGTCAATGAATTTCAAACGCTGTGAAGGACCCAATTCACCATATCGTCAAAAGAATCATAAAATAGTCGAAGTGTCTGATACTGAAGTGATAGTAGAAAACTATCATTTAGACTGGACAAGACATGAAGATTGTGATATGATATTTAAGTTCGACGGTAATGCTTGGCATGGTCAACTTGCTGGAGATAAATGTAGAGGTTATCGAGGAGATAAAGTAATTTCTGAGATTCATGTCTATAAAGACAAACTACATACTTGTGACCAAGGATTAAACTTGGAAACAGGTGAACTTATGTGGGGCAGTGCAGAACTGTATCGCTTCACTAAGAAGGGCGAATAGCTCAGCGGTAGAGCTACTCGTTTACACCGAGTCGGTCGGGGGTTCGATCCCCTCTTCGCCCATATGTCACTTATATTATGACAGTACACTATCCTTTTAAGATTCCCTTACTACAATATACTGTACCTAATTGGTGTCATTACAAACCTATTTTGTTAAGTAGACTACCACCGTATGAAAGAAAAAGTGATACTGTATCAACAGATTACTTAGATAAATCTAAATCAAATTACTTTGACATCTTTGATGAGTTTATAGAACCAGTTCTGCAACAGTTCAGAGAAGATGTTGGTCATGCTGCATATATCCGAAATGTATGGACACAGCGAGCACGAAAGGGTGACCATCATTGTGTTCATAATCACGGATCAAATGGTTGGGCAGCAGTTTTGTATGTAGATTACAATCCTGATATACATACTGCTACGACTTTCATGAGTCCCTTTACAGATTTTTCTACGGGGGATCATATGGATTATAATCCTAATGTAAAAGAGGGTGATATTGTTTTCTTCCCTTCTCAACTTTTACATTATGCAAATCCAAACACTAGCGACAGAGAAAGAGTTATACTCTCATTCAATATGATGAGTGTAAATGAAATTGATCTTTATGAGATGAAATTAAATGAAACTAACTAATGCAATTTTTGCTGGACTTATGATTGGTATGGCACATGGTATGTCTGTAAAGGCAGAACCAACTAAAGGATATTACACCATGGATGCTATGGGTTGTATGCTTTTGAAAGAATGTACTGATGATGTAGAAAAAATCTATTCTTCAGGTGATCTTCGTGCAGCATTTCCTGATTCTGATTGGGGACCAGTTGCTGATGAGTTTGATAAGATCATGCTTGCTTTTGAGCAAATTGGTGTAGATGTTCATCTTGCTGATGAAAAGTATTTTCCAGTAGGACATCGTGGTGTCTATCATACTGTTAGTAATCATTTCTATCTGAATAAAACGTATGTACATCGTCCTCATGTTCTGATGAGTGTTGTCCGTCATGAAGGTTGGCACGCTGCTCAGGATTGTATGGCAGGTACGATCAAAAATAATATGATTGCTATTATCAAACCTGAGGAAGAAGTTCCTGAGATGTGGGCAGAAATGGCACGGAGAGCATATGCTCTTATGCCTGCTGCTATTCCTTGGGAGAAAGAAGCAACTTGGGCAGGAAAAACCGAAGGTATGACACAGCAAGCACTTCAATCCTGTGCTGCAGGAACTATGTGGTCTGACTATGAACCTACTCCTTTGACTCGTCAATGGTTGGTGGAGAATGGATACCTTAATAAATAAATCGTAAGGATTAAAGTATACGATGCCTACAATTGATGGTATTTACAATGAACCTACAGTAAACTTCGTCGGTAAAGACGGATTTTTCTGGTGGGTTGGTGAAGTAGAAGATAACGAAGATCCAATGGAATTGGGTCGAGTTAGAGTTCGTGTTCTTGGATATTATACGAATGTAAGAGGTGGTACGACAGCAGATCTTCCTACCGAAAATCTTCCATGGGCAACAGTGTTGCAGCATACCTGTCAACCAGGTAACGATGGTCAGGGTGAAAGTTCTGGTCAACTGCAACCTGGTGCAATCGTCATGGGTTTCTTTATGGATGGCGAGTCTGCACAAATGCCGATTGTTATCGGTGTTATGAGAGTAAAGAAATCTGCTGAGTCTCAGGATGTAAAGCAATTTGCTTTTACTGGTGAGAATATGGAACCTGGTGTGGGTGTCAACGTTGCAACAATGACACCTGGAAATCCTAACTCCAGTATGGCAACTACAAAAGAAGAGGGATATCACAGAGCAAAGCAAGATAATACCGTATCTCTACCAAATCAAAAAGGGGAAGATGGTTCTTCCCAGATTGCTGGTTCTGGTTCTCCTAATAATGTTGGTACTGTGCTTAATGGTAGTTCTGGAAATACCACTAAACCTAGACAATCAGAGAAACCCATTCCTGCTGCTAATGGTGTTGCTGGACCTTGGAAAACGTTAGAGTATAGTTTATCATATCTTATTGAAGATCTTGCTGATCATGCAGGTACTTTGGTTCGTGCAGAAGATGGTGACTTCCTGGATGTTATCAATGGTAAATTAGTTTCAGCAAAACAATTAACTGCACGACTTCAAAACTTCTTAGGCGCTATCTTTACTCAAGTAGTGTCTGCAATGCGACAGTCGCTTGCTGCTCTTGCCGAAGAGTTAGACATTGTTCAACTTTTAGGGTCGGCAACTGGAATGCCATTTGTTGTTATGGGTGCTGTTCAAACGGCAATTACTTCAATTCTGAGTCAACTTTGTGGACTTGACAGTTTTCTTCTGGATTTTGTTCAGGATCCTATGGGCGAACTTCTTGGTTTTCTTGATGACTTCCTTGACGGAGTAATTGACAAAGCAACAATGGTTATGCAAGGAGTGCAAGCAACTATTGATGGTATTATCTGTCAGACTCAAAAACTTCTTGATAATCTTCTTACTATTGTTGATACTGCATCTGGAATTGTTGATGGTGTTGGTCAAGCACAAGAAATTATTGAAGCATGGAAAGAAGGTAGCGAAATCTTTGAAGCAGGAACTGACCTTCTCCAGAAAGGAATCACCAGCATTACTGCTTTGATTTCACTGTTTATCAAGTTTATTGGTAGTAATTGTGATCGTTCTGCAGATGGTGGTAAAGATACTGTAGGTTGGTATCCTCTTTTTGGTGTAACTCATTGTACTCCTGAAGAACTTGAAGAAATTAATAAGATTCGAGGATCTTCGCGAGGTAGTTGTGGTGGCGATGCAGGATCTGGTGGTCTATTTGATAATATCTTTAATGAAGCAGATCCTTATCTGACTGCTGCTAAAACTTGGTTGGATGGTTCTTATGAAATGTTTGTTGGCACACCTGGTCGTCAAGCAAGTGTTAAGAGAAGTGCTAGTGGAACAACAACGACATCTGTCAAATTAAATCAAAACGAGTATGCTAAGTACAATGCTCGTAAAGAAATCAGGAAACAAAATCCTGATATGGATGCAGAGGAACTTGAAAAACAAGTAGAAGCATCTGTAAAAGCAGGTAATAGTGATAAAGGTGATAATGGATCACTAAATGCAGATCATACATCATATGCTGGCAATCACACCGAAGAAGTTCATGGTGATGATTGTAAGAGTGTTGATGGTGATGGAGTTATCAATATTGATGGTGATTATCGCTTGAAGATTACGGGTGATTGTCACATTGAAGTTGGTGGTGGTTTCTTCTTAGGTGCTGAAGGTTCTCCTAAACTTGTAGATAGTAATGGTGAAGACAAAAACAATAAAGTTCAAAAGCACACGATTCGTTTTGGATCTGACGTTGATGTTAATACTGTTGGTGCAAAACTTGAGGTTCAAGGTGCTGAATTCAATGTAGCATCTCTCGCCACTAAAATTGTAAGTACTGACTTTGAGGCTAGTGGTGCTAAGGGAGCAATTTCATATGGAGAAACTATTATTAGTGGTGATAACTCTATTTCACTGAACACACCTCACTTGATTGAGTTAATTAACACTCCACCTTCACCTCTTCCATTAATTGCAACTGGTATTCGTAGAACTGTTGGTGGATCTGTAGAAACAATTATGTCACCTGGTTTTTCTGCTGATGCAATTCCTAGGTATACGATTACTAACCCATTTGGACCATATGTAGTGACTTGTGGTACAACAGGTGCTACATATACTGTCAAAGAGGGATTGTATACTGTCAATGTTGCAGCAGGTGCAATTATGATGAACGCATCAACAGCAGCATCAATTATTTGTGGAACTGGTATGCTTTTAGAGGCAGGCGCGGCGTGTGTGATAACGGGCGAGACCATCTTTATCAATTGATCCCTTGACAGGGGTGCCTCTCTCTGCTATACTACATAGGTAGTCAGGAGTTCGCATGAGCACCAATCTTGCACATGTCTTTGTCAATTTTTCAAAGCGGTCAATCAACATCGTGGATGATGAGGGGTATGACAAGACTGTAAATTGGAAATGGGATAAGGAAGGTTCTGAAGGGTTTACTGAAACTGTAAGTGAACTTGAAGATATTCTTGATCCTGATATGGTAACTTATTGCTTTGCTGTAAAATGATCGGACCTATTGGAATTACGTTGCGTCAAGCAGAAGATCACTTTGACTTTATTATGGATCTTACTGAAACGCAACGTGTTTGTTGGAAAATCACCCGTTCAGACGGAAAGTCTGCTATGATGGTTCCTGTAAACGAAATTTCTCCAATTCCTGATGAGATTCAAAATCAGGTAGAAGAATTTCAAAAACAATTTATGGAGGACAATGCGACCTGAAACCCGTGAATCAATGGAAAATCTTTGGGCAGCAAAGTGGAACTTGCCAAAAGCAGCAAAACATGCTAACCTTACTAACAAGGAAATGAAAATTACCTTCAATGAGTATTGTACATTTCATCCACCTACTTGGACACTTGAAAACGAAAAGTGGATGAACTGAGGGAGTGTGGCGGAATCGGTAGACGCACCAGACTTAAAATCTGTTGAGAATTAATCTCGTGGGGGTTCAAGTCCCCCCACTCCTATTACTCTGATTACATCAATGAACATTATTAATTCAAATGAAGAATTTCCATACATTTTAATCGATGATTTTTACAATGAATCAGAGTTAGAAGAAATTTGGGGAGAGTTAGATTATTTGTGTCATCCTAGACGAATGGATAGAGCTACCATTGAAAACGGTGGGGCATATCACACAGTTGATGGTGTTAAAGAAGTGCTAAAGCACAACTGGACTATGTGGTTGGATGATCTATTTTATAACAACAGAAATAGATCTAGTATTCTTACCATGAATAGAAAATTGCTTGCTAACACGCAGATATTTGAAAATCATCCTCACTGGGCAATAAATGATGTTCTTTCATTTCAACGAGATTCTACGCTAGTTGCATATTATGAAAACAATGATGAATACAAAATTCACAGAGATTATTCAAGAGTAACTTGTCTTACTTGGTTTCATAGAGAACCTAAAAAATATACTGGTGGTAATTTAAATTTTCCTCTGTGGGACATCGAAATTGAATCTAAGAATAATAGAGTTCTTTGTTTCCCAGGAGCAATACCTCATCAAGTAAGTAAAATAAGTATGAATGAGGAAGATTGTGGTAAAAAACTTGGAAGATTTGTTATGTCGCAATTTTTGAATATAAATTTCTAATTACAAATTTAGTCCCGAGATGACTTAAAACTCGCTCTGGTCGGGTATGTTCCCTTTGTTAGATAATCATTTTTATTTTTTATGGAAAAGTCTGAATTAATTCAAATGCTTCATCAAAATGAAAATGATTATCACGAACTTCCGATGTATGGTCTGATTGCTGATTGGTATCTTCGTTATTGGCACCTACATATTGCAGTGTATCAATATTTGGAACTTGACAAGGAAGATTATTATGGTCCATGGCCTTTACGTCAGTGACTGATCATACCCACTGGACACATGGCGGATTACCTCGTAAATCCGTCAATATCCTTCGACTTATCTCTGAGTTAGAAGGTTGTTATCAACTCACTAAATATATGGCATTTGACGAAGATTGTGCTATAATAGATGAGATGAAACAGAGGTATTACAAACTCTACTTCAAACTTAAAAAAGAAGAAAAATTACCGCCCCCGTAGCTCAGCGGTAGAGCAGGGCTTTTGTAAAGCTCAGGTCGCAAGTTCAAATCTTGTCAGGGGCTCCTGTATTATTCATGGGGGAGTACAATAGATCTGCATTTAGAAGCAGCGCCCCCTTATCCATTCCCAAGTAGCTCAGCGGCAGAGCAGGTGACTGTTAATCACTCGGTCGCAGGTTCAAATCCTGCCTTGGGAGTTATTCATTTATCATTATGCTTTCTTTTTCTGAAAAAACTGTTTATAATGTACCAACAAAATTACCAGAAGAAATGTTAAATTCTATGGTAACATATGTTGAGAATAGAGAGTATTTTATTGCTAAAACACATAGACAACCTGAAGGATCTAGATTTGAAGATGGAATTAGAGATGATGTAAGATCTTCATCAGTTTCATGGATTAATTGGGATGAATGGATTCCTGGAATCATGTATAATATGATTTACTCTGCAAATAGAGAGTATTTTAAATATGACATAACTTATTTCAATTCACAGATACAATCAACAATTTATACTTCGGAACACAGAGATCATTATACTTGGCATGTAGACAATTCTACTGCTAGTTTAAGTGATGATAATACTGAAGAGAGGAAGTTATCAATCTCTTTAATTCTCAGTGGTCCTGATGAATATGAGGGTGGAGAACTTCAGTTTGCTTATTATAAGGGTTTTCATGCTACTATGAGACCTGAAAAAGGAACTGCCGTAATTTTTCCTGGTTGGATGCCTCATAGGGTCAGACCAGTAACTAAAGGAAAACGTATATCTTTAGTTGGATGGGTTCATGGACCAATGTTCAAATAAAATTATGAACTATAAATATCCTCTATATGCACCATATTGGAAGGTTGACCTTTTCCACAAAGCGTGGTACAATACACTCAGTTCTTTGTTTCAGATGATTAATGTCAAGGACCACGAAGACGGTTCGTTCACAATCGAGTGGGACGAAAACGACCCAGCGGAAAGCATCCTCAACGACTGGACGAAAGAAGACTTCATCAACTTCTTCCGCTACTGTGCCGAGCGTGAAAACACAAAAGAATCTGGAGAAGAATCTCAAGAAGATTACTACAACTCCGAAAGCGAAGGCAAAGACTTCGACGAAAGGTACGACCAGTACATCCAAGCGACGAACGAAGAAATCTTCAGAATTGAAGGTGATGAACTCTCGGAAGATTGAAATGTTTCCTTGGATTGAAACATTTCCAATTTTTTTGAAAAATGAAACAGAAGATAAAAAGTGTTGGTTTACTTGCATAGAACATGCACAAAAATACGTAGATCGACATCAACCAAAATACAAATGTTATCAATATACTGGTAATGCAAAAAGAGTCTGATATACCTGAGGAATTGCAAGAAGAATGGGAATCTTATCTCGCATGTTGTGATTCTCTAGAAGTAGAACCCAATATGCGTAGGTTTCTCAGATACAACGAATTGTACCCGTATAAATAAACTTGTAGCAAATCGTGTGATTATTCGTGGGAACTCGTAAAATTTCTCAACTGGATACAATCTCGGATGCAAATTTATCTGGAGAAGGAATTCTACCAGTTGTTGTATCCGATCCATTGATTCCAAATAGAAAGGTAAAGATCAATCAACTCCACAAAGGTGTTGCTCAAGGGAGTAAATCAGCACCTGGATTATCTTTTGATTTAGACCGAAATACGGGTTTATATCAAAGTGCATATGATGAGATTGGTATTGGTTTTGGAGATAGTGGTCTTTATATGACTACTATTTCAAACACTGAGAATAGCAAATCTCTTTATATTACTGCTGTTCATGAAAGTTCCACAAACGCTGATATTGTTCTTGCTCCTAAAGGAACTGGTGCTGTAAAGGTTACTGGTAACTTTGTAATTTCTGATCAAACTTTTATCCTTGAAGATGCTCAAGGACCAAAAGCAAGATTTGAAGTGAGTAATGTTGGTACGGGGACAAACACTCGTGTCATGACATTACCAGCAATTACAAGTGGTAATGGTACAACATTAGTTGGTGCTGACACACAGCAAACATTAACCAATAAAACTGTACTTATTGATGAAGATAACTTAGTTATTACTGATGGTGATGATGAAGCAATCTTCCAATTAAATTGGACCTTAAGTCAAGATATTCGTCGTTCATATTTACTTCCAGATGCGGGAACGGTAACAACAACTGCTGAACCTACTGCAACATCATCCACATTACTTGACACTAAAGCAGAACAAACTGTTTTGAATAAAAGTTTTGTTGATGTTAAATTTTTAACTGATGCTGAAATTGGAACTGCTTGGGCACAAATTAATACGGATGCTCTTACGGCAAATAGAACTATTACAGTTCCTGATTTGAGTCTTACATTAGTTGGTACTGATTCTACTCAAATCCTTGAGAACAAAACTATTGAGAATTTAATTCTTCAGGATCCTACAGATAACAGTAAAAAAGTTAGTTTTAGTGTTACTAATCAAAACGCATCATCCAATCAGACATTTGAAGTTCCTCCTACAAATGATCTAAATAATGGCAGCGATAACAGTACATTAGTTACTGCTACAGCAACTCAAAATTTATCTAATAAATCTTTAGTTGCTCCTATCATTAAACAACTTGTAGGTGATACTGAAAATAGGGTCACTCTTGATCTGACTAATATTACAGGATCTAGAACAATTAAGTTTCCAGATTCAAATGCAACTTTACTTTCTACTGAAAACGTAACTCTTGAAGATGTTACATTTGGTGCTGGTATTGGTGGTAACAACCTTACTGGGTTAACCAGACAACAACAATTCTTCTATTCAGGATTTTAATAAGTAACCATGGCTAAACAAGGACTTCTCGCACAATCGAGACCAGCAGCAAATACTGATACAGTATTGTATAGATCTCCTATTGATGCTAGTGCTAGTACTGTTTTGACTGTCGCAAACGATGGTACTGGATCTACTTTTGATGTAGCAGTAAAGGATTATGATCAAAAATTAACTCTTGATGCAAGTACATATAAACTTCATGAAGGTGATTTAATCACATCTTCTGTTGTTGAAGTTGGAACTCCAATTCCAGCATCTGTATCAATTACTGTTGGTGATTTAATTACTACAACTGATAAAGAAAAGACTTTTAGATTTGAATCATTTTATATTCCTACCTTTACAGAAGTTTTTGTAAAGGCAATTAGTATTAGAGCAGTGCCAGTAGAATCTGTAACTGGAACATTTGTTGCTGGTGATACAATCAGTAAAGGTTCTGGTGGTAATACTAGCACCGCAGTGGTATTTGGAGTGGATGGTAGCACTCTCCATATTGGTCCCTCTACACTTAATGGATCGGGCACAGAATTTGCTGCTGGTGACAGTATTGCTGTTTCTGGTGGTGCAGCAGGAACTATTTCAGCATCACCTGCTATCACCGCAGCACAAGAAGAATTTGTTTTTTCAACAACAACCAACAGTGGAGTTTATAGACTCTATGTTGGTGATGCAAATCTTTTTGAACTTTTTGATGATCGTACATATAGATTTAATGTTGCTGACTCTACAATGAGTGGTAGAGATTTTCATATTTCCACAACAGTTAATGGTGAATGGGGTCCTGATGGTACAGCAGGAAACTCTGATGATGGTGCAGAATATACAACAGGTAAGACAACTAATGGCACTGCTGGTCAGTCAGGTGCATATGTTCAATATGCTTTTGGAGATAGTGTAACTCCAACATCACTATACATCTATGATGGTGGAACAGGAACTGCTTCAAATGCAAATTATGGTGGTGCTGATAGATACATTCGTTTTACTGAGTCTTATACTTATCCTGGATTTTATGTTTTTGATAAGGTAGGCACACTTGTTGATGACACTGATACTTTCCTTTTAGGTGGTGTTACATATACTATTACCAGTCAGACTGCTGGTGCTTATGGTTATGTGAGAGATTATACTGGCACATCACTTAAGTTTATCAAGGGACTTAATTCTGGTGATTGGTCTAACTCTGATACATTTAGAGATGTTCCTAAAGATAATGCTGCCGATAGAACTGTTGCAACTATTTCTAGTGTTGCAGTAGCAACAGCAGCAGTAGAAGCATCTAATTACATTGCAAACAATCATGTAAATGCAGCAAACAATGATGAAAAAATTTCTTCATTAGTCATCGGTCCTGGTGATGTAGTTGTTGTTAATAGCACTACACAAAATAACGTGTTTAGTTTGATTGGATTCCAAGATGCTTCCAGTGCCATTACGACCAGAATATTTGGTCAATCCTGATCCAGAATAAATAATCAAAAAGCATAGCAAGAAATGGCTTTAACTAGACTAAAGAATATTATTACTTCCCGCACGGGAAGAATTATCTATGTCAATCCTGATGACTTTGATGCCTCTGATGCTATTGACAACAGGGGCAATTCTGCACTGAGACCCTTTAAGACTATTCAAAGAGCATTTCTTGAAGTTGCTAAATTCTCATATCGAGTAGGTCTGTCAAATGACGAATTTGATGCCTTCTCGATTATGCTGTATCCAGCAGAATATATCGTTGATAATCGTCCTGGTGAGGTTCTCTATACTAATGTTCCTCCCATCGACGCTAATTCAAACTTAGATATCACATCTTCAAACAATGTACTTTATAAGTACAATTCTGTTGAAGGTGGTGTAATTGTTCCTAGAGGTTGTTCTCTGGTTGGTACTGATCTTCGTAGAACGAAAATTATTCCGAAGTATGTTCCTTATCCTACAACATATCCTGCTAAGGGTATCAATACCGAAAATGATGTTCCCCCCCGTACTTCTATTTTCAAGGTAACTGGTGGTACATATTTCTGGCAATTCTCTTTCTTTGATGGTGCTGAGGAAGGTGTATATTATAAACCTGACAGCACAGATACTTTAGCACCCAAATTCTCCCACCATAGACTTACTTGTTTTGAGTTTGCTGATGGTTTGAATCCTCTGTCTACTTTGATTTCTGGTGGTTCAGTCCCTAATTCTGATTATACTGCTGTAGCAGATATTCAGCAGAGAACAGATTTAGAAATTTACTATCAAAAAGTATCAAAAGCATTTGCTGCAATTCCTGATACATCTGGCGATCCCGATACTGACCAGATTCAGGCAAGAGTAGAAGAAAATCGTATTGTTGGTCCTATTTCCGATGAGTACAGAGTCCTTCAGATCACAAGAAATGGTCAGACAGCAACGGCGGTCACTGTTGATGAGTTTGATAACCCCAGAGACCATGGATTTTCCGTTGGTGTTAACATTAACATTAGTGGAGTTACTGGATCAACTGGACCGTCATCCGAAGCGGATGCAGGAGTTTACAATGGGTCTTTCACAGTCACATCCGCATCTGGTAACGTCTTTACTTACCAAATGCAGCAAGAACCAACAGGAAATGCTGTAGGTTCTAACATCACAGTAAAAACTGAGATTGATACTGTTGACTCTGCATCACCATATGCATTTAACCTGTCACTAAGAAGTGTCTGGGGTATGAATGGTATGCACGCAAACGGTGCTAAGGCAACTGGTTTCAAATCAATGGTTGTTGCACAGTTTACTGGTCTATCTCTACAGAAAGATGATAGAGCGTTCGTAAGATATAATGCTTCTACTGGTAACTATGATGTAGCAACTGCTGGTGATGGTGCTCACTTAGATGGTTTTGCTGAGTATAGAAAAGGATGGGGTCATGAGCACATTAAGTGCAGTAATGACTCATTTATTCAGGCAGTTTCTGTGTTCGCTGTTGGATATGCTGGTCACTTCATTGCCGAAAGTGGTGGTGACATGTCGATTACCAACTCTAACTCAAACTTTGGTAATACTGCTCTAAGATCTGCTGGATTCAAAGCAAAAGCATTCTCTAAAGATAAAGCAGCAGAGATTACACATATCATTCCACCCAAAGCACTTAGTGTTATTTCAACCAGTGCTACTGGTACTAACGCTACAAATACTATTACTCTAGCAGACGATGGTTCTGTGAATGGTGTTATTCAGGGTATGCAGGTAAGTGGAACTGGTATTGCTGCTGGTGCATTAGTTTCATCTTTCAATACAAATACTAGAGTAATTACCCTTTCTGCTAATAACACTGGTGCTGTTAGTGGTAATGTTATTTTTGGACAAGAAACTTCTGTTAACTGGGTCAATATTGATATTCAGAGGACAAAAGTAATTAACCAAGCACTTGCTGGTCAAGGTGGAACTCCTGGTACGAGATTATATCTTTATGGTTACACTGTAGAGGCATCTCCACCAACAACTAAAGTACAAGGTTTTACTATCGGTGCAAGACAAGATGGAACTGGTGGTAGTGCTGTACCTGACAAACTAAATTGTTTATTGGTTGCAAATGGTGCTAGTGAAGCAACTGTTCAAACTGCAAAGATTTCTCCTTATGGACCTTCTGTTTCGGGTAAAGCAGCAGGCACAGTAGGATCTCCATTGCAATATGATTCCAGTACATATACAATTGGTGGTGTTGCTGGATCTGTTGGTGGTTGGTATATTTCTGTAGATTCTACTGATAACGACATTTATACAGCAGTTAATACAAACACACAATACAATAATGTAAGTTTTACTCCTACAACTTTCATTAAGAGGATTGCTGACGGCAGAGACTTACAAGATAGAACATATCGTATTCGCATCAAAATTGATAAAGATAAGACTAATCCTTTGCCTCGTGATCCTATCAGTGGTTACATTTTACAACCTCTGAATAGTGATACTACATCATATAATTTGAGTAAGGCATATTACATCTATGATATTGAGATTGTTCAAGAGTTCGAGAGAGGTGTTGCGGATGGAATCTACTACCTTACCCTGCTTTGTGCATCTATTGCACCTAGCACTTCTAACTTCAACGACAGAAAGTTCAGTCAAAATGTCAACGAAGTCTATCCTACGTTTGACAGAGACAACCCTCTTGCTGACCCTCTTGCTGCGGTATCCGTCGCTGACAATGAAACTATCGGTCTTGTAAATGCAACCGATGGTGCTACACCTACACCAGCAAAAGATCCTAAGCGTTCTATTACTAAAGAAGCAATTAAATTCTTACTTGCAGATAGTGGTTGGACACAAGCGGGTACAACTCCTGGATGGGACGCTGTTAATAATGAACTTGAAGATGTTGAATTGACTGCTCGTGCTGGTGATGAAGAAACCAGAAAGATTTCTATCAGAGAGAATAATGATGGTTCTGTAGCACCAATTCCCATTGAATTTAGACGCCACTCGATTCTTAGATCTGGTAATCATACATTTGAATATCTTGGTTTCGGTCCTGGTAACTACTCAACTGCATTCCCTCAAACACAGGTAGAGACATTATCTGCTGATCAGATTAAGTTCTCTCAATCTATTAAAGAAGAGGGTGGGGTTTCTTTCTATTCTGGTTTGAACTCTAACGGCGACCTGTTTATTGGTAATCAGGTTATTAACCCTGTTACTGGTAATATCACAAATGAAGATATTGCACAGTTAAATGTTATTGGTGAAGAAAATACAACCATTGAAACATTCTCTGAGTTGGTTCTTACCGATAAACTGACTGTTATTGGTGGTGCATCTAACCAGTTAGAATCTATTTTTGCTGGTCCTGTTACATTCCAAGGTTTAACATCCTTCACAAATAATCTTACTGCTAAGAAGATTACATATAACAATCAGGATGGTACGGTTCTAAAGCAAACTTTATTAGCACCCGAAGATGCCAATGGACAACCCGACTTTAATAATGTCACAGGATACGATACGCCTGGTGATGGTGATCTTGTTTATAACATTAACTGGTCACCTGGCAAGTCGCTTGGTTGGATTTATTACAATGGAACGTGGCACGAGTTTGGTCTCACAGATACTGGTGACATTAATATCTCTACTTTCAATAACGAGCAACATATTGGTCTTGGCGTTGCTGCTGACACTAATTACAGGGCGAATGTAAATGGTAGTGTTAGAGTTGATGGTGACTTAGTTGTTACTGGTCGTGGTGGTGTTTCTGCTGCCAACTATGTTACTAGAGAATATAATGGTGATGGATCTCAATTAACATTTGCTATCACAACATATGCTGGTGGTATTAAACATACTGCAAACTCAATTCTTGTGTTCTTGAATGGTGTTGCACAGGTTGGTGGAACTGACTATACAGTTGATGGTAATGGTGCAAATGTTGTATTTGCATCTGGTTCTGCACCACTCTCAACTGATGATATTCATATTGTAGAAATGCCTATCTAAGAACTATGCCTACTTCAAGAGTTAGCGGTAATCAAATTGAAAACACTACAAATGTAACTATCAATGGATTATCATTTGCTAGTCAAACTGCGGTGTTAAAACTCCCTGTTGGTAATGGAACTACTCAAAGACCGCAAAATCCTGTTATCGGTCTCTTACGTTTTAATACCGATGAAGACAGAGTAGAACAATATGTAAATCTTGCACAAAATAGTCAACCTGGATGGGTCAAAGTAAAAGGCGGTGGTAGTTCTGCTGGTCTAGGAGAGTACGGTCTTATCAAAGGAAATGCAAGAACTATTGATAATAATATTGTTATTCCAGCAAATACCGATTCTCCTCTTTATTCTTTTGATTTTGCTTTTACAGTCGGACCAAATATTACAGTTGCAAGTGGTACAACTGTAACGGTTGGTGAGGGTGTAGATTGGACTATTGTTGAAACAGGTACAGAACCAAATACTTTAGATACTGGTGGTCTTGCATCTAAGATTGGACCACAATGGACAAACATTGGATCTAGTGATGGACTTGGAGAATATAATTTAATCCGTGGAAATTCAAGATCGATCGATCAAAACTTAACTATTCCTTTTAATCCATCTAATGCGGATTATGCTTTTGAAAACTCTTTTTCTGTAGGACCAATTATTACAGTTAGTAGTGGTTATACACTTACGATTACTAACGGGGTCACCTACGAAATATTAGGATAAATACAAAGGGGACAGTGTAATTAAACATGGCAACTACACGAATAAGCGACAATCAAATTGATGAAGCGACTTCAGCAATTATTACAACTCTGAATTTTCTAAATACTACTAGTGAATTTAGAATTCCTGTTGGTGATACTGCTAATAGACCAGGAAGTCCTGTTGTTGGTTTGTTACGATTTAACTCAGAAAATGATAAAGCAGAGATTTATGTTGCTGATTCTGATGGTGATGGAACTGCTGGATGGATTAACTTAGGATCTGGTGCTGGTGGTTCTGTTAATATTTTAGGCGATGATAGTAATATCAGAGGTAATCCTAAAACTATTGCAGAGAATATTGAAATTCCTGCACCTGGAACAGATAAATCATATGAAAATTCTTTCACTCTAGGACCAATCCTGACTATTGCTAGCGGTTACTATGTTACTGTTCCAAGTGGAGTTAACTGGCGTATTTTCGATTAATTTTTAGGTATTAACTAATGTCACAAGTAAACGTAAATAAAATTATCTCTCCAGATCAAGCACAAAATGCAGGTCCTAGCATTGATATTGCATCTAATGGCAATATCTCTATGGATACTGATACTTTTTTTGTAGATTCTACAAATGATCGTTTTGGTACTGGAACTGCTTCTCCTAATAGGACATTAGATTTACAGGGAAGTGGGGGTGCTTCGTTTAATGCTGGTGTTATTTTTGAAAAATGTAACATTAGCACTACACCATTAACTGGAACGGTAAATCATGATGCTGCAACATCAAATGCTTATTATCACTCTGCTCAACCATCTGGAAACTGGACTTATAATGTAAGGTACAGTGGTTCAGCATCACTGGATTCAAAAATGAGCACAGGTGAATATATCGGTATCACATATGTTGTCCCTTGTGGTTCTAGTAGTCGCTATCAAACAGCATTTCAAATTGATGGTTCTTCTCAAACTGTAGAATATTTTGATCGAGCACCTGAACAAGCAGGTGGTGGAGAAGCAGGTTCAGATGATGCAGCAACAACAGGATTTGATTCATATTATTTTCAAATTCATAAAACTGGTAGTGGTTCCTTTACAGTATTGGGAGCACTTACACATAATGGATCATATACCTGAATAGTTCTCTGTATAAATAATCAAACAATAGGTATAACGAGATGTCTCAACTAAATGTAGATGCGTTAAAACACTCTGGTGGAACTGGGTCAGGTATTGATCTGCAAAGTAGTGGTAATTTCGCATTTGACACTAATACATTATATGTCGATTCTGTTAATGATCGAATTGGTATTAACGATTCAACACCCACTCGTACTTTAGATGTTAGTGGTAGTGAAGGAATTAACTTTGGAACTGCTCCATTATTTGAAGGTGTGAATATTGTTGGTGGTACTTCTAATGGTAACACTAACATTGACCTGTTGTCGGGATCTGTTCACTTATTCACTTCAAACAACACTGGTAACTGGACTCCCAATTTTAGAGGTGATGCCTCTACTACTTTAGACAGTATCATGGATACTGGTCAGGTTATTGTTGCTACTATTATTTCCTCAAATGGTGGAAGTTCTGGTTATGCAGCAAATATGAATATTGACGGTAACGGTCAAACCGAATACTGGGCAAATGATTCTGAACCTGATGATAGAGGTGGTACGAGTGGGTATGATGTATACCAATATAGTATTATTAAAACAGGTTCTGGTAACAGTTACTTGGTTTTAGCAAATAGAACGTTTATGGATTGAAGATATGCCATTATATTCCTCATTCTCAGCAGGTGGCGGCGTTAGATCCGCTGGTTTTGGTATCGGTAGAGCAGCAGCAGGCGGCGGTGGTCCTGGCGAAGCGGTATTTACAACTCCAACGACACATAGTTGGACAGTTCCTGCTGGTGTAACAACAGTTCACGTTGTCGCAGTTGGTGCTGGTGCTGCTGGTACTGGTGACAACTCTTGGGGCGGTGGCGGAGGTGGTCTCGGTTGGAGAAATAACATCTCTGTAAACCCTGGATCTACTTATACTGTTGTTGTTGGAGCAGGAACTGTTTCTAGTGGACCTAACCAAGGCAGAGCAGGTAGTTCATACTTCATCAACACCAGTACAGTTCGTGGTCAAGGTGGAACCGTTGGACCTGGCGGTGGCGGTGGTTATACTGCGCCTGGTGGTGGCGGTGGTTCAGGTGGTCAAGGTGGTACTGGTGGCAGTGGTATTGAAGGCGGCGGAGGCGGCGCTGGAGGTTACAGCGGTACTGGCGGTTCTGGTGCTCCTCAAAACGGCGGTGCATCTAGTGGCAGCGGTGGTGCTGGCGGCGGTGGAGGTCGTGGTGACATGTCTGGTGGCGGTGGTGGAGGCGTAGGTCTCTACGGTCAGGGTCCGAGTGGTCCTGGTGGTCCTAATGGCGGTCAGCAGGGCACTGGTGGCGGTGGCGGATCAGGCGGTCAGCAGGGTGAAAGCACTAGAGGTAGTGACCCTAGAGATAGTTACGGTGATGGTACTCGTGGCGGTCTGTATGGTGGTGGTGCTTACGGTAGATTTGGTAACGGTGGTCAATCTATTGGTGCTCATGGTGCTGTTAGAATTATTTGGGGTGATGGTAGAGCGTTCCCATCAACCAACACCAGTCAGGCAGCATCTGGGGGTATCATCTACGGACCTTTCTGATGTGCCAGTTGAAATAAGTGTCACAGGGGGGTTGCACACCCCCCTTTTTTATGCCATAATACTGAGGTATTCAAAGGAGCACAATGCCTCAATTCACACTCATCTGTACCGATGAGGATTCGACTGTAACAACTAAAGAATTTGAAGCAACTGTACTCGATGATGTCGTTGACAAGACTCAAGATTTTCTCAAAGGTGTCGGTTATTGCTTTGAAGAATTGCGTACTCAAGTGTATCCAATTCCAGAAGGTAGCGATGACGACATTCGTTCTATCTACAGGGATGTAGACTGATACATATTACAGTAGTTTATCTTTACTTCAACATTCGATACAATGGGCAAGACTTTTCGGCGTGGCGGTAGCGAACGGGGTTACTACTCCCCTGGTAAATCTATCCGAGACAAGCGACAAAAAGGTGGTACAAACCGATCAACCTGGGCAGATGAATCAAACTATGACGATTTCTCCAAAACAAACAAAAATAGAAAATTTGACCCAGAGCGAGACAATGACAATGGATGGTACTGAAAACGAAAAAGAATCTGAAATTCTGGAGTTTGATGACTATTCTGAAGTAGACTGCGACCTGGATTACACTGTTCAATACTAAGTTACAATGCAGAACGAATCTCAAAACGACAAATTCAACAGGGGACTAGATCTCTTTGTTGAATCTGTACTGAAACCTGACAATAAATTACGTCAGTGTGCTCACAATCAGAAGTGTTATCATGAACTGATGTATATTCGTTCTTATGTACTTGACTACCTCAAAACTTTGCGGCGCTAACTAATGGTCGGTCTCCATTCAGAAATCCTCAATCACGATCAAAAAATGCTGGTTAAAGATGCACTGGTTCTGTATATTCAGGACTTGCAAAGAAAGTTCTATCGTGATAAACTAATTGACTCAACATACTACAATACTCAGATGTCTGAGATTGATAGTATTGCCGATTCTTTACACTTAAAAGATCTATACAAACAATAACATGCTAGAAAAAGACATTCGCCTTCTGAATAAAGTTATTCGCAAGGGTGAACGCGGTGAGGTCCAGTATTCGGACGAAGAACTCATTCGCTTGAAGAAAAAACGCAATCAGTTGCGTGATTGGAAACAATCTGCTAAAATTTCACAAAACAACGGATTCGGACAGTATGTTGATGACTGATGACACTTTCAATGTCTCTTGGGACGAAAATGACATGGTTCAAGTTCAAGAAGATGAATGGATTTCTTCAGTGATTGGAACTGAGGAAGATGCAATTTATGATGTACTTGCTGAAATTTCCGAATGAAAAATAACAGTCGCTATAAAGTCTACTGGTGGAAACCCAAAGCAAAAAATGGTTTCTATTCACGTCAAGAGGTTGTAGTTTATGGTCTAGATAGTGTGCAGCATGTTATCGAACATGTTGTGCCAAAAGGACAAGGATGGGATGTAATCCCAATGTAAATTATTATGATTTTATGGCACGACAACATCGTCAACTCAAATGTAGATTATGACGATGATATTATTTCCAAAATTGTAGGTGATGAAAAATATCATGATATTCCCTTAGATTTGCATACAACATATCAAAGGGATGATGCACCAGATGGAATTTTAGTAGATTTTTATGGTGATGTAATTTCAAGATTTATGACAGATCTTGGACTTTATCATCGTTCTAGGTACGATTTTAATCTCTGGACTCAAATTTACACTGGAAACAATAATTCAAAACATCCAGTACATGATCATTTCGGTCATGGTGTACTTTTATCTTGGGTTCATTTTATTAGACCACCTGAACAAGATTGTTTTTGTTTTGTTGATTCTCTAGGGAATCAAACTTTTCCAAAAACACAGAGGGAGAATGATTTTATTGTTTTCCCATCTTTCATACTTCATCAAGCAATTCCATTTGAATCTGATGAAGATAGAATAATAGTTGCTGGTAACATCACAATAAAAACTTACGAGCAAGTAGACTATAAGTGGACAAGAGTAAGTAACTTCACTCAACTTGCCAACGATACTAGTGTATATCAAGCACAGACTGTGCCAGTATTAGAACTGGTTGAGAACCCTTGACGGGGTTCTTTTTTTATGTCATACTATGTTCATAGTCAAACAAAGCAATGCCTCTCACTGCTGAACAAGGATTCAAAACCCGCGAAGAATACTCTACTATTAAAGAGAAGGAAGTTTGTGATGCTCATGGTCTGACACAAGTTGGTGGTTCACGCACTAAAATTGATGGCACTGATGGTGTCAACAATAAGAGCATCAAGAATATGTCAGGATCTTCTACACAGGTTCACCTCACAACACAGAAACATTTTATCAAGATGTTGAACATCAGTGGTGATGCTGCTGAGTTTATTGCACATTTCTGTGGCAGTGAGGGTTACAACTACAACGGGAAAGATCGTCGCACGATTAAACAGATTGATTCTGTGCAGGTTGATGCTTTCAAAGAATTCCTCAATACAAACAAAGAAAAAGTAGTAGATCTTATTATTCGCAATGGGTTCGACATCACGTCAGTTGTAATTAAAAATACAAAGACAAATGAAGAGTTGGAGTTGACCTATCAGGAGATTTGTGATAAGATTAAAGATGCTCAGTGGGTCTTTCTTCGTGGTGGTATCCACCTGAAAAATGCTGATGGTAAGAGTTACTTTCACTTTCAGCGTGAAGGTAAGAAGAAACTGAGCAATCGCTACAATGTTCTGTGGCACATTCACCGTAACCTGTTTGTATGATTATCAATAAAGATTGCATTGAAGGCATGAAAGAGATGGAAGATAATTCCATCGATTGTATTGTCACATCCCCTCCATATAATAAGAAGGGATTGTTAGGTAAGGTGAAGCAAGGTAATCAGATCTGGGGTAAGTTTCAGATCGATTACAACACTTATGGTGACGATATGCCTGAGGATCAATATCAGGCATGGATGGTAGAGTTTCTTAACCAGTGTCATCGTATAATTAAACCTGATGGATCTATCTTCTTTAATCACAAACCTAGAAGATACAAGAATCGGTGCTATTTACCGACTGATTTCATTATACATAGTGATGTTCAGTTATATCAACTGATCATCTGGGATAGGAGAAACTCTCCTAACATTCGTAATGATGTTCTAGTACCTTGTACTGAGCACATTTATTGGTTCTGTAAAAAGAAACCAAAAGTGTTTCGTGATGCTGTATCCCCTGAATATAGGGGTGAAGTTTGGGTTATCCCACCCGATCGTCAAAAGCAACACCCAGCACCATTTCCACCACAACTTGTAAAGAATTGCATTGCACTTTCTACAGAGGTTGGTGATACAGTTCTGGATCCTTTTATGGGATCAGGTACAACCGCAATGGTTGCGACAGAATGTAACAGAAAATGGATTGGGTTTGACATTGACGAAAAATATGTTAGTATTACTAACGAAAGAACAAATGCAGGTCTTACCTCTTTGTTCTGAAGCATGTTTATGATGCTTCAAACGCAAAATCTCGCCTGACTCATTAGTCAGAACTACTATGAAAATCCCAAATCCTGGTGATAACCTCACCATTGGAGATCTCGTACAACGTTATCTCGATAAACAAGGAGATAAGGCAAAGAAGGGTTACAAAGGTTCACCGCTGATTGTTGAACAAGCGCCTTATTCTCAAGTCATGAATAACATCGTTGATAGTCTGTATCAGCGTATGCTTTCACATGCAAAAATTAAAGATTATGGACAGTGTAACTTTGGATTGATGGTTGCATCTATCATCTCTCGTCGTCCTGCTGAGTTAGAAGAATATGCAGGAGATTATGTTATCGATGGACAACATAAGGAGGTGACTTATGGTGTCAACTGCGATGAAAATGCACCTCCAGTTACACAACAAGTCCTCGTACATGAGTACGATCCCACTATCAGTAAGATCGCTAATCTGAAGCGTATCTTGATGGCAGAGGCAGAACTCTTCTGGTCTCTTAACACTCTCCGCAGAAAGTTGACCAAAGTTGATGAACTTCGTGCAGAAGTTGTATGTGGTGAAGAAGATGCTCTGCATGTTCAATCTGTCATGCAGGAACTGAATGTTCAGAACGATGGTTTCGGTTCTGACAAAGATAGTGCTCTCGAAGTTACTAATTTCGGTCAGTTCTATTATATCATCAACGCTGACTACAGTAAGAATGTTCTTGGTCTCGAAAAGATCAAGCGTGGATATAAACTTTGGGACGAAGTTTATGGGTTCAAAGGTAAAGTCCATGGCACAGCAGTTCGTGCTCTGTGTTTCATTGACCGCTACATTGAGGAAGGTCTGAGTAATGGTAAGGCAAAGCGATTCCGTGAGTGGATTGTTGCTAACCTTGCCGCGCAATTCAGTCAGGAAGCATTAGTGAAAGGTCATGGATCTTTCGATTCTCCTCGTTGGGTTCTCTATCGTGTTATCGATAAGTACAACACAATGGAGTCTAATCTTCAGGGAAGAGGTGCTCAAACTATCGGACCAGTTACACTCATCGAAGCAGCAGAAAAAGAGGAGAGATTCCAACACCCTGACGACGTTCAATGGATCAGGATTCAAGAAGCGGCAAAGGCAACGAAAAAGTAAGATGTGCCAATAGATCTAGTGTCACAGACCCCTTGACAGGGGTCTTTTTTTATGCAATACTATATTCATAGTCAAGGGATTACATGCAACTCCGCCCCCATCAGCAACGCGCTTTCGATGCAATGCAAAGCAACGATTGTGGTCAAATCATTGTGCCTACTGGTGGCGGCAAGACTTATATCATGATCGCTGATTGTCTTGCTCGTGCTGCACAAGGTAGCACCACAGTTGTTGTTGCTCCCCGCATCCTTCTCGCTAACCAGTTGTGTGAAGAGTTCATGGAGTTTGTGTCTGCTACTTGGACGCATGTTTGCCATGCTCACAGTGGCGAAACAGACTATTTCAGCACAACAAAAGCAGACAAAATTGCTTTGTTCAACAACACTGCGCGAGCAGCAGGTGAGTCCTGCATTATATTCACCACTTATCATTCTTTGCACCGCGTTGTAGAGAGTGGTATCAATATCGACACTATCTATTTTGATGAAGCACACAATGGGTGCGGTAAGCACTTCTTCACTAGCGTCTTTGCTACTGCTCAGTATGCTAAGCGCCGCTACTATTTCACTGCCACACCTAAAACTGGTCGTGGTGTGAGTGTTGCTCGCGGCATGAACAATACTGATGTTTGGGGTGGTGTGCTCTGCAATGTTCCTGCTCAGGAACTCATCGCAGCAGGTGCAATCGTTCCTCCTAAAGTTGTTCCTTTCGAGACAAATCGCACTCGTAACAAGGTCAACGCACACGAGGTTGATGCTGATAACTTGCGTGATATGTTTGAGCAACTCGATGTATTCCAAAACCCTAAAGTTTTGGTTGCAGCACCATCCAGCAAAGTGCTGGGTAACATGCTCGGACATACTACAATCCTTGAGTATTTCTATGAGAAAGGTTATGACGTGATGCACATCACCAGCAAGTTTGGTGCTGTCATCAATGACAAGAAAGTTGGTCGCGAAGAGTTCTTCAAGACCCTCCAGACTTGGGGTGCTGATGACACCAAAAAGTTTGTGATCTTCCACTATTCCATTCTCTCTGAGGGCATCAATGTTCCTGGTCTGACTCACACTATTCTCCTCCGTAATCTGCCCATTGTTGAGATGGCACAGACCATCGGTCGTGTTATCCGTGTTCACAAAGATGACCGTGCTGCTGTTGCTGAGGGCAAGATTCCTGCTGGTGCGTTTCACCTTTACAAGAAATCTGAGGGCATTGTAACTATGCCAACAGGATACAAAATGGGCAACGCTATTGCTCAGCGTTTGCAGAATGTTGTCAATCAAATCTTTCTGGAAGGTGTTCCCCCTCTTGCATATTGCTGATGTTATCACCCAAACTCATCACATCTGCTTCAACTGCTATGAAGATTGCCAACCCAGATTGGCAGTTGAAGCATATACTTACCACACTCAAATTGTCACCCAAAGTATACGATGAATGGCATCCTGCTGCTCTAGGTATCATGAACGCAAATAAAGTTCTAGGCACAAAAGGTGGATTTAAGCGGTTCTAGTGGACAGTTGGTCAAAGTGTCCACTGATCGCCCCATCGGGTCCGATTCCATGTCATACTATGTTCATAGCAATCAAGGGAAACCACCATGCGAACCATCACCAAAGCACAAGCACTAGAGCAGTTCCGTTACAACTGGAGTGTTTACATCAAGGAAAATCCTAATCGTCGTGGTGACAGTATTGCTAAGCGTGAGGAGTGGAGTTACTTCACCGACTCACTTTGCAAGGAAGGTTATATCACCATGAAAAAATACGAGTCTTGGAGCAACCCTTTTTAACACTATGTCTGCAACTTGGACTGTTATCCCCTGGACTATTCTCAAGGATTTAACTATGACTTACGGCGAACTTCGTGAAGTGTTGATGAGCATGGATGAACAACATCTGCGCCAGACAGTAACACTTTACTCACTAGAATGTGATGAGTTTGTACCTGCTGTTGGTACAGATTACACTGATGATGAGTGCCAAACCATTGATCCTGATCACCTCGTTATCTCATTTTGATAGAAAAACTTATGTCATGTGACACAAACACAGAAATTATGGAGACTCTGTTTGAAGAAGTTCAGGAAGAATATCCTGACCTAACTATTGAACAGCAAGCAACAATCGCATCACAACGTTTCTGGAACCTCGCACAGTAAAACAATGCTTAAGAAACAAGTTCTCAAAGTTGTCGGTGAAACTGCTATGTCAGTTGATCAAAATCTAACACGAGAGGAAAAGTTTCAAGTTTTTTGTCGTGTTGTTGATGGTCTTGCTGCTGATGGTAGAATAACTAAAGCACAACAAATCTCATGGACGAACATATTTTGACACACGAAGAAATGCTAGAAACAGCAGCACAACGCGAAGCACTTTCTGAACTACCTGACAATGCTGAACTCATTGATGATGTTTTTTATGTTTGGAAAACTCGGTTTGGACTATTCTCAACCATGACAAAAGAGGGACGTAAAATGTTGACTGGTGCCACTTTTGATGGTGTTATCGAGATGACACATTGGCATCTTAAGTGTGAGCAAGATGGCACACTTGAAGATTACACTCGTGTGGTAGGATCTGCCGTTGTTGGTGGTAAACTTTGATCGAACTTCCTCCCGATTTTATTCATGAAGCACCCGCAGGATTTAGATACCGAACCGCTAAGCATAGCGCAGTGGTCGTTAGCATTTGGTGTGACCATCTTAACCGTTATTGTTTCAATGGTGGCGATCAAGTTAGCACCATCTGGGGGTTTTACAACACAAAAAAACGAGAATACTATGCACCAATCAATGCCAAGAAAATCGGTGCAGTTGTTGACATCAACTCTACACGCCCGCTAACAGCGATGCAGATCAATCGTAGGGGATTAGAGTCACTTTGGATGTGACGCCCCACAGAGTGGCACACAGGCGCTTGTAAGGGCGTCAAAATGGTGTATTCTATAAGAGTCAAAGGAAACGAACCAAAATGCTCTGGACTGATCGCAACGGCAAAATGCACAGCACCACCAATCTCCTCCCTCAAACTAACACCGACGAGTTCATCGAAAACTGTAAAGAAGTCGCCACAATCACTGGCAACCTGAATCTCTTTGAGGAAATGTTCGGTGAGGATCCTTACAATGAGCGTGGACAAGATTCTGCGTTCATGGATGACACTTTCGGAGGTTGATTGATGCAAACAACAACAGCAACTTATTCCATTCAAGTTACACTACCTGGAGGACATTTATCTTTCTTAAAAGATATGCCTACACGCCCAAAAACACATAAGGGCATCAAAGCACAGAACACAAAGTTGTGCAAATGGGTAGAAAAGTGTTATCCTGAGTTTACATCCTATGAAGTTATTCTCCTTGAGTCATGACCGATAAAAAGAACATTGATGATGTAACTGACTCTCCCGAAGATTGGCAGGATTTTTGGGAGAATGAGGACCGATATGAGGAGGAATTTGTAGAAGTATCTCCTTATGTTGAAGCAATCCTAGGACTCACAAAATACCCTGCTGAGTACAAACGCGAATCCCCACTTTCTGAGTAACTAACATGTTTGACACCACACTTGACCTCTTTTGTCACAACGAAAACCTGGATGATAAGCAGCACATGATTGATCTCATGCGTGATACTTATTGGGAAGCAATGACTACTGCCGCAGAAGAAGAGCGCAATCTTGATGCTATCTCTGTATTTGAAGAGTGGGTTGTTGATGGTGAAGACCCCGAAGATGGTGAACGTGAGTTTACTTTCATCGCAGATCTTACACGCTTGGAAGAAGAGAATTAAAGTCCGCGTGTGACAGTTGGTCAAAGTGTCCACTATGGGTTGATTTCCGCGCCATATGGTGCAATACTATAAGAGTCAAAGAAACGAGAGCAAATGCAACTCACCAACTCCGCCACCATTGTTGACTTCTTCCCTGAGGCATTTATTGCCGAGGCAGATCCTATCAAGGGCATGAAAGTTGTCATCAAACGTTTCACCAAGCGTGTCACTTTCCGTGCTAATGGTATGAAATCCTACAGCGTTGTGGGTATGATTGATGCCAAGAATGAGTGGGCAGAGCGTATTGCTAAGGGTGCTGAGGTTACTGACTACAACACCGACAAAATGCCTCGTGAAGAGTATATGCCCATGGCGTGTGTTGGTTGATATGAGCGTCATCAACTTTCCTGCTCTAGTTGATTACGAGCAGGCAAACTTTTCCCACACTTTCTTTCAAGATCTCATGCCTACTTTCCAAGAATTCAAAGAAGCGAAACCCGCAAAAGATGAGCAGGTTGCTACTGTCCAGAAGTATTGTGAGATGCTTTGTGAAGCATTGACCCAGGATTTTACGAGTCGTCATCCTAACTCTAGTCCCTATAAGTTCTACATCGAAAGTGGTAGGAAATATCATAAGATTGTGATGGAGACTGAATCTCAGAGCAAAAGTGTTCATGCGTTTGTAGAGAAGAAGTTTGGTGCTGTGTATAAACCAGCATCGTATAAAGCACCTGCAAAGCATATCCGCTTCACACTGCTTGATGATAACTCCCGCGAAGAATGTTTTGCCCGTTGTGATTGGGCAGGCGGTTATCTTTACATGTAAGTGTAGAGAAATCAAGGGTTAGAAAACCACTTGGCAAGGTGGCACAAGGGGGGTTGAGATTCCCCCCGATCCGTGCAATACTATGTTCAAGATCAAAAAAGCACAAAACATGTCCACTCCAATCTTCACTCTCTCCCCTGAAATGCAACAATCCTGGGATTATGTCATGGGACAAATGTTGTCCTTCGTTAATGATACAAATGCTGATGTAGATATGGCATATGATTTTGTTTGCGAGCAACTTGGAATCGACTCCTTTGTTGATAACGAAGCAGCATGGAATGACTTCTACACTTATTGGGAAGCAGCAGACAATCGTAACTGCACTGAGTACAACTTCGCCTGATTCTTAACACTAATCTCACTCAAATCATCATGCTTCATCCTTACTACACAACAAACTTCGCAGATCGTGAGATGTTTGCACATAACGCAAAAGTGAGACGACAGAAAGAAGAATTGAACCGCATTTTGGCACAACCAGAGGAAAGAATTAAGTACGCTTTTCACTTCCTGAATGACTTTGGTGATGATGCAGAATGTCGCACTAAGTGTTACAACGGCATCGCAAAGTATTCCGACAAACTTGACTGGTCCGAAGCACACTTTTGAATCTAACTAACAACAAACTCATGACCATTTCTAACCCTTACGTCGAAAATCTTGTCAAGATGGGATATGATCGACAAGATGTAGAAGTTGCTTCTACGATGTTTCAAAAGAAAACGTTCCCTTGTGTTATCCATGGGCGAAAGTTTGAAACTGAAGAACAATACCATCAGGAACTCCATGAGTTCATGAATGGCATGTAAATCGTCCTCTGTTCACTGTTACTAACCTCATCATGAATTACACTCTCTGGCATCTCCAACAACGTGTTAATAAACTGATTGAACAACAAGGTGAAGACGCACATTGTGCCGCTTGGATCTACACCGCTGAGGATTGTGTCGTCTACGATGATAACAACGAACCGCAATATCCTGCTCATGCTGATAACGAACTGGCAGAAAGAATCTTCAACGATGTAGGAAACATCGACTACATTTACACCGTTATTCAAGAGTGTGTCGATGAAGTTACAGAGGAAAAATGTAAAGATAATCTACCCGACGCATGGTCCTTTGAATAGGGTGCCAATCGAATAAGTGGCACACTAGTGGTTGTGGTGCCCCCCTCATGCTCTATAATAAAGACATCAGGGGGAGGGAAACCAACCCCACCAAACATTCACTCAACTCTCTCATCATGCGTAAGATCGAACAGCAAATGTGTGTCGCAGTTCAGAAGAACATCAACTGGCAGTCTGGCAACACTTCGGTTCACTTTAACGAAGAATCTGGCGTCTCTGTTGTTCGCCTTCACGGCAACAAAATTGCTGAGGTTTCTGATAACGACATGACCATCTTTGACGGTGGTTGGCAGACTGTCACAACAAAATCACGCCTGAATGCACTTTGTGATGAATTCTGCATTGCTGGTGAAGGTGTTTTCCAGAAAAATTACAAGTGGTTTGTTCGTAAGTTTGCTGGTGCAATCAACGGCAAAAATGTATTCGTGAACGAAGAGTTTGATAACGGTTACGTCTTCGCCTGATCACCTAACTATTCATTCATCATGAAAATCGTTCTCGTTGCTATTATCGGTGTCCTGCTTTGGCAGTCTACTGACGCAAGAAAGTTCACTGCTGATCAACTCCAAAACGCTTCAGAGTTCGTCCGCCCCAATAACAACCAGTTCACCATTTCTTTCTGATGACAATGACACAAACTAACGACAATATCGTCATGCGTGATGAACTCCAAGACGCATACATTAACGAGATCATTGATGGTATGGACCTGAAAGATCTCATTCGCATTGTATACGACAACCTAGAACAAAATCTAGAGCAGTATACAGTTGATGAACTAATTGAAGAGGTTGAAGAGTATTACCCTCATCTCCTAGGTAACAATCAATGAGACTAATCCTCGCTGCTATCGTTATCATCATCGGTGCTAATATCGGCATCAATGCTATCAACTCCATTTCAAATCTACAAGATGCAAAACTACAAAAATACTGCACAATCGATCCTTCCTTCGTATCAAATTGCGATGAAGTATTGCAACGATCAAAGTGATGGTGATTGGGACGATATTATGTCACCTGATGATTACGAAGAATATCTAGAACGTAGACAATACGAAAAATCTATGCGATCATAGTATAACTAACACAGACGCATTTTTCCACAGATGAACAAGTTCTACAGAGGTCAATTTGTCACTTACAATGATCACTATGGATACATCAATTTCATCTCGGAAGATTACATCACCATCTGTATTAAAGAGTATACAAAACCCCCTGAAGAAGCGGAACATTCTAAACACCCCATCCGACAAGTTTGTCTCTGTGTATTCTCCAGATACTGGGACAAAGTGTTAGAAACTTCTCAACAGGTTACTAATGACTTTTCCACAGAAAATGCGGAGATTGTGGAAAACATTAAATAAACTACTATGTGTGTTTAATCCCTCTCTAAATGTCTCCACTAATTGTAGTCTTAGCACGCTCGCTAACATATGTCAACCCCCTCTAATCACCTCGGAGATACTCTCATCACCATTGCTAATCATTCGCCTCACAGTGTCACTCAGAGGGACTTGACAAAGTATCAGAAACATGATACAATAACCTTGTAGAGGTTCAGAAACCCTCCTAGTATCTTCAACGCTTATGAATTACACTATCTACGACAATCAGCAGACCCTCAGAGGAACCTTTGAGAGCATCTATGATCTAGAGAGGTATATCGATGGACTGAGGATTGAGAGGGATGAGCAATATCCCAAGACTCCGAGAATGTCACCCTTTGATTATGTGAAATCTATCGGATGGTTCTGGGAAGTAGTTGACAACTCCCAGGTCAGTAGGGTATAATGGGAAAGAACATTAGAGGCACTATGTAACACTTAGCGGCAGTCATTAAATGTTATCGGGGCAGTATTTTTGGCCCCCGTAAATATAAAAAACGGCCACTACCCTAACCTACAAAGGTTCCCCAGAGCGAGTGTTATATTATTCCTTAAAAGTTTTCCACAGGTTTTAAAAAATTTTCTGAGGTAAAAAATGGACTCCAAGACCCGCATAGAGAGACAGGATACACGTGTATGGGCATTGGAGAAGTTAATACAGAGAGAAGCGTTTCTAGACCCTCGGATGTATGCGTGTGCAGACTATTACGCATCATCGTATGCTTCTCAGGTATTAGATGATCTATATACACTATGGGTTGAGTGGAAGAACGATAATCCCACAGACAATCCACAAGTTAGAAACCGCCTATAGAAGTATGTCCCATAGATTCACAACCAGACTGGAAGAAGATGATTTCGGTGATTTAATCCTCACGATTCCTTACGAGGTATGTGAAGAACTGGGATGGGATATCGGGACAGAACTCGATTATGAAATTGAAGATGATTCATTTACATTAAAGAAAGCAACTGATGAGTGAAGAATTAATTGAAGCAGCATCTGCAGAACAGATTGGTCAAGTCATAACGAATATCAATGAGTGTCTCTTAGCACTCGGGAAGCGCCTACAAGAGGTCGAAAAGTATGTTTCCGAGTTACCCACACCAGCAAAGACTTATTACAAACCAGAGGGGTATGAGGACTATCTGAACTTAAAAGAGAATTTTGATGAAATCTATAGGAGGATCAGGGAGTTAGAAAATGGGGTGTAAGAATAATATACAAGAGTTTGGTGATAATCCAGCAAATGCAGATTGTAATCCTGATAGTTGTTATCCATATGTTCCTGCGGCGGGCGGAATACGAGGAGTATCCACAGTCTGTTATTAGGACTGATGGTAGATACAATATTCCTGCAAGGGAAGCTGATGCTGTCATGTACGATTCTTTTGTAACTGAATTTGATCCTACATTAGGAGCGCCGCCTGCTATTTGTGGGATGGTAACAAAAACTGATCCTTGTACACTTACTTTTAGTAGAGATAACTTTACTGAAAGTTTCATAGCAATGGACTATGTTCCTAATGAGTTATCGTTTGACTATCAGTATTCTGATACTTGGTTTTCTTATTTGTATGATACGTCTGATGAAGCAGGACATATTGGGAAGGCAGCATATCATTTAGAGACCCGCGCAGGAACCACTACTACAACGACACCTGGCACTCCTGCTACAGGTAATCCAGGAGATCCTGGTTATGATCCTGGTTCACCAGGCGCTTCATCTTCTACTTCGGAGGATGGGGTAAGGTGTATTCCTTGTACAAACTTTACTTGTACTCCTGCTAAAACTATATTAAAATATACTACAAATGAAGATCTAACAGGCGATAAAGATTGTCCACACCCGACATTATTTGCGATTGATACTGAATCACTTAAAGTTGCATTTAGTTATGATCAGTTTTCTAGTCAATTACCTAATGGTGCTATAGACTTTGAAGTTAGTTATGATGGTGTAACCTATGCTGATGCATGGGATGTAGCAGAAGAAAGCGGTATTGAGTACACTTCAAGTCAAAATCCTTGGTCTAATGCCAATGATGGCGATGCAGGATTTACTGATTTTGAAATTTTTGATATCAATGATGGTGCAAATGCAGTTGATTTAAGATTAAAATTTAGAATTGAGGCAATATCAGACTCTTCTGGTGCAACAACTGTCTATAATGGCACTAGATGGATCCTGACAGAGGTTTTAAGCAATGGAACAGGGTTCTCTGTGGGGCAAGTATTCCCGTTATCCACGCAACTTCGCCTAGCAGACAACTCTTTAGTTACTTTTACTATCAATTTGAAGATTGCTGCAGTAGGTCCTGTGTCAGTTCTTTCTGGTGGTGACCCTCAAGACATCATGAGAGTGGGTGATACACTCAATGGACATAGGATTAACCGCACTTTTCACACTGAAATTGGTGAATTTCCGTATCATGTAGCATATCTTGACGGAAATGGTAATGATTTTACCAAAGACACGCAATATACCTCTAGTAGGAACCATGTTATTACTGCTGTAGCGGGATATGGCATCGTAGATCGTGCAATTTTAATAGGAATGTACGAATTTTTGGACAAATCACTCCAATATGTCACGGGAGATGTCAATCAAGAAGCTCCAGACATCTTTAATAGCATTTCAACGCCTCTTGCATTCATTTCTTTGAACGAAAATGGCGGAATTTCTGACGTAAACATCGATTCTGGCGTTTTTAGTTTCTCAAATAAGAGTTTTGAGGATTTGAATGTCGGTGATGAGCGGGCTGGATACAGCACTGGTGTTAATATTGCGACTACTGGTGGTACAGGAAGCGGATTGACGGTCGATATTGATGTAACTATTATCGACGGTAATGATGATCCCGATGAAATTGGTTCAGTGAGGGTAAATACCCCTGGAACTGGATATGTTATTGGTGATATTGTTACAATTTCAGGTGGATCGGCGCGAATTCAAGTTTTGGAGGTCACTCATGGCGGATCTAACTTAGATAAATTAGACTCACCACCTGATATGGGTATTACATGTCCTGCAGATAGCGATACAGGATTACGAAATACGAGCACACAAGACGGAAATCCAGAGTTTAAACTAGAACTCACTACTGAAAAACTCAGTTTTGAAATTGTTACAAAGGATGAGGGTGTTGATGTTGAACCAATTTCAGATGAAGGTGGTAATAATGAGCAAGCAGTTATAAAAGGAGATTTTACAGGAGGATCACTGTCTTCTATCGAAATTATTAAACCTGGAAAGGGGTATAATGTAGAAAATAGACCGCAACTAGTAATTAACAACCAATATCAAGAAATAACTAGTGAGACTTCAAATGCGGGATATAGTGCAGAAGGACTTGATAATATTAAAAGCATTGTAGAATCTATTCCTACAGGTTCTGAAGGAACTGAGTATGAAGTTAAAGTTTCTCCTCAAGATTTGCAAGCAATTGATGATAGCTATAATAGTGTACCTCAATCCTTAACTACAGAAGAAAAGGCAGAACCCATGTTTATTAAGACGGATCCTGAGGAAGATGAGGTCTATACACGTGGTCAGCGTCTTTATACTAAAGAACAAACAGATCCGCTGTACACCCAGATGGTTCCAAAGTATGATACAAGTTATTTGGATCTATCAGATTTTCCTGCAGATTTCAAAAAAGCGATTACAGATACTACTGATACAATAGAAAACAATGTTGTAGAAACGATTAATAATGTTACTCAGGAAGTCTATCCTGAAGAAACTATCTTACCAGCAACAAAAGCGCAAGCCAATATTGGTAGTTTTAGTAATTTGCCAACGGCAACACAATTCACTAAATACATTATGCGCCAATATCGTGCTGATACTAAAGAACGGGAGGACCTCACAGTCACATTAAGTTGTACACCCGTGAATATTGGTACAAGTCACTTTACGTGTAATACACCACTAAAGCAACAAGATACTAGCACCACTACAACTGATGATGAAGGAAATAGTGTTACTGAGACAAACATATATACAATGAATCCCGCAATATTGGGTCCTGGTTGCCAACCATGGGAGGCAAGTGGTAAACTAACTGTCTTGCACGATTTTAGTAAAAGTGCAAGAACCGTTGGTTTAGCAGCACAGGCATTCGGAAATCCTTTCGCAGATTAAATTTATGTCATTCGCAGCAGCAATATATCAGGGTTCCTGTAGTGGTCATGGAGTTGGTGGTGGACCTCCTGGAGCTGGTGAATCTGCAGCAGCAGCAGGAGGAAGTTCAGGAGGAACTGCTTCAACGCATCATCCAGGACTCGGTGGATCCATTTTACCAAAATGTACAATACCCGCAAATACAGATATTAAGGTTAAACCCAAAACTGTTACCTTGATGAATGCAACCACATCATGGCCACCAACACCTCAACAGGCAGCAGAGTCAGTAGTGAGGACTGTTAGAATTAATCAATTGTCTCCTATTTTGGATCAAGATGTATTAATTCCACATCCTACTCCCACCATGCACGCAGTAAACTATACTGGTATTCCCAAAGGATGTCCACCAGGTTCAATACCTAACAATGCTTGGTGGTGTACAAAGGGTACTTTAGCGGGGCGTGAACCACCTGTAGGACACGCTCGTAAACTGTTTGCTACATGTAAGACAGTTTTCATTCTAGGGAAGCGTGCTGGTCGATTTGGAGATCCTTATGGAGATCTAAGTTTGGCATTCCCATGCACTTCTACAGTCGCAGGATCTAGTAAAAATGTTTTTATCGGAACCCTTAAAGGTTAATGCAAAAAGTTGAAATTAGTGATTGCATTTGTCATAGTAAAATAAAAAACCACTTTGAAATAAAAGACAAAATTTTACTTGAAATTGATAATTGTATTGATGATTATTTGAGTGCTGACGATTTATACTACACTGATAGTATTTCAAAATTAGATTGGAGTAAATCTAATGATCCTTCTAGACCTTGGGTCAAAATATTTTTACCTGAGTTTGGTGAAGACATAAAAGAAATTATTTCTAGTATGTGTTATAATAGGATCGATCTAAGACGTGTATGGTATCAGCAGTACTTAGAAGGTGACACTCATGGATGGCATATTCATGGCGAACAGTTCACAGGAGTGTATTACTTGGAATTTCCTGAAGGATGCTCCAAAACTGAAATTTGTTCTCCTTTTGATTTGAAAAGAAAACAAATCGATGTAAGTGAAGGTGATTTAATAGTATTTCCTGCTCATTACATTCATCGTGGATTACCTAATAGTAAAATTAGAAAGACTATCGTTTCTTTCAATTTCAATGTAGTTACCAATACAGAGGATGGTATACATCCTTTAAACTTAGATTTATTAGATAGCGAGGTATTTTAAATGGCAAAAATGAAAAAGTCGCTCACAGGCGGCAATATGATCGAAACCACTCCCAAAAAGACTCGTCAAGGGAATGGACAGCACACAAAATATGCATCAACGAGTCGAAATAGTGCTAAAAAGCGTTATCGTGGACAAGGGCGATAAATATATTTGTATGAAGTAATGTCAGGGAGATGTCTTTAAAAACGATCGGAGGTAAAAATTATACAAAATCAAAAAGTTTTAAGGACTTTGCGATTAATTTTGCCAAAAATCCATTTACGGACGATCTCTCTGTCGTAAGTAATGAAAATTCCATTAAACAAGCAGTAAAAAATTTAATTTTAACTGCACCTGGAGAAAAACCGTTTCAACCCTTAGTTGGTTCTTCAGTGACGGATCTTTTGTTTGAACCATTAGATGCCTTTACTGTAGATACACTTGCCGATGAAATTAAAACAACCATTAATCTATACGAACCAAGAGTAAAACTCACGAATGTAGATGTTACTCCGATTGAAGAAGGCAATAAGATAAATGTATCTATTGAATATCAAGTAGTTGGTTTACCCATTGTTGAAACAATAGAATTTGTTTTACAGAGACCCGAGTAATGCAACCAAATAACCTAACAGCATTAGATTTTGAAGATATTAAATCTTCAATTAAGTCATATCTAAGGACTCGCACAGAGTTTAGTGATTATGATTTTGATGGGTCTTCCCTATCATATTTGATTGACTTATTAGCGTATAATACTTACTACACCTCATTCAATGCAAATATGGCAATGAATGAGGCATTTTTGCCTTCAGCAACAGTTAGAGATAATGTAGTTAATATTGCTAAATTGTTGAACTACACTCCTAGATCTATTACAGCATCTAAGGGTTGTCTGCACCTTAAAGTGCAGACTGATCAACTAAATGGGTTCTACCCATCTTCAGTAACCTTAAAGAAGGGATCTGTAGCATCTGGTGGTGCTTATATTTGGAATATACTAAGTGACATTACTGTTAGTGTAGATCAAGTCACTGGCATTGCAGAATTTGACAATCTAACTATTCGTGAAGGATCTTTAGTCACATTTTCATACGTTGTCAATACTTTTGCAAATCAGAGTTATAAAGTTCCTTCTGAAGATGCAGATATTTCAACATTAATTGTAAAAGTACGACCCAATGAATCTTCCACTCAATTTGACCTCTACAGTCGTGCGGAAACAGTTGCTACCGTAACACCTACAACTCGTTCTTACTTCTTGTCTGAGACGGAGGACATGAGGTATGAGATTCGATTTGGTGATGATAGCGTCGGTCGGGCAGTAAAAGATGGAGAAGTTATTGATTTAGAATATTTGGTTACATCTGGAACAGAAGGTAACTCAGTAGGCAGTTTTAGTTTTATTGGTAAACTCACTGATAATAATGGTGCAGTATACAATTCATCAAGAGTTACCCTAACAGTAAAGCAAAAGTCTCAGCAAGGTGATTCTGCTGAGAGTATTGAATCTATTAAGTATAATGCTCCAAGGTATTATTCTGCACAATATAGAGCAGTAACTGCTCAAGATTATGCAATTATCACAAGAAACATTTATGATAATGCTTTATCTGTAGTTGCATATGGTGGAGATACGTTAAATCCTCCCATTTACGGAAAAGTTTTTATTGTCATCAAAACAAAAACAGGATCAAATCTTAATGATGCTGCTAAAAACCAAATTGCAAATAATTTAAGACCTTATGCTATGGCAGCAATTGATCCAGTTATTGTGGATCCTGATGATATCTATGTTAATATTAAGATTTTTGCTCTTTATGATACTGGAGCAGGATCTAATGCATCTGAAATTAAATCCGATATTGACAATGCTGTAAATGATTGGGCAACTCAAACACAAATCAATAATTTCAACTCTACATTCAGAGCATCTCAATTAGAAAAGGCAATCGGATTATCAAATAAGTCTGTTACAGATACGTCACTTCAAATCAGTCTTTTGAAGTATATCAAACCCGATACAAATCAAACTAACACTTACTGTGTTGCAACAGGATCTGATTTATATAATAGTGGTCCTAGTCAAGATGGTAGCGGCGGCGACTGTAAGAAAGAACCAGTAGTTGTCTCTGGAACCTTTAGAACTGCTGATAGACCTGGTGTTGATCAGCAATTTGAAGATGATGGATATGGAAATCTTAGAACATTCTATAATACTGGTACTCGTAAAATTTATACTGATGATGAAGCAGGTACAGTAGATTATGGAAATGGTCAGGTGTGTTTCGGTCCTGTTAATATTGTAGGTGCAGGTGGTGGCAATCTCCCTGCAGGTGCTGCTAATGTTACTGACCCTACTACAGGAATTGGTGATATCTTAGATCCAACACTGCTTTCTACGGGTATTCAAATTCCTGTAGTGTTTATTCCCGCTAATAATTCTACTATCCCAGCAACCACCCCTGGAACAATTCTCAATATTTCGGTTCCGTCAATTACAGTTGCCCCAATTGGTACTGTACCACCTCCCACAATTCCTCTAAATAGTTTGACGCCAACGGATTTCGCCGTTACCCCTGCGACAATTGAGATCCCAACGATTTCAAATGCTGGTTCCATCAACGATTCTAGTTGCTTTTAAGGTATAGATGAACATTAATAAGGTCTCTCAGTCTATTGACTCACAATCTCCTGAGTTTTTAAAGACAGAATATCCACTGTTTAATAAGTTTCTTGAGTACTATTACAGGTCTCAAGAAAAAACTGGTCTTGGTCAGAATATTGTTAATAATTTTCTGCAATATCTAGATATCGATAAACTGGATATTGGTATTTTAGGTGGTACTACGAAAGTTGTAGAAAACATCACTACAGAAAGTGATGAGATTGTTGTTGAGAGTATTGATAATTTCCTTGATCGTAATGGATCTATTTTAATTGGTGATGAAGTAATTTATTATGAGAGCACCACTTCATCTCCAAATATTTCCTTAAATCCTGGTATTTCTTATGATCAGGTAAAATTAAAGTGGACTGGACTTGCTCAAATCATTAATTCCTTTAATGGAACTACTCGAAGATTTTCTTTAACATCCCAATCTTCTCCAGTTTCTCCTCCATCAGCACAGCATTTAATTGTTAGTTTATATGGTGAGATTTTAATCCCTAATGTCGATTATACGGTTGAAGAGGATAATATTGTTTTTACCGTTGCTCCGAGAACACGATTACTGAGTGATGATAATTCTCAAACATACATCACGTTTTTAAACGGTTTTATTGAAAATGTAATTGTTCCTATTGATGATATGTCTCCTGATTTTGGAGACTCTAGGACACAATTTTCCATCACTAGAAATGGTGTAAAGTATGAACCTGTTGCAGATGAATATATTTTAGCAGTTTATGATAATCAGTTATTAGTACCTAAAGAGGATTTCTTTATTGATGGTGACATTTTTATCTTTAATGATGCTCCTTTGAATGGAAGAATCCTATCATTATATTCTATTGAAGCACCGATTCCATCTTTTGGATCTGGAGCAGTTGGTTATGCAAGAATCAATGATAGTGGTCAATTATCTTCAATTGAAATAAATCAAACTGGATCTGGATATGAATATAAGTATCCCCCTAGAGTATCTATTAGTAGTGCAAATGGATCTGGTGCAGCCGCATTGGCATTAGTCAATGGTGTTAAAAATTCTATTTTGTTGGATGGTGGTAAAGGGTATAGCGATACAAATCCTCCAACTGTAGTAATTCAATCACCAACGAGTGCTAGTTCTGTTGATGCAAAGTTAAAAGCAGTTGTTACTAATGGTACAGTAACAAGTATTCAAATTACTAATTCTGGAAGTGGATACACATTTATTCCTAGAGTTTCTTTCAAGCAACCTGGTGGTGCAAAACTTGGTACTGTTACTCTTACTAACGGCAGTGTTACAGGGTCTATTTCTGTATTAGATGGTGGTGAAGGTTATACTACACCACCAGAAGTTTATATTGATGAACCCCTTGGAGACAATCCTGTAAAAGCAAAATTGTCTGCTGTTTTGACTGATGGTAAAGTTACGTCAATCAATATTAATAGTGGTGGTCAAGGATATCTAACTACTCCTAGAATTGCAATTATTGATCCAGCGTCTGCACAAGTTTTGGAAACTGTGGTTGATTCTAATGGCAGAATTACTGCAATCGAACTTTTAAACGGTGGTCTGGGTTACGATGATGTTCCATCTGTTTATATTGTAGATAATAGAGAAGATGGTGGTACAGGAGCAGCAGCAACTGCTTCGGTATTTAATGGAAAAATTACAGATATTAACATTACCAATTTTGGTTCTGGTTATTCTCAATCAAATCCCCCTACAGTAATTATCCAAGATCCTCCAGAAGCTAGATGTTCTGTTGAAATTGGTTTGAATGAAATTACAGGATTTTCTGTATTAAAAGAGGGAAGTGGTTTCAATAAATCTAAATTTGTTGGTTGTGCAAGAGCTGCTAGTGGTATTATTAAATACACTGAAACTGGTAATGCCATATTCTCTAATAATACTACTGCATCCGAAGCTTCAGTTAATACAGAAGTTAAATGTTTAGATGCACTATTTGTCAAGAGACTTTTAGACAAATACACCGAACAGTTTTTGCCAGATGTTCCTGAACTTGATTACACTAAAATTGATGTTAGAAATGCGATTAAGTCTGTAAAAGACTTTTATTCTACAAAGGGAACTTCATTTAGTATTGCATATTTGTTTAAACTTCTTTATGGTGAGCAGGTAACTGTATCTTACCCTAAAGATCAAATTATTAAACCATCTAATGCAACTTGGTCTATTGACACAATTCTTCGTGCAACTTTAGTTAGTGGTGATCCAACTAATATTAAAGATGGATTATTAACTCAAGATGCTGATATTGCGGATCCTAATATTAAATTTGCTAGTGCTCTAATTGAAAATTATATTTCAATTAAAACATCAGATATTGAATTATTTGAACTTGTTCTTTCTGAAGAAACTATTGAAGGGACATTTGTAGTTCCATATAAAACAAAACTTGCAGAACCACTTAATACCACTGATAGTATTATCACTGTAGACTCTACTATTGGTTGGCCAGAAAGAAACGGTGAATTTTTAATTGGTAATGCCGAATTAATTCAGTATAAAGAAAAATCATTAAACCAGTTTATTGAATGTACTCGTTCTGTAAACAACATTGTTGAAGACTGGGATTCTGCTACTGAGGTAACTTCTAATTTAGTTGTTTATGTAAATAAAGGCACTGCTCAAGAAGTTGTTCTTAATATTGTTGGTATTGTTGATGCTCAACAAACAACTTTAACAGATACTGGATCATATTATTTGGCGGGAGATAAACTTACTGTATCTAAACTTGGTGGAACTTCCACTAAACCCGAATTGACAACATGGTTGTATAATGTCAAAAAACTTCTCGAAGTTGAAAGTATTACCTTTGGTGGAGTAAACAATCAGTTTGCTACAGTTACTTGTGCAAATAATCATGGTCTCTTAGTTGGAGATCAAGTAACGGTTTATGGTGCTAATCCAATTCTGTTCAATGGTACTTTCTTAGTAACATCTCGTGATAATCCAACTGTTTTCCAATATCAACTTCCTCAACCAGCAGAAGTAACTCCTCAGGGTAATATCCTTGTTTCAGTTGACCTTAACAAAGGTAAGTCTGATAATGTTGCAGTTTTGAATTCTATTGGACCATACACAACGAATATTCAAAACGCATTCTTCAATGACAATTATGTTTATGTTGCGTCTACTGGTATTCCCAATTACAATATTGGTCCTTTCCCAGGATCAGCACTGTTACCTGGAAACCAACGTAAACTTAACAGATTCCCATTAGTACCTCAAACTATTTCTGTTAAAAATACTATTAATCCTGGTTCTATTGGTACTTGGATTAATGGAACTTCTGTTTGGTCTTACAAGTCTGAAGTAACAAAAACTTTTGGTCCAGTCACTTCTATTGATATTACAAGTCCTGGTTCTGATTATGATGCTTCATCTCCTCCAAATATTGTAATTAGTGGTGGCGGCGGATCTGGTGCTACTGGTACAGTAACTGTAAACGGTTCTATTACAGAAATTATTGTAACTAATAGTGGAACTGGTTATACATCTTCGCCTCTTGTTTCTATTGTTGGTGGTGGTGGATCTGGTGCTGCAGCAACTGCTATTGTCACTAAAGGAGTTGTTTCTAGTATTCTCATGAATACAAATGGAACGGGGTACACCTCTCAACCAACTATTACTATTGTTGGTGGTGGTGGTACAGGAGCAGCAGCAACTGCTTCTGTTAGAGGACCCGTTAAATCTGTTGCTGTCACCAATGGTGGTGAATCATATACGTCTGATCCAACTGTCTCTCTCAGTTCTGGTTCTGGAGCAGTTGCTCAACCGATTGTAAGTAATGGTAGAATTATTTCTATTGCTATCATTTCTGCAGGTAGTGGATATACAACTGCTCCAGAAGTTACTATTCAGGGTGATGGTTTTGGTGCAGTTGCTCGTGCATCCATTGATACCGATGGTGAAAATGCTGGTAGAGTAACAAGTATTGAAATTATTAATAGAGGTATTAATTATATTCAGGGAACAACTGTAATTAATCTTACTTCTGTTGGATCTGGAGCAACCTTTGTTCCAAATGTTTTTGAGTGGACTTATAATCTTCAAGAGACTACTACAGTAGATTCTGCCAAAGGTTCTGTGTTTGCTGGATATAATAATCAATATGGTGGTGAATATGCACATATTTCAAATCCACAACGATTGAGATATATTCTTGGTGATAACCTTTTTGAGCAAGTTGGTACTGGAAATATTTTAGAGCAAGAGGATCAACTTACTCACTCTCCGATCATTGGTTGGGCATTTGATGGTAATCCCATTTATGGTCCATATGGGTATTCTGATCCTACAGATCAATCATCCCCTATTAATAAATTAAACACATCATATAAACTTAAAACAAATTTAGTTGTTGATCAACAAACGAATCCTGTTCCAGTTAGAATTGCAGGTCCTTTACTTTCCGAAGAACCAGCAGGAAAATTCATTGAAGATTATGAATATTCTTTTGGATTAGGTGACTTAGATCAATATAATGGGCGTTTTTGTAAAACTCCAGATTTCCCAGAGGGTAGATACTGTTACTTCATCACTATTGATAACTCCGAAGCGGGAATTCCCCAATTCCCATATGTATTAGGTCCAAGTTTTAACTCCATTGTAGATTTTTGGAATTTGGATAAAGATGCAATCCAACAAAATATTCCTACAGGAGTTGTAAGGTATAGAGATCCTTACGAAAATGTTGATATTGATGTTGATAGATCTCCTAATGTATCAACAAATGCATTAACAATGGAAAATGGTGATATTTTACTTTTTGATGTTGAGGATGAAAATAAAGACGGTGTAATTTCTCAGGATGAAATTGATGATCCTGATCAATTATTTGAAGAGTCCCCTCTTCAGTTATTTGATTATTTCCCTAAAGTTAAATTTGATTCAAGAGTTGATATTGAAGTTGAAACAACAACAAAATTTGAAGATGCTTCTGTAACTGGATTTACTATTGAAGATCCTGGTAGTAGCTATCAAGTCAATGATATTCTTGTATTTGATAATAGTAATACTGATGGAGGTGGTGTTTCTGCTAGAATTTCTAAGATTAAAGGTGAAACTGTAAGTTCTTACGGATTTGAAACTATTGAAGATGAATTCTATGGTGTATTAACTACGTCATCTCCTCATAATTTGATTGTTAATGATACGGTGTTTGTTGACTACACACCTATCATGGATGCAACAAATAAAACATTCACGGTTAGGCAGTTAAAGGGTATTGAAGAAATCACTATCGATCAACCTGGTTCTGGATATGATGTTGAAATCCCTCCAACCATCATTATTGATGGTGATGGGGAATATGGTGAGTTGCGAGCAAATGTAACTTCTACTGGATCAATTAATGTTGTTGATATTGTAAATTCTGGTTCTGGATATACTAAAAATCCTCGTGTTATTTTATCACACCCACAGGTGTTTAAAAGAGCAGATTATTATGTTGCTTTAGTTCAACATGAGAATTATGTTAAAATTAATGATGTAGTTGCCAATGATTTAAAAGAAATCTTCTTCTGTGGAAAAACTGTTGATGCAAGTAATAATGAAGTTGCTTTTGTTTCCAAATTCTCTGCACTTGGTGTAAAAGAATGGGAAAAGACTATTGAAAGTACCGCAGGAGAAACTTATACTGAGTTCTTAAAATTAGATGTTAGTGGAAATGATATTTGGGTTGTTGGTCAAAATAAACCAAATAGTGCTATCCTTACTGCATATAATCCAGATATTATTCTTGCAAAATATACTCAAGCAACTGATGGATTAAGTGCTTCACTTAGTTTCCAAAAGGGATATGCTGGTATTTCTGGTTCGACTAGATCTGATAATATTTCAGCAGTTAAGAAGTATTCTGATACTCGATATATTATTGGTGGTTTTACTAATACTAACTCCGCTAATCCTCAAGATGCATTTATTGCATCTATTGATTCCACAGGCAGTTTCGCTGCTAAGAGAAAAATTGCATCTGCTTCTGGATCGGAAAAGATTACCGATTTGATTGTACTTAATGATGCAGTGTACTTTATCATGGAAACTGCTGCTTCTGATGGTGCAGCAGACTCCAAAATTTCTTTTGGTAAGGCACTTATTGGAACATCTGTAATTACCATTGAGTGGATTAAAGAAATTAATAATTCAACATATTCTTTCAGAGACACTAGTTTAGTTGTTGATGAGTTTGATGAATTTTATATTACTGCAACTCTTGCTTTAAAGTCTAATAATTCTAGTAAAGATAACTTCTGGGTTGGTAAAATTGATGCTTCTGGAGATTTAATTTGGAATTATCGTTATGCAGTTGATTCTGGCAATTCTATTGAACTTGCATCTAGAAGTACAATTGATATTTTTGGAGATTTGAATCTTGCATTCACCAAAACTAATACTTCTACTAATTTCAAAACAGTTGACACTGTAAAAATTAGTTATGATGGTAAACTTAAAAAGCACACTAATACTGAGTTCAATAAAAATAATATTGAAGGTATCACTGTTCACGCCATTACGGTAGATAACTCTGGAGATCCATACGTATTTGGTCAAACTCAGTGGAATAGAAATGAATTCCTTTGTGAGTTTGCCTCTGACGCTACTGATAAAACAGGTCATTACACTCTCTCTACTCTTAGTGCAACAGGTAGTGATTCTGTTAAGTATGAGGGTGGTTATGCTAAAATTCTTGGTAAGGATGCTACAGCAGGTCGCCTCTTAACAATCGACACTGTTAGTGGTGCAGATTCTTCTAGAACTGCAGGAACATATACTATTGGTGCTTCTGACTATAGTACCGATGCTTCTGGCACAGGAGCTACCTTTAGTGTTGTAGTTGCTGCTGGTGGTGCCGCAACAGTTACTGTTGTTAATCCTGGTTCTGGATTTGCTGTAAATGAAACCTTCACCATTACCGATGCAAATCTTGGTGGTGGCGGTGGTGCTTCTCTGACATTTGATGCTGCTACAGTATCTTCCGTAGGAGATTGGGTAAATGGCGCTATCAAGGTCCCAGGGGCGTCTTTAGGAACGAAACTGAGTGGTGATTGGACCCTTGAGTACATGCTGTACAAAGATGGATCTAATTATAGATCGAATAGTCAAACTCAATATACATTATTGAATATTGGTGATGCAACAGATGCCACTGGTGGTCTTTGGTTATATTATAACCATTCAAATGGTAAATTGGAGTTGGTGGTTACAAATAATACTACAACGATTAACTCTGCTAGCAGTCCTTTCCAGTCTGTAGCTACTACAATGTTTGCCGATAATTCTTGGCAATTCATTGGTGTCAAAAAAGAAGGTAACGTATTCACTGTATATGTGAATGGCATTTCAGTTATTAATGGTACTATTGCCAACACATCGCTGAGTAATAAAGATCTTCATATTGGTAACATTCCTGGTAAATCTGCTACTACGGGTCAATTCCGTTCTAACGAACAATTAGAAGGATATGTTGATAATCTGCGTTTAAGAAATCGTCCAGTAACTCCTACAGTTCCTTCTGATGCTGATGCATTACCTCCTACGGATACTTTTGCTCTTGCATATGATTGGACTGATGATGCTTGGTTTACTACTAATCTTAAGAGATATGATTACATTGATTATGTTGGTTGGGGATTGAAGTCTGATAAGGAATCCGACACTGAAAGACTTGGTGATAAAGGATTGCAAACTAATACACAAATTGGATTTGCTAGATCAGCAATCACTCCTGTTACAGGTTCTGTTCTGACTGTTACTAATACTGCATTTACTCTTGGTAGTGAAGGTCTTCAAGGTCTTGATTTTGAAGATGCTACTATTACCATGACTGAGAATACTGAATCTCTTTCTTATTCTAATGATGAGTGGAGTTCTAGAACAGCAACAGTACCTTCTCCTGGATCTAAAAAACTTAAAATTTCTGCAAATATTAACAATCGTTATTACATTAAGACAACAAATACGATCAAGATTGACAATGTACAAGAATTGACGATTAATCAAAAATTCAATGTTACTGTTGGATCTAAACTTGTTCTGAATAACACTTCTGGTGCATTTATTAACAGTGGATATGTTTTAAGAGTTGATAACACCAATAATAAAGTATATGTTGCAGTAAACAATAATGCTTGGTCAAATGATTTGACCACAGGTCGCTTATCTACAGCACAATTTAGTGAATCTAGTAGTTATGGAATTGTAGGATCTGTTCCTAATGATATTAATGTTATTACCGATTATGTATTTGCTAACAAAATCAACACCACACCAGGAACATTTAATTTCGATCTTCAAGATTACAATTTAGATAGAACTGCTGCTTCCACTGGTCAGGGCAATCTTGATGAATTTGCAACATTTAAACCGTTCAATATTGAAGACTATAAAGTACAAATTCTTGAAATTTCTGGATCTTCTTCCTTCATTCCTGGTTCTGTAGTTGATATCACCTCCAGTGATATTTCATTCAACACTGCTAAATCTACAGCACAAATTACAAATTTAACGGGTGTTACAAAGATATCTTTAATCTCCACACTTGATAAAATTCTTCAAGTAACTGCAGTATCAAATACTGATGAAGTTTACGTAATTACTTCAGATAGACATTATTTCTCTGCAGGGGATAATATTTTCGTTGATGGTAATCCTACCCAACAAGTTTCTGGTACGGCATACGATGAATATGACGGTTCATTTGTTGTAGATAGAGTTGTAAGTAATAAAGAATTCACTTACAAATTGAATGCTGTAGCTCAAACTGATCCATCCACCATTCCTGGAAATGTCAGTATCTTTGGTAAGTCTCCAGTTCTGAAGATGTACTACGGTCATCAGTATCTGTTTGATGTTTCTCACTCTTCTATGTTGGGAACAAACTTATCTTTCTCGAAAGATAATCTTTACAAATTGGAATATTCATTCAACTCTATTGAGAGAGTTGGAACTCCTGGTGTTACGGGAATTGGTCAACCAAATCCAACCATTAAGTTAAAAGTTGACAATGATATTGTAACTAATATTTCTTATTACTTTGATCCATCTAGAACTGGAAGCGATTCTCCAATTGATCCTAATAGTTATCTTGATATTGTAGATTCTCCATACTTAGGAACATTTACTATTTCTGAAGTTGCTGGTGCTACTATCACCACTGGTGCTAATACTATGAAGTTTAAATTAGCAAATGAACCAGAAGGTATCGCAAATATCACAACAACTTCTTATAGTACAAGTTCTGAAAAAGCAGTTGGTGCAATTGGTGATATTCGTTTGATTAACTCTGGTGGATTCTATTCCAAGTTACCTGTTATCAGTGGAATTCAATCTTCTAGAAAAATTGAAAGAGTTCAAATTGAAGAACCTGGTACGGAATATGCAGTAGGTGTGTATAACTCTGTACCCATCTCTGGCGATGGTGAAGGTGGTTTTGTTTCTATTGTTGTTGCGGATGGTACAGATGATGAAGGTGCAACTATTCCTGGTCAGATTCAGTCTGTAACTATTACATCTCCTGGTAAAGGATATACTACAGCATCTATCGATATTGAATCAATTGAAGGTATTCTTGGACCTGGTTTAACTGGTTCTGGAGCAGATATCTCTGTAATTATTCCTGAATTTGGAACTGGAGCAGTAGTCTTTGCAAAAGGAACTAATGTTGGTAAAATCAAGAAACTTAAGAATAATAATTTCGGATATGATTACACTCATGATTATACACTCCGCCCTGAAATTACGTTCCCGATTAATGCTCAGTTAACATCCACAAGTATTCTTGATAGCATTACGGTTACTGATCCTGGTTCTGGATATTCTCAAGCACCTGCTGTTATCATTACAGGTGGCGGTGGATCTGGTGCTATTGCAGAAGCATCTATTAGAAATGGTAGAATTGATAATATTGTTATCAAAGATCCTGGTGCTGGATATTCTTCTTCACCTACGGTAGAACTCAGATCTTCTTTCAACTATGTTGTCAACCTTGATTTAGGACTTCTTCAGTTTGCATTCCCACATGGAATTACAAATGGATCTGAAGTTACCTTAAATGTAGTTGATACTGGAGAAGGTGCAGAATTCCCACTATCTTCTGGTGCTACTGGTAGATTGAATGGAACTACAACATATTATGCTATTACTGGTACTGCAAATTCTTTAGAACCTGATCAGATGAAGTTGGCAATTACTCCAGCAAACGCTGAGTTGGGTGATGGATTATCTTTTGTTAACGCTGGTACAGGTAGACAGCAAGTGCTGACTGCATCTTTTGGTGCTACTGCAACTGCTAATGTAATTACATCTACATTCTTAGAAGGTGAACTTGTATATCAAGGTGGTTCTTTAGACACAGCAACTGCTACTGGTTACGTATCTACTAATCAGGGATGGCAGATTGGTCCTAGAATTCTTAAGATTGTTAATTATGATAATACCTTCACTAAAGGTGAAAGTGTAACAGGTGTTATTTCTAAGTCTTCTGGTATTATCAGCGATCTTAATATTGCAAAGGGTGTTCTTGAAATTGGACCTATCACTAAAACTACAGGACAGTTTATTGATGATGTTGGTAAACCTTCTGAAATTATTCAGAAAATTCAAGACTCCTATTATTATCAAGATTTCTCTTACGCTGTTAAATCTTCTGTCTCTATTGATGATTGGAAAGATATTCTTATCAAGAATGTACACCCAGCATCATTCAAGGTATTCGGTGAACTCAATTTAGAAGAATATGGATATACTGCAAATAAAGAGATTGATTTTGAACTTACAAAATCAGTTGAATTATCTAGAGAAGCTATCGTACCAAATATTCAAAATTTTGCGTTAGCAGAACCAGTTTATTCCGAGTTTAACAATACTGAAGTTTTATTCCGTCAAAAGAGACTTACTTCGTCTGAGAATATTCTGACCTCAGTTGTTCAACGTTTGGATAACATTTCTAATTTGTTTGATGGTGAAAGAACTCAGTTCCCACTCACTGTTAATAATGGAGACAATATTATTGCTAGTGCAGATCAACTTCTGATTGTTCTTAACGGTGTGGCTCAAACTCCAAATACTTCATTTGAAGTTCAAGGCGATTCAATTGTATTTGTAGAACCTCCACAACCACCCGCAAGTGTAAAATATGTCAATGTTACCATCTCTCCAATAAGCACTAAAGAGTTAGATTTTACTTTTACTAGTGGTATCTTCCCAAGTATTGGTAATACTTTGGTTGGTGTTGTATCTACTGCTCGTCTTACAGTAACTAAAGTTGCTGGTAGTGTTATTAGTGGATTTGTTACTGAAGGCACTTTTATTGGTGGAGAACAATGTCAAGTTGGTGCAACAGGATTCTCAGGAACTCTTGCCACAATTTCAAATGTAGTTAGTAATGGATTGTTCTTATTTAATGAGCAAGTTACCAATTTAACTGGAGACACTGGTAAGGTAGAAACATCTAACCTCCAAACTGGTCAAGAAACACCTCTTGGAAAACTCCGTTATGGTATTGGTGCTGCAACAACTAATGTTGAATTAGTAGCAACTGCTGGGGGAGCAATTCCTGCAGGAACATTTACACTTAACGATGATTATCAAATTGGTTCTGAGATTGTCACCGTTACTCAAGTTACAAATGGTGCCAATTCAACAACTGTTACTTTAACTAGAGGTGTCTCTGGAACTACAGCAGTTTCACAACAGGAAAATACTCCAATTTATTCAACTGAAATTTCTGTTACCAATACTCTCACCTTAAGCAAAACCACAGGTACATATCAATCAACCCCAGGACTATATGATATTCAATTGGATGATTATATTATTGGTGCTAAATCTGGAGTAGTTGCTCGTATTACTTCAACCAGTGCATATCAAGATCCTGTAACTAATGAATTTATTGAACAAGTTAATATTTCTGAAGGATCATCTTTCTTTGGATTATTATTCAATAGATTGGCTTCTATTAGTTATCCCAATAAAGTTCTTGATGATATTTCTAAATCTCAAGTAAGTATTGTAGATTTCACTGATAATATCTCTGCTTTTGATTCTCAGTTCCCATCAGGCGAACCCATTAGTAATAATATTCTGGTTTATGATAATGATAGTGGTAATTTAGTCGATAATGAATATATTAGAAATTATAAAATCGATTATGGTAGTGAATATAATGGAACATTTGGAAATGCTGATCAAATTAATATTAGAAAACTGACATTTGATAATTCTGTTGGCAATGGATTCTTCGCTCGCGGTCAAGTCATCAGAACAACTGATACAAAGGCAGAGGTTGTTGGATATAGTCAACCGACTCAAACCATTTATCTTGGTAAGATTGGTAGATCTAAGTCTACTGGTGAGGACTATCATTCTGTAACATTTACCAATGCTACAATTAATACTTACAATGAAAAGTATGGTACTGGTTGCTTAGCACTGTCACCTGGAACTTCAGTACATACGTTTGTAAGTGGTGTTACCAATGCAATTACTGCTAGTAATGGTGCTACAGGATCATTTACCGCTGCTGCTGGAACCACATATAACCCATTTACAGGCGATATGGTAATTGAGATTGGTACTCACAGTCTCACTACATCAAATAAAGTAACCATCGCTGATGGTGGTGTTGTATTTACTTGTGCTCAAGATGGCAACACTGGAAACAAAGCATATCCTAGAGCAACTGATCCTGCATCTGGTTCTGCTCTTACGATTACAGCAGAAACAAATACCACGATTACAGTTAATGTTGGTGCAGTTCCTGTTGATGAATATGCGAGCATTGCTACTTCTACTGAGTTTGGATTTGGAACTGGCGCATATACTATTGAATGTTGGATTAAACCCAATTCAATTGCTTCTGGAAGTAAAGCGATCTTTGATATGAGAACTGCTGGTACAGAAGTTTCTGCATATCTGTATCTTGACGGTGCAAACCTCAAGTATTATGTAAATGGTAGTGTTGTTATTACTGGTACTACTAACTTAGTCGCTAATACTTGGTATCATGTAGCAGTCTCTAGAACTTCTACAACTACTAAAATGTTCCTTGATGGGACACAAGAAGGTAGTAATTTCTCTGATAGTGGTAACTATGGTTCTACCAAACCAGTCAGAATCGGTGCTGCATTTGATGCTTCTGCTGATTTCCCTGGTTACATTGATGAATTTAGAATTTCTAATAGCGGTCGTTATACAGCGAACTTCACCGCTCCCACAGGTATGTTCCAAGGTGATGCAAATACCAAACTGCTCCTGCACTTTGATGGTGCTTATGGTCAAACTTATACTGAAGATTGGTCTGGTGGTGAGTCACTGACGGATGGTGAAGAATTTAATAATGATGCAATTCTTGCAACTTATAATACAAACAATCAAACTGCCCCTGCCACTGGATTTGCTGGTAAGACACACAGATATTATGATGCTGCGAATCTAATTGTTGCCAACAAAGACTTTATTGCTAAAGAAGCAGTATATCTGTTAACCCAGCAATATTCATCTTTGGTTATTCCTGGCGGTAACGTAAATTGTGAGGATGATGTTCGTGATATCTTAGATGCTATTGCTGAAGATATGCGTAATGGTTCTAATAATCACATTTGGGATGCTTCTGCTCTCTATGTCGATAGAACTGCGAATCCCATCACTATCAGTCATGTTGACACTGAAGTTACAGAAACTGTTTGGGCATATGATAAGGTCAAAGAGATTCTTCAATATATCATCAACAATGTTCTCTGGACTGTTCAGGGTAATCATGGTTTGACTCAGTTCACTGATTCGACCTTAACTGACTCTAATAATAATAGTTACACCACATTTACTCCAACTGGAGCAACATATGATGCGGCAACAGGTGATCTTGTTCTGACTATTGGAACCAACTCTCTTACAACATCTTCTTTGGTTGCATTAGAGCGTGATTCCATCACATTTACTTGTGCAGATGATAACAATGACCGAGAAATTGCTTATCCTGATAAGGGTAATACAACTGCATATGATAAAGTCCTTGCAGTCAAGGCAAGAACCAGCACTACTATTACTGTAAATGTTGGTGCTTCTCCCATTGGTCAGCGTTATGTTCATACATTTGTCAGTGCTACTGCAAATGCTGTTAAGGTTCTGAATTACACTACGGGTGATTGTGCTGATGTTTATTCCACCATCAGTAACCTGCTGGATATCCTTACAGATACTTTAGAGCAAGCGAATGCTCAAACTCCTGTAGATCACCTTGCAACTATTACTAAGGTTGAACCTGCAAGAGAATATCAGGGTGGAACGGTTGATGCATTTAATACAGTTGAGTTTGATCTCACATATCACAATTCTACTGATGATATCGTTTATACTCATCGTATTGATGGATCAGCACGCGATAGATTCCGTGATGCTGCAAATCTGATTCGTGCTAACAATTCTGTTGTTGTTGATAAAGCAGCACATGATATGCTTACAAGATATCCTGATCTAGTAACTGACATGCCTAGAAATGTTGGTGGAGGAATTGCGGGTACACTTAGATGTAAGACCGACCTTGGACTTATTGTTGAAGCAATTGCTAAAGATATTGAATACGGTGGTAATAAAAATACCGTCAGAGCTGCCAAGTTCTATGTTGATAGTAAAAATGAACTTAAGTATATCAGACTTCAAGTTTGGCAGTCTGTCTATGCTCATGACAGACTTGGTGTTTATCTCAAAGAAGCAGTTACTGGTGATTTGACTTATGATAATACTGATAATATTATTACTGGTGATTGGGGCATTACAAACGATGCAGGTGGTTGTGCAAATGTTAAGTCTGCAATTGACACTTTAATTACAACTATTAATGATATTATTGCACCTACTAATAATGATTTCAATATTGGTGGAGATAGACTTTATTTCAATAGAGACTATATCACCCAAGAAATTTCTGGTAAATCTGGATTTATTGGTTTGTTAGGAACTGATCTTCAATATACAATTAATAATGGAACATTTTCTGCTTTAACTTATACAATTAACAATTATAGACATTATATTGAAGACTTTATTATTGCTGCTATTTCTGATTTACAGACAGGTGGTAACAATAGTGTTATTGGACAAATGGAAACATTCCTGAGTGCTAATAAAACTATTACAGAAGTCGATGAGGAACTTTATGCATTCTTTGTTGCTCATGAGTTAATAAAAACATTAGGTGAAAAGGCAATTAAGAATTTACTTTATAGTAAAGGTGATAGCGTAACTGGTGATCAATATGCTGCATCACATACAGACATTTCTGCATACAGAGATTCTGAGTCTCCTAGTGATATTGATGAAGTTTGGTATAGATTCAGAGATCTCGTTGACTTTGGATTAGCCACTTTATTCCCAGGTGATGTTGAAGCAAAGAGTGCAGTTAGAAATATCTTGTTTAATAAAAATTACTATAAGCAAGAAATTGCCTCACTTGTTAATAATCAGTTCGGTTCTTCTGCTTGGATTTATGATTCTTTCATTGATCAAACGGTCAATAATATTCAATATGATTATTTGACTTCCAATACAGTTGACGTGCAAACGGCATACACATTAACATTTAGTGCGTTTAATGGTCAATTTGTTGTTGGTGAAACTGTAACTAGTGGCGGCACTACAGCAAAAGTATTATATACTTTTGAATCTGAAATGGTCATTGGAACTCTCTCTGGATCTATATTTGCTGCAGGTGCTAATTTAACAGCACCTTCTGGTGCTACAGCAACTATTGCAACAGGTGGTGTTACTGCAGCACATGAATGGTATAACAATTACAGTAATGTAGAGACTATTAAATCTGCTAGAAGTATAACTTCTTTGATTGGAGACTCTGTTAACAATACTAATCTTTGGACTTTACCTGAGCAGTTTAATCAAAACTGGGCGGCAACTTTAAGCAGTGTTACTGCTAATAATGCATTGTCTCCTGATAATACACAGACTGCTGAAAAGGTTGATGCTACCGCAACCACTGGAGAACACTTTATTACAAGATCTTATACATTAACATCTTTCGATACTTTTGATTCTAGTAGTGTAAAATTTGATAGTACATCAGAAACATTTGACACTGGTGCGGCACAGTCAACACAAACATTTACATCTTCAATGTTTGTTAAAAAAGGTGAGTACGATCAAATTAGATTTACTCTAAGTTTGGGAGATGGAACTGAAAATGCTAAGTTCAGTGCTAATTTGACTAATGGTACAACTGGTAGTCTATTTTCCACAAACGGTATCGATGTTACTTCTAGTGGAATGATTCCTATCGGTGGTGGATGGTTTAGAATTTATATGACCGTAACTTTTGGATTTGGATTTGACGCCCTTAATACTAGATTGAGTATTCTTGCTAGCAATGGAGCTTTAGATCATCTTGGATTAGCAAGTAATGGTATCTATGTCTGGGGTGCTAAACTTACCAATCAACAATTAGGATCTTATAGATCTGTTCTTGGTACTACATTCTATACAAGTACGGAATATAATATTAAAACTTATGCTATAGACAGATTGAAAGATTATATGAGTGGAGCACTCTCTGATACTTTAGTAAGTCCTTCGCCAACCGCGTCTTTTGCTAAGTTCTATGATTCTAGTGCGGGTAATAATTATGATGCAAATACTGCTATGACCTTAGTTAGAAGTAGTTTGAATACAATTAGAAGTCAGTTGGCAGATAGTGAATATTACACAAATATTACAGAAAATAATGCAATACCAGCTGTAACACAAACTATCACTACTACTTCGGGATATTCGTCTTCAACAAGTTCTGGTGCAATTTCAACTTTAACCAAAGTTTATGGAGATCGTGATATTCCTGTTGGAATTAGTGGTGAAGTTGTCCAATCTGACTATGCATATTCTCTTACGAATGACGTTTCTGCAGAAATTCAACAACTTACTTTGAATGAAGCAAAACTTGCCAAGGTATATAAGAGATTTAGAATTGACGGAAGCATTACAGATGGTCCATTCTCAATGAATGAGAATGTATCTAAACAGGGCGACTCCTCAATTACTGGTGTTGTATATGGTTTCCATGAAGATGCAAACTATAAGTATCTTGATGTTGCTGTAACTGCAGGAACATGGCAGGTTACTGATGTAATTGTTGGTGCTACAAACTCAACAACTGCACAAGTTAGTGCAATTGAGAATAGACTGCATCTCATTGATGTCGCAGGTTCATTTGTTGAAAATGTCCCCTTCAAAGGATATACCAGCACAGAAACCGCAGAACCTGTTTCTTACACTACTAATAGTGCAGCAGTTCTTGATAACACTGGTGGTAGACTAACAGTAGATACAGCATCGCTCCTTGGATCTCTAGAAACCACATCTGTGGTTTATCCTAGTTCTTCTAGAGAATACTTAGAGGTTAAAAAATATGATGGTCTTGATGTACAAGTTGGTGATAAAATTGCTTCCACTGGTCATGTCAGACTAACAGTTTCTGTAGACAGTACTCTTACTTCGTTTACTGTTGGTAATAGAATCTATCGTATTGTTAATGGTGGTCAAGATACTAGTAACTACGGTATTATTACAGAGTACGATTCCAATAATAATTACATCTATTATATCCCTGTTGTTGGAACAATTACCTCCTCGGATACCATTGGAGATTATTCATCCACAACTTCTGACTTAGTTGGTCGGGCAACAGTTAGTGGTAAAACTACTGTTAGTGGTACTGGTTCTGCTCGCATTCAAGAAGTTAGAGATTTCTCTCTTAACAAGAGATTATATCTTACTGAGATTGCAGGAAGTTTCACTGCAAGAGATGGACTTAGGGGTCCTGATAATTATCGATCTGCAGTTATTGATAGAAAGGAACTCAAGGCTAGAACTAAGAGATTCTTTAAAGGATTTGATGGAACACAGACCATATTCAATTTAACCACTGACAATGGTTCTCAGTATCTTCCAGATCCTGAAGGTCACATGATGATCTTTGTTAATGGCATCTTACAACCACCAGGTGCAACAAATGCATTTACAGCATTCTCTGATAAAATTCAATTCAGTGAACCACCTGAACTTGGTGCTTCTTTCACAGGATTCTATCTTGGTAAATTGAGACAATTGGATGATATTTCTTTCGAGTTCGACTCTTTAAGACAGTCATTTAACCTTAAGCGTGACGATGTTTTCTACTCACTCACTCTTACTGATGGTGTTCAGTCTTCTACTATCAGACCAGAAAATAACATTATCATCTCGGTTAATGGCGTTCTTCAAGAACCTGGTGTTGGTTTTGAAATTGTTGGTTCTAGAATTATCTTCTCTGAAATTCCTCGTTTCGGATCAACATTTGTTGGATTCTCATATGTTGGTTCTGAAGCAGACGTTGATGCGGACACAGTTGTGCCCCCAGTTGAAGCAGGAGACTTTATTGATATTGAAGGTGAAGTGAGTGATCGTGAAGTTGCAGTTATTGAATCTTCTAATTCTCTTATCACTTTTGATTATCTTGGATCTGTATTTGGACAAAATGCAAATGCCACTGCAAACTTAACTTCTGGTTTTATTGAAAGAGTTAGTGTTACATCTGGAGGTTCTGGATACACTTCTAGACCCGTTGTGAGACTGGATTCTATCTCAGGATTTGATGGTCAAGTGAAGGCACTTGTAGGCGTTGCAGGAGTCACAGTAACAAATGCTGGTTCTGGATATTCAAATCCAGATGTTGATGTTGCAACAACAGTTCCTGATAACTGGACTGCACCAAACCTTGCTGATTACGGCGAGGAACTGGTAGATCCAGAAGTGTGATAAATAACTAAAAAGTGTAGCAAGTAATGGCTAAACAATCCCTAAACATTGGTACTACAGCTAATGATAACACTGGTGATACACTGAGAAGTGGTGGTGATAAAATTAATGATAATTTTGATGAATTGTATACCGCTTTAGGTAATAACGCTTCTCTCAGTATATCACTTGCAAACCCAGCTACAGGGCAGGTACTGAAGTATAACGGCAGCAGTTTTGTTGCTGCTAATTTTAATGCATTAACTTCTGCGTTAGATGTTTCTGGAAATAGTATTATTTCTTCTTCAAATGGAAATATTACACTTGCTCCTAATGGAACTGGGGATGTTGTCATTACTGCAGGATCTCAAACTACTACATTTGATGGTGCTACTGGAGGTGTAGGTTTTGGATCTACAATTTCGTATAAAAATGAATATACTGCGCTAGGAAATGCTCCTGCTGCAGCAACATTTCCTGGATATTTTTATACTGTAGATGGTGATGATAATCCATATGTAAATATCAATATTACTGGTGGTGGTGTTGGTGATACTAGGGCAAAACTTCTCACAGAATATTCAAGTATCGACGATCTTTCTGATGTTGATATCACCACTAGTGCTCCCACAAGTAATCAAGTATTGAAGTGGAATGGAACTAAATTTGTTCCTGCTGATGATGCTGCTGGAGCAGGACAGCAGAATATCTTTGCTTCTGTTGCTGGAGATACTGGAACCACTACGGCAAACTCTGTTACTGATACTCTGACAATTGCTGGTGGAACTGACATTGTAACTTCTGTTTCTGGAGATACAGTTACAGTTGCATTTAATGGAACTTTAACTACAACTTTTGCTGCATTAACTGATACTGATGTTCCTTCTATTACCCAAGGTGATTCTTTATATTGGAATGGTTCTGATTGGGTTGTAACTCGTAGTCCAATGACTTGGTGGGAAGTTGGTGCTAATGGTGCAAACCATTTTACGATTAATGGTCCTGGATTCTCTTCTCCTACTGATGATCCGACTCTTTATGTTATTAGAGGAATGACATACGCATTTGATAATACTGCAAACGGCACTAATCACCCTTTCAGAATTCAAAGCACTGCTGGTCTTTCTGGAACTCCATATACTACAGGTCAATCTGGTAGTGGAACAAGTGTGCTTTATTGGACTGTTCCTATGGATGCTCCTAATACTCTTTACTATCAATGCACCATTCATGCACTGATGAATGGTACTATTAACGTATTAATCTGAAATAAATGTCTAGAACTGTTCCTGGATCGGGTGCCTCTATCAAACCAATTTTTGATGAAAATTTTGGTGTCCGTGCAATACGAGTAGTAAATGGTGGATCTGGATATGACTCTACAGATCCACCTAGATTGACAGTAACTGGTTGTGGTACTCCAGATACTGAGGCATTACTATACCCTATAATTGATGATCAATCTGGAAAAATTATTCACGTAAGAGTTCTTGAGAGAGGTCGTGGTTATGACCCTCTACGATTACAATTTTTTCCAGAACAAGAATCTCCAACAGTCATAGATTCACTTGATATTAATAGAATTTGGCAGACGCATCCAAATTCTTCCACTACAGGAACTTTTTTATCAAATACCGATAGACTTAGGATAGTATCTGATAATCACCCCAAACCAACTTGGATTCAAGCAGAAGCAGCACCTGGAGGTGGTCCTTTAATTGACAGATCTTTTGATCAAACATTCATTTACCGTGGCGGTAAAGATGTTCCTAATTCAAATACCAGATCAGAACAAAATAATAAAGCAATTGGTATTCTTGCTAATGGTGGTCTCTTACATACTCCAGAGTGGGGAACTACTGGAAATGCACCAACTAATTTTGCTATAGATTCAGTAAAGTATGATTATGTTAAAGATAACAGTGTATATGATACTGTAACTGAAGGAAATGTAAGGTATTATCACACAAGTAAATCATTAGATGAGTTTAAACTTGGTAATGGTGTTTTCGAGTGGGGAAAATTCACTCAGTTTACTTGGAATGTAAAAGTTGAAAATGGTAATATTGCTTTAGATGTTAGTAATGTAGATGAATCTCTTGGTACGGTTGCTGTTGGTAGAACTGTTGATGAAATTGGTGGTGGTGCAACAGGAGAAATTTCAAAGGTTGTAAGAAATAATTCTAATGTTGTAACACGAATTTATTTACGATTAGTATCTACAGCGGCTTCTTTTTCTGAAAATGATAGATGTTTAGGATCCACTGGATTTACATTTACAATTTCAGAACCACCAATAACATTTAACGCATATTATATTGATTTTGGTCCCGATGCTGCAAAATTTGGTAATTTTATACCAGGAACATTTTATTTTTCTCCAGAAAATATTTCAGTAAAGAGAAATTATCTGATTAAATTTAATCAATCTGATTCTACTAATAGCAATCATCCGATTAGATTTAGTACAACTCCTGATGGTACTCATAACGAAACTCCTGGCACTCTTTACTACACAAGCACTGGATCATCATCAGCACCAGCAGCAGATTACGAAAGTGAATATATGCCCATATTCATGATGAATGCTGATGAAAGTAGTAGGATCTATTACTATTGTTTGAATCATCCAAATATGGCTGGTCAAGATGGTGATGAAGGATTTATGACTCTCAGCACAGATACTAGTGCTGAAACTTTAACTAATACTTACTACGTCGAAGATTATTTTGGTTCTGGTGCAACTTTAGATTATAGTCGTTTTACTGATGGACACTCTAAAATTATTGGTATGTCCTACGATGGATATCCAATTTACGGTCCTTATGGATATAATGCTAGTGGAAATGCTGTTAGAGAAGTTTCCTCGCATCGTTTAAGAAGTACAGCAGAACTTCCTGGTACAAGACCTGCTGTAAATTCTGCAAGTACAACAACTTATGCAGTAACTGTTTCTAGTGGTGAATTTCTTTTTGATGGTTCTAGACCTAATTTCTTGTCTTTAGGTAGAGGAAAGACATTTATCTTTAATCAGGATCATGCGTCAAATGACGGAAAAATTTTATTTTTCTCGGAGACCGAAGATGGGTGGCATCCTTCTAGCAGTATTGGAACCACTTCCTTTCTGTACGATTTGGGAGTTACTTATACACTAGATGGTTCTGCAGTAACTTATGCTGCATATATTGCTGGATTTGATGCGGCAACACAAAGAAGAATTCAAATTGTTGTACCAGTAACAGCACCATCCACTTTGTATGTTTTTGGATATCAAACTAGTGGTCTTGGTTTGAGAACAGTTCAGAGTGGATATCTTCTTGGAGATTTGGTTCAAGATTACATTTATGATTCTAGTGTTGGTACGCTTGACGAATTCAATGGTAAGTTTGCAGTAACTCCAGACTATCCAAATGGAACTTATGCATATTTCATGACAGAAGATGGCAGTGGAAATCCTGTCTATCCATATGTTATTGGACGTAAATTCTATGGCACACCTATTTTTGAGGGTGGTGCTGTTCCTGAAGTTGTTACAGATTTTCCTGATGGTGCTGCTGGAGATGTTGTCTTAGACGACGATGGGAAAGTATCTTACATTAAGATGACTAAAAATGGTGACAATTATTATGGAACTACAAAAGCAAGAATTTTAGGTGGACAAGGATCTGGTGCTACAGGAACATCCACTGTTCAAACAGTTACAGGTTTGACTCTTCTGAATTCTGGTAGAAGTTACTCTAGTGCTCCTACAGTTGTTTTTGAAGGTGGTGGTGGACAAGATGCTCAAGGACTAGCAAAAATTGATACTACTGGAAAGGTCACTTCCGTTTCTATTGCAGATGGAGGAGAATTTTATCAAGAACCGCCTTATGTTCTTTTAACTGGAGGTGGTGGTATTGGAGCAAAAGCAGTTGCTACAATCGATCAGGGTCAAATCTCTAGTATTACTGTAACTGATACTGGTGAGGGATATACATCTGCCCCAAATGTAATATTCACTAGATTGGTAAATCTCAAGCGTAAAACTAGAGCTCGTCAGGCAAATAATGCTAAAAACATTTACTTAACTGGTCTTACTAAAGATGTAACCACATCAGATGATGTAATTTATGTAAAGAATACTAGTGCATTCCCTGGATCAGGTGAATTTATCCTAGATTATGAAACTATTTCATACACTAGTAAAACAGATGAAAAATTTGCTGGTATTACTAGAGGAGTAAACTTTAATTATGACCAGAGAGTTATCCTTGATGATGGTCAAAATGATGATGCTGGAGTTTCCACATATAACTTTAATGTTGGGGATCGATTAATTCGTAGAGTTGAAAGTGCAAGCAATAAAATTGCTAAAGTTTATGATTGGAATCCTAATACTAGAGAACTTTTACTAACATTTGAAATTGATGAACTGGCATTTATTGATGGTGGTATTCCATCTAGTGAAGAAGCTACAGTTCAATTTGATGCTGGTGTTGCTTCAAGTTCTGGTTCCAATGTTACTCCACACGTAGTTATTGTTGAAGAAGGATCTACAATCACAACTTTGACAGTTCCTATTGCAATTTTAGAAAATAAAAATTTTGAAGACAATGATGAACAAGATGGTGCTGGCGACGGTATCCCAGATTTAGTAAATACTGGAACAGACTTTGAAAATCAACTCAACCTTGATGGTGGTATCTATAATTCTCTATATGGTATCGAAGAGACTCAGGGTGGAACTAATACAACATTATTAGCAGTTGGTGACAGTGTTAAAGATGCTAGTGTACCATTCAAATTTGCAAATATTGCTACAGCAGGCGGACTTAGTGAAGGAAGAGAGCACGTCGCTCTTGTCAATTTAACTTTAGATGCTCTTGACGGTAATGGTCAAAACTTCAGTGTTAATGAAGTTATTACTGGAGATATATCTGGAGTTCGTGGAACAGTTGTTTCATGGAATGCAACAACTAAAGTTCTTCAGGTCAAAGATGTTGTTCCCTTTAACACTGGGAATGTCAATGTTGGAGAAGGAGGATATCTTTATAAATTCTCCGAAAAAAGCACAGTTGTTGATGTCTATATTCAAAATGCAGGAACAAACTATTCTGGCACACCTACATTGGCATTTGAAAATATTGGCGATATTAGAGCAACAGGAACTGTTAATATGACAATAGCAGGTGACCAGGTGGAATCTATCAATATCACAAATGGCGGATATGGATATGTTCAATCTGTAGATAATACTTATGATCTTCATCCAGAACTTACATTTACAAATGCTGGCGGAGATAGCACTGGATCTGGTGTTGTAGCATATGCTATTTTGGGTGGAGAAAAGGTTTCTGGAAACAACGGAGCGCAATATAGAATCAAGAGCATTGAATATGTCTCAACTGTCCGTTCCAAATGATCATAAATAAACAAGAGGACAATAGTACCTAAGAGATGGCAGCCCTACTTACTGATCAATTTAGAATTTTTTCTGCGAAGAAATTCATTAAAGCACTTGAAGGTCCTGACGCAAATCAAAGTGATTCTGCGGCTGGTACTGATAGAGATAGAGTTTATGTCTTTATTGGAAGACCTCAAACTTGGGATAATGAAAACTCCCCACCTCAAGCAGTTGACTCTTTTAAAGAGTTTTCCGCCTCTTATGATGATATGATTTCTCTTAAGAGGGTTCTTGCTTCGGACACTGTTCAAGTTGTCCGTAGAATTGACTGGATTTCTCCTGAAGAAACTACGGGTGGTCTGGGTTTTACTTATGACATGTATCGTCATGATTATTCTCCAAACAAAACTGCTGCTTCAGGTGCTACCAAATTATATGATGCGGATTTTTATGTTGTGAATTCACAATATCAGGTCTATAAGTGCATTTATAACGGTACATCTCCTTCTGATCCTAATGGTAAACCTTCTACAGTTGAGCCTACTGGCACTTCCACTAGCATTATTACCACTGGTGATGGATATCGTTGGAAGTACATGTACACCATCCCAGTTGCTTCCGTCCTTAAATTCTTCTCCAACGATTACATGCCTGTTTTTACCAATGATTCGGTAAAGACAAACTCTGTTGGTGGTGAAATTGATACCGTTGTTATTAACGCTGCTGGTTCTGGATATAATAATGGAACATATGACAATGTTTCCATTAATGGAGATGGTGCAGGTGGTCGTGTTTCTATCGTTGTTGATGGTGGTAAGATTACTTCTGCCACTGTAACTTCTGGTGGTACTGGTTACACATTTGGTCAAGTTAATATCGGTGCTATCACTGGTATTGGAACAGGAACTAGTGGTGAAGTTGACGTTATTATTCCTCCCCCAGATGGTCATGGATTTGATTCTGGTATTGAACTTGGTGGTTTTCGAGTAATGATCAACGCCAAACTTTCATACGATGAAGGTGCGGGTGACTTCCCAATCGATAACGATTATCGTCGTATCGGATTGGTAACAAATCCACTAAAATTTGGTACTTCGGAACTTCTTGCAGATCTTACTGTTTCTGCTACAAAGGCAGTCATTTTCTCACCAACTTTCCAAGGAAATTATGTTCCTGATGAAATTATTACTCAAACTAGAGTTGTAGGTGGTACTAATATTACTGCTAGAGCAAGAGTTATCTCTTGGAATCCAACAACCAAAGTTCTGAAATATTATCAAAACTCTGTTGATGGTATTTTTCCTGAAGTTACAGGTACTCAAAATGAATTTGATGGTTCTAATGTCATTAGTGGTGCAACTTCTGGTGCATCTGGACAACCAGATGTAAATTTTCCAGCAGTTCCTAATTCTTCATCCAGAACTATTAATAATACAGAGTATGATCTTGGTATGAGATTTACAAGTGGTTATGCAAAACCCGAAATTGAACCAAACAGCGGTCAAGTTGTTTATATAGATAATAGACGAGCAATCAGTCGTGCAAACGACCAGGTAGAAGACATCAAAATCGTAATCGAGTTCTAATGGCACAAAACACAAATCTAAACGTCACACCTTATTACGACGACTTCGATAAGGATAAGAATTTTTATCGAGTGTTGTTTCGTCCTGGATTCCCAATTCAGGCAAGAGAACTCAGCACTATGCAGAGTATTCTGCAGAATCAAGTAGAAGGCATCGGTACTCATCTATTCAAAGATGGTGCAATGGTTATCCCAGGTCAAGTAGGTTATGACCTGGATGTTCAGGCAGTTCTGCTACAAGAATCATTCTTGGGTAGTGATGTTGAAACGTATAGAACTCAATTAACTGGAACTATCATTGAGGGTTTAACCACTGGTGTAAAAGCAAAGGTATTGTATAGTATCTCCGCTTCAGAGTCTGAAAGAGGTTATATTACATTATATGTAAAATATATTGACTCTGGTGACACTACTTCTTCCACAGGATTGAAGACATTCCAAATCAATGAGCAGTTGATCACCGATAAGGAAATTACATTCGGTTCAACTCTGATTGAAATTGGAACTCCTTTTGCTCAACTTCTTCCTGTTAATGCTACTGCTGTAGGTTCTACGGCATATATTAGTGAAGGTGTATACTATATTAGAGGGCACTTTGTAAATGTTCCCTCCAGTTACATCATTCTGGATCAATACGGAAGCAATCCTTCTTATAGAGTTGGTTTAGATGTTCTTGAATCAATTGTAACTCCTGAAGACGACGAATCCCTTAATGATAATGCTGCAGGAACTTCTAATTATTCTGCTCCTGGTGCTCATAGATTTAAAATTCAAACTCAGTTTGTTAAAAAACTAATTACTGATGAAGCGGACAAAGACTTTATCGAACTGCTCAGAATCAATCAGAGTAGAATTGAAAACTTTGTTGAAAGGACTGAATATAGCGAGCTCGAGAAATCAATGGCTCGTCGTACATTTGAGGAATCTGGTGATTACGTAATCGATACTTTTGATGTAAAAGCTCGTGAACATCTTAATGATGGATTTAACAATGGTGTTTATACCAAAGGTATGACATCACCTGATGGTAACGATGCTAGCGATGAAAAATTAGCAATTGAAGTCAGTCCTGGTAAAGCATATATTAGAGGTTATAGAACTGAATTCATTTCCCCTCAATATGTTGATGTAGATAAACCAAGAGATTTTGATACTCGCGAAAATGGTATCATCAATTTTAATCTTGGTAATTTTGTAAAAGTTTACGATGTACATGGTTGGCCAGAAGTATCTGGTGATGGTGTTACTGATGCGTATCAAATTCTAGATCTTTATGATGATTGGTCTCCAAATGCTACCACTGCTCCTAAATCTGGTGCTAATCGTATTGGAAGATGTAGAATTATTCAACTTCAAAAAACTAGCAGTGCTTTAGCAGCAACATCACCTTTTGGAACATCCCCAACAGTTCCTGGTGGTGTTTATAATTTGCATTTTATGGATGTGCAAATGTTCACTGTTTTGAACATTACAGATCCTATCAATTATATTTCGGGTACTAAAATTGTTGGTGGAACATCTGGTGCTTCTGGATTTATTGCAGATACTGGTAATAACACTCACTACATTTATCTGGAGCATGTAGATGGAGTATTTACTAATGGTGAAAAACTTCAAATCAATGGTAGAGATGTTGGTACATTAGACGCAGCACACTCTTATAGACTTGCCGATGTGAGATCTTCTTTCGGTAAAGATGGTAGCAATAATGTTCGTTTTGGTTGTAATTGGATTCTTAATGACTCTCGTCCTATTGAATCCTCTTCTCTTAATACAAATGAAACAACTGGTAATATCCTAACACTTGATACCATTGTTGGTGGCACTGGTTATGCTGCAGGTTCAGGTATTGCCACTACTGGTGGCAATGGTAGCAATGCTACAGTAGATATTGCTGTTACTAATGGTGTAGTTACTGGAGTTACACTTAATAATGCTGGTACAGGGTATGACATTGATGAGACTCTGACCATTACTAATGCTAACGCTAGTGGTGTAAATACCTTAAGTTCGATTTCTACCGCAGGTACAGGTTATACTGCAGGTACAGGCATTGCAACAACTAATAATGGTTCTGGTACTAATTTAACAGTTGATATCACTGTTAATGCCGCTGGTGCTGTTCAAACAGTAGCCGTTAACAATGATGGTAGTGGATATGTAGCAGGTAATACTGTAACTGTTACTAATGCTAATGCTACGGGTGTCTCTGCTGTAGATACCATTAGTGGTGCAGATTCTTCTAGAACAGCAGGTACATATACTATTGGTGCTTCTGATTATTCCGTTTCTCCCTCTAGTGGTAGATCTGGTGCTACCTTCCAAGTTGTAGTTAATGGAGCAGGTGCCGCTACTGTTACTGTTACTGGTTCTGGTACTGGTTATGCAGTTGATGACACTTTCACTATTGCTGATGCTCAACTTGGTAGTGGTGGCGGTGCTGCTTTGACCTTTGATGCTTCTGCTTTGCATGGTAATGGTTGCACCTTCAATGTTGGTTCTATTCACGGAAATGGTGCAACTTTTGATGTTGCAAGTGTTGGTCGTGAAACTATCACTGGTTTCCGTACAAGATATGAGAAAGACTTGAGACCTGGTGATGTAATTACCCCAACTTTATCCGATGTTGAAGGCACTAACACCATTCGTGTTAAGAGAGTTGATCCAACAAATATTGCAACAACAAAGGATAATAAGAGATCTACTATTTTAGATGGTGACGCAATCTTTAATTATGCCGATCAAATCGCTAGACTTGACAATACTCTAAAAGTAGGAACAGTAACTGCTGGCGAATATAGTGAATTTGTTAGATTACGTCCTTTCGTTTTCCAGAAAGATTATCAAAACGGAGAACTTTCTTTTGACCTCCCTGAAGATGTAATGAGGTCTCTGGATGACGAATCGTTCTTCGTCTTTAGAAACTTCGCTTCCAAGACAGTAACCTCTGGTTCTATTACATTCACTCTCCCTGAATCAGAATCCTTTGCTGCATTATCTGGAGATCATTATATTCTAACCATTATTGATAATGGTGGTTCTGGTGTATATTCAAATGGTCAGAATGTTGATATTGATGCTGAAGTAGATGCTGGCAATCTTGTCACTTCTTTTGGTTCTGATAATCAGTCATTCTCTATTACTGGTCTTGGTAATGTTGCAACAGTTACATTAACTGCATTAATTTCTAAAAATACTGTTGCTAAGAAGATTAAGACCGCATCTAAAATGCAGTCTCTTAAAGTCTTCAAAACTACAGAAGATCTAGTCGAACAACCTACTGGTCTTACTTATAGTGCTCTTTATGGTACTAGAGTTGAGGATTTGGATATCTCTTTTGGTATCAATGACGTTTATAATGTACATGCAATCTATGAATCATTTGATGAGAATGATGCATCGTCTCCATATGTCGTTCTTACCGAATCAGTATTCTTTGCTGCAAGTACGCTAATCATTGGTAAAACTTCAGGTGCTAGAGGTAGAGTAATTTCATTCTCTAATGCTGATTTAAAATTATACTATGTTGCTCTTAATGAAATTCCTTTCATTGTGGGTGAAACTATTAATGGCGAAAATACTTCTGGTGATGCAATCACAGGTATTATTGATGATGATGAAGATTCTATCTTTGCAGGTAGTAAAGTTATTACCGATCAGTTTAGTTTAGAAGCTGGACAAAGAATGAATTTCTATGATGTTTCTAAACTTGTTCGTCTCCCTTCTACAGTTGCTCCCACAAGAAGACTTCTTGTAATCTTCGATTACTTCTCACATGAAGCGTCTGGAGATTATTTCTCTGCCCAATCGTATAGTGGTATTACTTATAAAGAGATTCCCAACTACAAGGTAGATGGTTCTATTAAGTATATTCGAGATCAGATTGATTTCCGTCCTGCAGTTAAAGAACTTAGAAACGGTCAAGGAACAGTTAGTGCTCCCTTCTATGTAAATTGTACAACTTTTGACTTTGTTTCTAGAGTCTTTGATACAGCTAGTGGTGCTGGTGCATCAACTATCTTTGATATTATGGAAGTCGATTCTTCCTTTAGAGCAGACTATTCTTGGTATCTTCCTAGAATTGATAAGTTGTATCTGTCTCATGATGGTAAACTCGTTATGAGTAAGGGTGTATCTGGATATTTCTTGATCCCGCCTCCAAAAGTTGATAATGCAATGCTTTTAGCATCTATTGAATACAAACCATATGTGTTTGATCCAGAAAGAGATGTTCTGATTACCACTGAGGTTATTCGTCGCTATACAATGAAGGACATTGGTGATCTGGAGACCAGACTCACTCATGTTGAATATTACACTTCTCTATCTTTACTTGAATCTCAAGCAGAAAATACTAAGACCTACGATGAAAATGGATTTGATCGTCTTAAGAACGGTTATGTAGTTGACGACTTTACTGATCATACAACTGGTGATGTCTTTAGTCCTGATTATAAGTGCTCTCTTGACTTTAGAGAAGGTCAGTTACGTCCTCAGCACTATACAACTAATGTTGCTCTGCAATTTAATGAATCTGACTCTACTAATGTAGTTAAAACTGAAGGTAATGTTATTATGTTACCTTATGAAGATACTGCAGTTATTACTCAACCCTATGCGTCCAGATCAGAGAATGTTAACCCGTTCAATGTATTTACTTTCATTGGTCGTATTGATTTAACACCTGCATCTGACGATTGGATCGATATCGAAAGACTCCCTGCTCGTGTTGAAAATATTGAGGGTGACTTCTCTTCCGTTTCTAGAGATCTTCAGGTTGATCAAAATGGTTTTGCTCCCATTCAATGGGGTTCATGGCAAACTAACTGGACTGGTGAGACATTAACTTCTAGAACTCAAGCAACATCTACATCTGGTACATATGGTATTGGTCGTCAGTTAGGTCGTGCTGGTCACGGTCAGCGTCGTCAAGGTTTATTCTACCTTCACGAGCGTCGTACTTTCAGAGTTGTTAATAATCAAGCCCGTCAAGGTGTTCGTACAAGAGTTGTTCCTAAGATTGAGCGTAGATCTTTAGGTGATACGGTTCTTTCTAGAAGTACAATTCCTTGGATTAGATCTCGTAATATTGGTTTCAATGTAGATCGTTTGAAACCACGCACTAGAATGTATACATTCTTTGATGGTATTGATGTAACAACTTACATTACACCCAAGGTTATTGAACTCATTAAAAACTCTTCGACTGATTCTAGAACAAATGAAACTCCTTTTGTTGTTGGAGAAACTGTTATTGGACAAAGTTCTAACTGTCAATTGAAAGTAGTTGCACCTAATGATGGTTATAAAACTAATCCATATGGAAAAGGTACTGAAACACTTCCTGAAACGTATTCCTCTCAAACAGTATATCTAAATCATGATATTACTGCAATCTCCGAAACAGTCTCTCCAGACTTCTTCGGCAATATGCAGGTTGGTGAAATTTTAGTTGGTCAAACTTCTGGTGCTAGAGCAGTTGTTCAAGATCGTCGCCTTCTTACTGATAATGTTGGTAATATTCAAGGTACATTCTTTGTTCCTTCACCTAAGAATGATGCAAATCCTCGTTGGGCAACAGGAACTAGAACCTTCAGATTCACAACATCTGAAGCAAATTCAAAGTTAGTTGGTGCAGTAGATTCTTCTGCAGATACTACTTATTCTGCGACTGGTACTCTTCAAACTGTACAAGAGAATGTTCTTGCAGTTCGTAATGCTGAAATTGTCAGAGATACCGTCTCGGAAGACAGAGTTGTTCAAACTACTAGAACTGAAACTAGACAAATTGGTTGGTATGACCCTCTTGCACAATCCTTTATTGTGGAAGAAGAAGGTGGTATGTTCTTAAGTTCTGTCGAAATCTTCTTCAGAACAAAAGATGATAATATTCCCATCTCCATGCAGATCAGAACCATGGAGAACGGTTATCCTACTAAGACTATTCTTCCTTTCTCTGATACTACAATCACTCCTGATCAGGTTGATATTTCTGAAACTGCTGCAGTTCCAACTAGGTTTACCTTTAAAGCACCAGTTTATATTAAGTCATCCGTTGAATATTGTTTCGTTCTTCTGTCCGACTCGAATGAGTATCAAGTCTGGATTTCTAGGATGGGTGATGTTGACGTCACTGGCACCAGAACAATTTCTGAACAACCCTATGCTGGTGTTCTGTTTAAATCACAGAACGCATCCACCTGGACTGCTGATCAATACGAAGATTTGAAGTTTACGGTTTATCGTGCAAACTTTACTGCAACTCAAGGAACAGTTGCATTGAATAATGCACCTCAGGGTAAAGGTAATAATGGTATTCATAATTTGATTGATAATCCAATTCAAACCATTAAACCAAAACTTGTATTGAGTGCTGGTCTCGCAGCATCACAGTATACTTACAGTATTGGTGCTCGTTTATTACAAGAAACTTCTAATGCTGAAGCAACCGTAGTTTCTTCTACAACATCTAGCAGTGCAGTTGATACTATTACAGTCAATGATGTGACAGGTAACTGGTTACAGGGAACATCCACTACTTTTAGAATTAGATCTTCTGAAGCAATTGCAACTATGGTTGTAGGTAATGTATCTGGAACTCTGGAGGTTGGCGATATTGTTACTGGTGCAACTTCCGCATCGGTTGGCGTCGTTAAAACTTGGGATGGTGCTTCTAATCTGGTTCTTCACTATATTACTGGTGCATTCACTGACACAGAAACTCTGAATGAAGGTGGTGGTTGGACTGCAACTGTGACTTCTTCTATTGAAAGTGGGGATTCTTTCGGAGGTTACCTACCAACTGCTCCCACATATGCAACTGATGAGAAAGAAATTCTTGTCTACCATAGAAATCATGGTATGCACAATAGAACTAATAATGTTAGTATTGAAGGTGTTGTTTCTGAAGTTTCCCCAACAACACTTACTAGTGCATTAGTTGCTGCTGCAACTTCTATTACTGTAGATAGTGCTATCACATTCCACACTGTTGTCAATGGTGCTGCAGTTAGTAATACTAACCCTGGATATGTGAAAATTGGTGATGAAATCATTAAATATTCTTCCATCTCTAGCGATGGTAAGACTATTGCTGTCGCAACTGGTGGTAGAGGTGCAAATAATACCGTTGATACAACTCATGTGTCTGGTACTGTCGTTGAGTGTTATAATCTCGATGGCATTCCTCTGATTGATATCAATAAGACTCATACAAGTCTTGAGTGTCCTTGGATTGATACTTATATGCTTCAGATGCAGGGTGTAGCAAATAATGGTATTCGCGCAGGTGGTAACAGAGTATTTGCTTCACAGAATGTTCAGTTTGAAACTCTTACACCAACAGTTTCTGTTATGAATATGCCTGAAACAGAAATTACTGCTAGGATTAATACTACTAGTGCAACTTCTGTTGGTGATGGTGGTGGTGAGGGCGCATCTTCTCCTCGGGACCAAGCATCGTTTGTTAATGATGGTGTTTATGTACCTATTACACTCAATGATCAAAACTTCTTCCCCAATCCAAGAATGGTTTGTTCAGAGGTTAATGAAAATGCAAAACTTGATGGTGAAAAGTCTCTCACAATGTTGATTGATCTTTCTACCACGAAGGCATCGCTTTCTCCTGTAGTTGATTTGGACAGATGTTCTCTAATTACAACTACAAATAGAATCAATGAATGGCCAGGTGGTACTTCTCCTTATGGTCAGCAAGGTCAAATTGATCGCTCACAAGATGTTTCGACACTCCCAATTGGTGATCAAAATGATTGTGTATATATTACAAGACTTGCTCGTTTGATTAGAGAATCGAGATCCTTAAGAATTGATTTCCAGATGTCTCGTCCTCCTGAAGCAGACGTTAGAATCTACTACAGAGCATTCGACACAGGAACTTCTGAGGATATTGATTCTATCGGATGGACTCAATTTGAAAAAGCACTTCAATATGATGATTCTCCTAGTGAAGAAATTCTTTGGAAGGATTATTATTACGAAGTGAGTGGTTTGAACTTCAATGCATTCCAAATTAAAATTGTTATGAGATCCTCCAGTCAAGCAAAAGTACCATTAATCGCTGACCTTCGCGCTATCGCACTTGCAACCTAATGAAAGATTTTGATAACTTAATTCCAGTAGAAGGAAAGGAGGGTCTTTACAGGGACCCTGCTTCCAATGCTATCATCAAGGGCAACCAAGATGAGTATGATAAATATATGGCATCTTACAATAAGAGGCAAAAGGAAGATAAAGAAAAGAAAGCTTTACAAAAAGAGGTTTCTGATCTAAAATCTGAAATGAGTGATATTAAGTCGCTCTTACTAACGTTAGTCCAAAAAACAAAGTAAACATTATGACGATTGAACAAGTTGGTCAACCAGAAATGCTCCGACAATTTAAAGAGCGTTTTGGTGCATTGGTTGAAGAAAATAAGCAATTGGCAGCAAAAATTAAAGAGAATGAAGTTACTGCATTGAAACTTCAAGGTGCTATTGAAGCACTTGAATACTATAATCCTGAAACAATGTCAGCACCACCCGATGAAGAGGTGGTTGATGAAGTAGAAACTGCAGAATGATATCAAGGGGGGCAATGTCCCCCTTTTTTAATGGCATAAATAACTCAGAAGCATAATCTCTTAGAGTTGTCGTAAAAAATGGCAAATAGAATTCAATTAAGACGTGGTAATGGGCAAGAATGGCAAAACTCTAACCCCATCCTCGCTCAAGGCGAACTTGGTATCGAACTTGATACGGGTCGCTTCAAGATCGGTGATGGTGTTACGCCATGGAATACCCTCAGATACGAACGCCCCATTGAGTCAACCTCAAACACGGCAAATACTCTAGTTCAGAGAGATACTGACGGTAATTTTTCTGCCGCTACTATCACTGCTACACTCATAGGCAATGCTTCTACATCGTCTAGATTAGCAAGTTCTAGACAGATTCAGTTGTCTGGCGATGTTAGTGGTTCTGAAATCTTTGATGGTTCTGAAAATATTTCTATCTCAGCATCATTAGATCTGTTATCGAGTTTGCCACACCACGATAACACTGATAGTAGTAGTGCAACATATACGAAAGTTACTGTTGATGCTAAAGGTAGAGTTATTAATGCTTCAAATCCAACAACTCTTGCTGCTTATAACTTAAACGGAACTGTAGAGGGTCAATCCGCACAGGCATATGATTTAGACCTAGTTGCTCTTGCAGGTCTGACTACTACTGGATTAATCTCTAGAACTGCCACAAATACAATGGCAACCCGTACAATTACGGGAACTAGTGGTAAAATTAATGTAAACAATGGAGATGGTGTATCTGGTAATCCTACATTAGATCTTGCAACCACCACAGTAGACGCGGGTAATTATAATACTGAGTCTCTGACATCAGTATCTGCTGTTGGTTCTAACGACGAACCTTTTGGTACAGAAACTGTAAACGCTGTTAAATTTACAGTTGATGATAGAGGTCGTCTAACATCCGCAACAAATGTACCGATTGCTACTGCTACTGAGGGTAGTAAGTATCCTAACTATAGTGCAGGCACTGCTTACACTAGATATGCAATCATTCAGAATGCATCAAAAGTATACCAAGCAATTGCGGACATTAGTGCTGGTGCTGGTGCTCCTACTCATTCCAGTGGTGATTCTGGATCATGGCGTTACCTCGCGGCTGAAGCAACGGAACAGAAGGGACTGGCTTCATTTGCACAGGAAGATTTCGATGTTGACAGCAACGGGCACGTCACAATCGCCGCACTAGGCGTAGATAATACACAATTACAAAACAATCGTATTGGTTTCGCTGACGGTAATACCGTCGAGAATTTTGAACTAGATCAAGAACTTACTGCAACTACTGGTTACAGAGGTTTCAACTATCTTAATTATGTTAAAGTTAATAATACTAGTGGCAACTTACTGTTTGGCGCTAATAATACAGGGGACGGTGGCGCTGGTGAGATTGATGTCAATGTCCGTTCCTATTTTTCTGATCCTGATATTACTCTTGATGGAGCAGTTGCTCAGACATTGGATAAGTCTGGGGACGGTAACCTTACCTTCTCCCTGACACAAAACTCTGCAAATGCTAGAAACCTTAGTATTCTCTCTACAAATTCTGGGGATGGCACAAGCACAGTAACAATCACTGCAGAAGATGTTGTTGATATTGATGCTTCTGCTGGAACTGGAAAGGTTCATGTAGAAAACGCAAGATTCCAAGGAGATTATATTGGTTCAACAGGAACACTCAATCTTGATCCTGGCGATGACCGTGGTGTTAGTGGTTTGGTTCGTGTCTGGGGTGACCTCCAAGTTGACGGTGTAACAACAACTGTAAACAGCACAACCTTACAGGTTGATGATGTCATCATGACTCTGGGTGGTGATACTGCTCCTGGTTCCGATGACAACAAAGATCGTGGTGTTGAGTTTAGATATTATGATTCTCAAGCACGCTTAGGTTTCTATGGTTGGGACACTAACTATACTGATTTGGCTGGTCATGAAGGTGGTTTTACTTTCCTTCATGCTGCTACAAATAATTCCGAAGTCTTTTCTGGTACTGCTTCTGGTATTACTGCTGGTAACCTTAAATTAACAACTGGCACTGCATCTTCTTCTAATACAACTGGCGATCTGGTTGTTGCTGGTGGTGCAGGTATCACTGGTGCAGTCAACATCGGTGGTAATACTGATATCGACGGCACTCTCCGTATTACTAGCACTTCTCGTTTCGACGACAGTATTGTTCTGCAGGGTGCATCCAAGACACTGCAATTGAACAATGGTTCTGGAACTACAAAGATTGAATTACAATCAACAACTGGTAATGCAAGTATCGGTGGTGTAACCGATATCACTGGTAATCTCAACGTTAACACTAATAAGTTTAATGTTGTTGCTTCTTCTGGTAATACATCTGTTGCTGGTACTCTTGCAGTAACTTTAGGAACGACTCTTACGGGTGCTCTTGATCTTAATAACAACGCAAATATTTCTGGTCTGGTTCATCTTGAATCTGCAGATGAACCTGATATTGTATCTGGTGCTCCTCATACCATTCAAAATAATGACTATGGTGCATTAAGGGTAGATGGTGGTGCATACTTCCATAAAAATGTATTGTTTAACGGAGACGTCTTCCTAAATGGTGACTTTAACCAGCAGGAAGACGCAACTGAGAATTATGGTCTGAGAAACTACCTGTCCGTCCGATACAAGATGAGGGCAGGTTCTGTTGCTGCATACAACCCTTCATTCTCAAACTCCAACACTTCTAACTTGAGAGTCTTTGGTGGTGCTGGTGTTAACCAGAACTTACATGTTGGTGCTACTAACAGTGGCGAAGGATTCTTCGTAGGTAAAAAGAACAGCGGTGATTCAGTTAAGTTCTCTGTCTTGGGTGCATCTGGTAATACCGATATTCAAGGCACACTCGATGTTGCTGGTAACTCCGAGTTCAACGGCACAGTTGATGTTGATGCTAACTTTGCAGTTAGAAGTGGCACCACTGATAAGTTTACTGTTGCTTCTTCCTCTGGTAACACTAATATTGAAGGTACTCTGACCGCTGATGGTCATACTGAGTTGAACTCTACCTTGAATGTTGATGATGATGTAACCTTCGGTGCTCAACTCACTGTTACTGGCGCAACAGAATTCAATAACACTGTTGATGTTGACGCTAACTTTGCAGTTAGAAGTGGTAGCACGGACAAGATGACCGTTGCCTCGTCTTCAGGTAACATCGCAACTGACGGTACTCTGGTTGTTCAGGGTCAAACAACTATCAATGATTCTCTAATCGTTCAAAGTGATAATGAAGTTGTAAATGTCAATAATGGTTCTGGTGTAACTAAGTTTAGTATTGATACTGATAATGGTAATACAAATATCATCGGTACACTTACCGTTGGTGATGCAACTCAAATCAACGATACTTTAGGTGCCTCTGGTGTTGTAACTTTCACAAGAAACACACAACAAACTCTGACTGGATCTTACGCTGCTGATGGTGCATTCCGCCTGACTGGTGGTGCTGCTATCGGTAAGAACCTTGCAGTCAGTGGTGATGCTAGAGTTTATGGTGCTACCGAACTGACAGGTGCTCTGGATCTGAATAGTAGTGCAGACATCTCTGGTGCTCTGGTAACTCACGATAATGTGACTATCACTGCAGATAACAAAACATTTGCTATCCAAAATGCATCTGCTGCTAACAAACTTACAGTAGATACCGACAATGGTAATACTGATATTCGTGGCACTTTGGATGTTGGTGGTGATGTAACTGCTGAATCCAACCTAACTATCACTGGAAACCTCACTGTTAATGGAACAACCACTACTGTCAATTCTACGGTCACAACTCTCGATGACCCTATTATTACTGTGGGTGGTGACACAGCACCGCAGTCTAACGATGGTAAGGATCGTGGTGTTGAGTTCCGTTATTACGACGGCTCTGCGAAAATTGGTTTCTTTGGATTCGACAGATCCGCACAACAATTCGCATTCCTGACAAGTGCATCCAACTCCTCTGAAGTTCTTACTGGTACAGATGGTGCTCTTCGTGCTGGTTCTCTTAATCTTACTGGGTCTGGCACGGGTCTTGATGTTGATGCCAATGCCAACATTGATGGCACCCTGACTGTAGATGGTCAGATCATCTCTCAAGTTTCTTCTGGTCCTGCTCTGGTTATTCCTACCACTGCTAAGATCAACAACCTGAATGCTGACCTTCTGGACAGCATGACAACTGCAAGTGCAAACACCGCATCAACAGTTGTTAATCGTGATGCTAACGGTGATTTTGCTGCAGGAACTATTACTGCTGCTCTGGTTGGTAACGCTTCTACAGCAACTACCTTACAGAATGCAAGAGACATTATTCTTGAGGGTGTTGTTACTGGTACAGTATCCTTCAACGGATCTGCCAATGTAAGCATTACAACATCTTATAGCGATGCAGATATCACTGCACTCGCTGCAATGACGGGCACTGGTTTTGTTGCTAGAACTGCTGATAACACCTATGCACGACGCACACTTGCTGTCACATCATCTTCTGGTATTACACTGACGAATGCTGATGGTGTTTCTGGTAACCCAACGATTAACGTCGCTTCTACAGCAAACAACTCGGCAAATAACCTGGTTCTTCGTGATGCATCTGGTAACTTTGCTGCTGGTGTAATTACCGCAGCACTGACTGGTAATGTTACTGGCACAGTCTCAGATATCAGCAACCACGACACTGGCGATCTGACAGAGGGTAGTAATCTGTACTACACAGATGAGCGTGTCGATGACAGAGTTAATGCTCTCATCGTTGCAGGCACAGGTATTACTAAAGCATATAACGACTCTGCAGGCACCTATACGCTCACTGTAACGCAAGCAGACATCGATACTGATAATGTAACCGAAGGTTCGACAAACCTCTTTACAACTGCTGCCAGAACCCGCACACACTTTACATATGGAACAGGTATTGAACTCAGTGGTTCAGGTGCTCTTAGTGTCACTCAGGCAGATATCAATACCGATAATGTTACCGAAGGTAGCACCAACATCTTCTTTACTAATGCACGCTCTGATGCACGATTTGATACCAAACTTGCTGCAGCAGACACTGATGATCTGAGTGAAGGTTCTACTAACCTTTACTATACAGATGCTCGTGCCAACGCTCGTGTTGCTGCTGCGACAGGCGCAAACCTTGATCTTTCTAATAAGTCCACTACCCATCTTGCTGAAGGAAATAATCTCTATTATACCGAGGCAAGAGTTCAGGACAAACTTGATAATGCATTTGAGCAACTGAGAGCAATGCTCAATAATCTTGCTGCCAGCACCACTTTGGTTCTTAACTTGTCGGGTGATCCCACTCCTGGTGATGTAACTGCATTAAACAATTCTTCTTTGGCTGGTGGTACAGGTTACAACACAGCAACTGCAGTTGCCACTACAACTGATGGTGATGGCACAGGTCTTACAGTTAATATCACTGCTTCTGGTGGTGTTATTACTGCTGTTGCTATCAATGTTGATGGTTCTGGTTATGCAGTTGGTGACACCATTACAATCACAGGTGGTGGCGGTAACGCTACTATCGATGTCTCTGCTGTTGTTGAGATGGCAGTTGGAGATACTCTCACTGGTGGCACATCTGGAACCACTGGTGTTATTACTGCAGTTGGAACCAACCAAGTCACCGTAAATACTGTCAATGGTTTCTTCAAGAAAACTGAGACTGTTGCTGCTGGTGATGTGTCCACACTTACTATCCAATCATTTGCTTGATAACTAATGTCCGCTACAAGACCCGCTACTAAAACCGAACTAAGAGATTACGCTCTTCGTCGTTTGGGTTATCCAACGATTGACATCAATGTTGCTTCGGCACAATTGGATGACTTAATTGAAGAAGCGATCGACTACTATCAGGAATACCACTATAACGGTAGTTATAAGTCTTTCATTAGAATTGAAGTGACTGATGCTATCATTACTGCAGCAAAGTCTAAAACACAACTTGCTTCTGGTCCTTGGTATGAAGGTAATGAATACGTTTCACTCCCACCTGGAGTAATGAGTGTTAATAGAGTGTTCAGTCAGATTGGTGCGTCTAGTGTTGTTCCTGGAAACATTTTTAATATTAAATATCAAATTTTCTTGAATGATATTTACTCCATGACTCATGGACAAATTTTACATTATTATATGACATCTCAATATCTTGAGACCTTAGATTGGGTTACTAATAATAACAATAGTCGCAGAATCAGATTTAATGAGCATCAGGCAAGATTATATCTTGATTTTGATTGGGATGAGTTGCAAGCAGGTGACTTTATCTTGATTGAAGTATTGATGCGTCAAGACCCTGAAACTTATACAGCAATGTATAACGATAATTGGATGAAGGACTATGTTGAAGCATTGTTCCAACAGCAATGGGGTCGTAACCTAAGTAAGTATGACGGCATTCAAATGTTGGGTGGTGTTACTCTCAATGGTCGTCAAATTCTTGAAGACGCAAGTCAATTTAAGAAGGATCTTGAAGAAGAGATTCGTTCTAAGTATGAAATTCCTCCCATGGACCTTGTAGGCTGATATGGCATTTTCTAACGATTCACCAAACGATTTTGTCTTTAGAGATCACGCTAATCTTCTGAAGGCAAACGGTTCTGCCCAAGAACAAACTTTTATTGAAAATTTGATTGTAGAGAGTATCGAAATCTACGGTCAGGATATTTACTATCTACCAAGAACTTATGTCAATAGAGATACCATTTTAGGTGAAGTTGAAAGCAGTAACTTTACTCAAGCACTTGCTGTTCGTGCTTATGTTAATAATGTAGAAGGATGGGAAGGGCAAGGAGAACTGTTGAGTAAGTTTGGTGTTCGTATTGAAGATAAGACAACGTTCGTTTTCTCTAGAGAAAAGTTTACTTCAGCAGTGGATGATAACGCTGCTCTCAATGTTGAGGGTCGCCCCAATGAAGGTGATCTGATTTGGTTCCCCTCAACAAAACATCTTTTTGAAATTCAATTTGTTGAAGCAGAAAGACCATTCTATCAACTTGGGAAGGGATATGTCTGGGAGTGTCAATGCGAACTCTTCGAGTACAGCGACGAAGACCTCGACACTGGTGTTGCAGAGATCGATGCTATCGAAACTGCCTTCGCCAATGCTATCAAGTTGGTTATGGATGCTGGCGGTTCTGGAGCATTTACAGTCGGTGAGGAGATTGTTGGCGATCAGTTCCGTGCAGCAGCGACTGCAACGATTAATTCAGGGGCAGTGAACGCAATCACAGTTACAGATGGAGGAGAGCACTATAAGTCTGCTCTGCCACCTACAGTTACTATTACAGGAGGAGGGGGAAGTGGTGCTACAGCGACTGCTACGGTATCTAGTGCTGGTATTGTCACTGGCATTTCTATCACTGCTGGGGGCTCAGGTTATTCTAGTGCTCCTACTGTCACAATTGATTACTCCCCCAAAGACAGTAGAGCAGAAGTCAAGTCCTGGAACAGTTCTACAAGAGAACTCCAAGTCATCAACAGAACAGGAACTTTCAACACTGCTGAGACAGTGAAGGGTCTAACCTCTGGTGCTCTCTGGAGTCCTGAATCTTACAACACACTAAATAACACTAATACCGCTGATAGCATTGACCAGAACTATAGTTTTGAGACTGCTGATGACGATATTATAGATTTCACTGAAGGTAATCCCTTCGGTTCTATTGGGTCCACTACTGACACTACAATCTGATGTTAGGCACATATTCATATCACGAAATTTTTAGAAGAACTGTTGTTGCGTTTGGTACGCTATTCAACAATATCGAACTTCGTCGTTCAAATGAAGTGATGAAAGTGCCTTTGGCATATGGACCAAAGCAAAAGTTTCTAGCACGTCTGGATCAAAATCCAGATCCTACAAACAAAAGAGTTCAAATTACCTTGCCAAGAATCTCTTTTGAGATTAATGGTATTCAATATGATTCTACCAGGAAAGTATCGCCTACACAGAAGATCAAGTTTGCTAAAGATACTGATGAAAATAAGAACGCATTTATGCCCGTTCCTTATAACTTATCATTTGAATTAGCAATCATTTCCAAAAATCAAGAAGATGGTCTTCAAATTCTTGAGCAAATTCTCCCCTTTTTCCAACCTCATTTTAATCTAGCAGTTAAAATAGTTCCAGAACTAGATGAAACTAAAGATGTTCCTGTTGTTCTGACTAGTGTTGATTATGAAGATGACTATGAGAACAACTTTCAAACTCGTAGAGCAATTATTTACACATTACAGTTTACTGTAAAAACATATCTGTACGGTCCTGTTACCGATGCGAAGACCATCAAAAAGGTCATCACCGATATGTACACCGATACAAATACTTCTACTGCACCCAGAGAAGTTCGTTATACAATTCAACCAGATCCTGTTACAGCAGATGCTGATGATGATTTTGGATTCGGTGTTGTTGATGAAGACTTTACAGACTTCAAGAAACGTAATCCTACTAGTGGCGCTGACGAGGCAATAACATAATGGCAAATCCTTTTGATGGACTAAATGATGCTTTTGGGACAGAACCATCTGAACTCCAAAAGCATGTTGAAAAAGTGAAACCCGAACTCAAGAAAACAGATACTCCTGATGTGAAGCAGGATTATGAGACTACTCGTGCTCAACTTCATAATCTAGTAATGAAGGGTCAGGAGGCAGTGGATGGCATCCTCGATGTAGCGCGAGCATCAGATCATCCTCGTGCTTATGAAGTTGCAGGTCAACTTATAAAGAATGTAGCAGACACTGCTGACAAACTCATTGACTTACAAAAGAAAATGAAGGATTTAGATGCAGAGGATAAAAAGTCGGGACCGTCTACTGTTAATAACACGATGTTTATTGGCAGTACTGCGGACCTCCAAAAGATGTTAAAGAAGCAGAAGGAGATAAATAATACTGACACGAATTAACACGACATGACAGTATTAAATGTTTTAAGCACCAATGCAATCGCTGCTGATGCTACCGAGTATCAAGTTGTACAGACTGGATACTATCGCGTAGTTGCAACTGCAGGTGATGCAACAGTTGCATTCAATGGTGGTCCTGCGATCACCCTCATCCAAGATCAAGCACTTCTTCTTAGAGGTGGCAAACCTGGTCAAGCAAGAATTGTCAAGGCAGTAGATGACTCCACTGCAGACTATCAACTTGGCACAAATCTTGGTGAACTTACCGATACTCATCCATTCTCTGTCGGAGATTTTATTGCTGTAGAAGATGCTAGCACCTCTCCTGCTATCAATTCCAACTTCCTTTCTGCTGGCACCGCTGGGAAAAAGGTCACTGCGGCAACAGGAAACACAATCAGCACTGATATCGATTCATCTTCTGCACCTGCTGATTACAGTTACGCTTACAGCGGACCCCAAGCAATCGTCAAGCGTTGTGTGAAAATTGCTGCAACTGGTAATGCAATTGTTGTTGAAGAAGTACAAGTTGTAGGCGGTTGATATGGCTGAAGGTTTTAAGTCTGATATTCCACCCGCAATTAATTCAACCGCTAAGAAATACATTAGGGGTATGATGAAGGGCAAGTCGCGTTGGGCTAAGTTATATGGCAGACGCGACAAGGAAGTCATGCATAAGACCGCAAACAAAATGGCGATGGGAGAAATGCAAAAAATGCCACCTACATATAATGATGTGTTTGGTGGCATCAATGAAAAAGCAGTCTCCAAAAAGCAACAACGATTCTTCGGGATGGTTAGAGCGGCTCAAAAAGGGGAAATGGAAAACCCCTCGCCTGAGGTTTCCAAAGTTGCTGCCGCCGCCAGCGTGTCCGACGTAAAGAAATTTGCTAAAACCAAGCACAAGGGTCTGCCGATGAAAAAGGATGTTAAAGAAGCAAACAAAAGTGGTGATTCTTCTCTGCGTGACTGGTTTGGCAAGAGTAAGTCTAGTGATGGCAAGCCTGGTTGGGTGCAACTCGGTGGTAAATATGCAGGAAAACCCTGTGCCAAACAACCAGGACAAACAACTAAACCCAAGTGTGGGTCTAGTAAAATGAAGAGAAACCTAAATAAAGACGAAGAGGAAGCAGCATTCCGTCGCAAGAATGCTAAAGATCCTAATCCCGATCGTAAAGGCAAGGCAATCAACGTGAAAACAGAAGAAACTCAAATCGAAGAAACGCCGAAATACGACAAGCAAGGTTATGATAAGTTTGATCGTTACAAGCGTATGGTTCGCCATAAGCAAGATAAGTATGGAGTCTCTACACTTAAGCAACGTGTTATGACTGGTGCTGACCACAATATTGACAATGAGAAAAAATCAAAGATGAAAGAAGACACCATTAATGAGCGTGGTGATTACTGGCATCCTGATCCTGATAAGGATCGTAAGTTAGGTGGTCCTGGTGCTAACCAGCGTGCTCGTGAAGATCGTGCTGCTGCATCTAAACCCAAGTCCGATCCTAAAAAACTGAAACCAGGTGAGTCCTACATGGATTATGCTAAGCGTCAGAAGGGTTATAGTTCTGCCAAACCTAAGAAAAAATCTTTGTTAGGTCGATTGGGTCTGAAAAAAGAAGAAGTGCAACAGGAAGGTGTTGGTAATATGGTGATCAAAGCCATCGATAAAACCAAACCCCCATATCTTAGTAAGCGTGCCGAATTGGTTCGTAAGATTAAACAAAAGCAATTAGATTCTTATCTGAAGAAAGTTGATAAGAAAAAGAAAGAGCGTGTCACTAATGTTGGCATGGGTGAAGCAGTTGAGTGGTTGACTGAAGAGCAATTTGATGAGGCAGCAGGCGAGAAGGATGCTTGCTATAAAAAAGTAAAGTCTCGCTATAAGGTTTGGCCTAGTGCATATGCATCTGGTGCTTTAGTCAAGTGCCGTAAAGTTGGTGCTGCTAACTGGGGTAACTCTACAAAAGAGTCTATTACGTATACCGAGTTCCAGGAAAAATGCTGGCAAGGTTATGAGAAAAAAGGTATGAAGACTATGTTTGGAAAGAGATATCCAAACTGTGTTAAGAAGACCAAGAAAGAAGAAGTAGAACATGTTGATGAGAAGGCAAAAGCATGTTGGGATACCCATAAGAAAGTGGGTATGAAAATGAAAGGTGGTAAGTTGGTAAATGATTGCCGTCCTAAAAACGAAGAGGTAACCAATGAAGGAGCAGCCTGGACCAAAAAGTCAGGGAAAAACTCCGAAGGAGGACTCAACGAAAAAGGACGAAAGTCTTACGAAAGAGAAAATCCTGGATCAGACCTTAAGGCACCAAGCAAGAAGGTTGGAAATCCCCGCCGAGCGTCCTTCTGTGCTCGAATGAAAGGTATGAGAAAGAGACAGAAACCTTCTAATAATACTGGTGATGATCGTCTGTCGAAATCCTTAAGAAAGTGGAATTGCTGATTGATTGACAAAATGCATCAGTGTGTTACAATAAATAGGTAAAACCATACTATAAGGATACTGCATTTTATGACTGATCCAAAAGAAGTCTCCTCTTTTTCCATGGAAAGGAAAGAGTGCGAGAAGTGTGGTGCCGTTTGGCTTAACGGACAACATACTTGGACTGGAACAGGACAAAAGGGTAATGAAATGGACCTTGCTGGACTAGTCTGTAACAATCTTAGTAAAGAAGATCCAGATTATAATAAGTGTATTAATCCTCAGAGAGGAGCAATTGGGGGACAAACTTGGGACTACCGAAGAGGGTATGTCGATGGTCAATTAGATGCCATGTTGAAGAAGTCAGGAATGCCTGACAGTTAAGAGTAAGGGGGTAAAACTTTAGTCATAGATAGTGTAGTTGCAAATACTTAGATGAAGTTTTTCTTTGCAGTTCTTGCCACACTATTCCTTGCTGCTCCTGCGTGGGCAGTGGATGTTCAGATGGGTTCAAACGGTAATCTAGTCTTTGATCCGTCTGAAGTAACAATTAGTGCTGGTGAGTCGGTCCATTTTGTTAATAATATGCTCCCTCCTCACAACGTAATCGTTGAAGATCGTCCAGACTTAGGTCACGAATCCCTCGCAATGTTACCAGGTGAAGAGTTCGATGTTGTCTTTAATGATCCTGGCGACTATACTTACTGGTGTGCCCCCCACAAAGGTGCGGGCATGATTGGAACAGTACATGTTGAATGATGAAAAAACTCAATGAAGTTACTCTGAATATCACGGTAGCAATCATTGATTTCCTCTATCAAGGAAGAGACTACCAACGCTTTTGGGTGCTTGAAGAAATTGCTAGAGCACCCTACTTTGCGTTCTTAAGTGTTCTACACTTGAGGGAGTCTATGGGATTGCGAGGTCCAGAACACATCTATTTGATGGAGGAACATTTTGCTCAAACTCTTAACGAAACAGAACATCTGGAGTACATGGAAAGTAGGGGCGGTAATCGTTATTGGATCGATCGCGCTTTTGCCAGACACCTCGTTCTCCTCTACTATTGGGTCAATGTGGTTTATTACTGGTTGGCTCCTCGCTCTGCATACCATCTGTCATATGAAGTAGAAATTCATGCGGCAGAAACATATGCAAAATATCTTGCAAACAATGGTCCCGATGAAAAGATCCTTGAGATTATGAATGATGAACTTGAACACTCACGCGAATTGCAGAATGCAATTAAATTGATCGATGTATAAAGATTATCCAGAGGAAATGAAACCCCCTGAATGGGTAACCAAACAAGAATGTCAGGAGATGATTGATGATGCCATACGCAAACACAATCGTAATGCTGGAATTATCAGTATGTTTGTTGGTTGGTTTGTTCTCGCACTTTTTGCTGAGGGTCTTCTTAGACTGGTTGGAGTGATTGATCCAATTTTTCCATGGTTGAAAATTACATTATGAGTGCAATCTTTATTTTTGGATTTATATCCTTACTATGCTACACGCTACACATCACCTGGCCATTAAAATACAGAGGTAACTGAAATGAAAGTAGGAATGATCGGACTTGGACGGATGGGAGAGGGTATGTCCCGCCGTCTCATCAAAGCAGGACACGAAGTACATGGATATCGCAACAACTATAAAAAATCTGAAGAGCAATTTGAAGCGGGTTATATCAGTGGATGCACCACTTCTATTGAAAATCTTGTTCAAGTAGTACATCAGCAAGACGGGATGGTCGGTAAAGCACCAGGCGTCTTCATGATGGTTGTTCCAGCAGAAACAGTAGAGGATACACTTAATGAGTTACTACAGTTTTGTGGTGAAGGAGATATTATTATTGATCACGGCAATAGTAATTTTAAGGACAGTAGGAGACGGGCAGAGCGTCTTGCAAAACTGGGCATGTCGTATATTGACTGTGGCACTAGTGGCGGTGTTTTTGGTCTGGAGCGTGGATACTGTCTTATGGTTGGTGGTGCAAATTTTGCAGTATCCGCCTGCGCTCCAATCTTTAGGGCACTTGCACCAGGTATCGGAAGTGCTCCCAGAACTGACCCTCTAGATTATTATGAAACATCTGCTGAGCACGGTTGGTTGCACTGTGGACCACCAGGAGCAGGTCACTTTGTGAAAATGGTCCATAATGGAGTTGAGTATGGAATCATGCAAGCATACGCCGAAGGCTTTAATATCCTGCATGAAGCTAATGCTGGGGCAAAATATGCTCGTAATGATGATGCTGAGGTTGCTCCGATGGAGAATCCAGAAGATTATTGCTACGATATTGACTGTGCTGAGGTGGCTGAGTTGTGGCGTCGTGGTAGCGTGGTCGGCAGTTGGTTACTTGACCTTACTGCGGATGTACTTCGTGGCAATACAGAGCTTAATAAGTTCGATGGAGGGGTATCCGATAGCGGTGAGGGTCGCTGGACTGTTCATGCCGCTGTCGATTTGGGTGTACCCACTCCTGTTATTTCTACGGCGTTGTTTGAGCGTTTTGAATCACGTCGCTTGGGGGCTTTCGCTTTCAAGGTATTAAATGGTATGCGGTACATGTTCGGGGGGCACAATGTTCGGTGAATTTCTCAAATGGATTGCAATACCGTTTGTACTTTCCACGATATATTTCGGGGTACGAAAAGGTGAAAATGTATACTACGAATCAGATGACTATGACGGAAACGGAACAGCACATTAGTAAAAGAATAGTTATCTTTGGTGCAACGGGAGACCTTTGTAAGAAGAAACTAATTCCTGCTTTATACAAACTCTGGAAGAAAGGTCTTCTTCCAGATGGACTTTTGATTGTTGGAGCATCTCGTAGAGATCTTCCTAAGGAAGTTTGGTTGAATAAACTTGGTGATTATCCAGAAGAGTTTTGTCACTGGTTAGACTTCGTTTCTGCAGATCTGGATTGTCAAGAGAGTTTGAATAAACTTCATGACGATAGTGTAGACACGACTTATTTCTTATCTGTCCCACCAGAAAGGTATGAAAATGCAATTATCAATCTTAAAGAGGCTGGGTTCTTGGATGACCCAGATCACTCCAGGGTGGTTATCGAAAAACCCTTTGGGCACAATTATAAATCTGCTGATCATTTACAGTCAGTGGTGGAGCGACATCTACGCGAAAAGCAAGTCTACCGCATTGATCATTATCTCGGCAAAGATACTGTTAATAACATCCTTGCCACCCGCTTTAGCAATATTCTATTGGAACCACTTTGGAATAGGCAGTACATAGAAGAAGTTCAAATCTTTGCAACTGAAACTATTGGATGTGAAGGTCGCTCTCAATACTACGAGACTGCTGGTGCTGTACGCGATATGCTACAAAACCATATCTTACAAGTTCTAGCACTCATTGCGATGGAAGCACCATCTCGTATGAATGCTAGGGAACTCAGACGTGAGAAGACAAAAGTCTTAGCAGCAACTAGAATGTCACCAACTATCATACTGGGACAATACGATGGCTACCGTAGTGAAGAGGGCGTTGATCCTAACAGTACCACTCCTACCTATTTTGCTGGCACTCTTTTCGTCGATAACTGGCGTTGGGAGGGAGTACCTTTTAACGTAATGACTGGTAAGAAGATGCCTTATGGATGCGTTGAAGTTGTGATCAAACTCAAAGCACCACCGCTAAAGTTGTATGAAGGAGAAGTCAACGATCGCATTGTTATGCGTTTACAACCTAATCCTCATCTCGATATTCGCATGGATATTAAGTCCCCTGGTCTTAACGACGACTTGGAGAGAGCAACACTATCCCACGACTATCCCCAAGATAGAGCAATAGATGGATATGAAAAACTTCTCTATGATGCCATCAGTCAAGATCAATCACACTTTGTACATGCAGAGGAAGTGATGGAATCTTGGCGTATTGTTGATGATCTCCTTTGTACTGGTGATCAATGTCAGATTCGCACCGTACCATATATCTACACTGGTGGTTGGGGACCAACGCACAAGATGCATAATTTAGGAATTAATTGGGACTATCCAGCATGATTTTATTTGTGCGACATACAATGGAAAGTCCAGTTGGAATAGGTACTCTTTCTTTTCTTTTAGTCTTTGTACCTATCGTTGGTATGCATCTCATCCATAAATATAATTGGCAGCACTGGGAGCCATTCACACGCCATGTATCGCGAGAAACACCTGCAGAAGAAGAGTGATGAATGTGCTGACCTTTGGAGGGAGTGGGAATCTCTGTGGCGAAAAAAGATCTAAGTGCGCCAAACGCTAGGAAAGCGTGGTGCAAGTGCTGTGATGAATTTGGTATAATGATAACCGAAGAGGTAAGGACCAATCCTAGATATAAAGATATGAAAGGTTATTGGAATGAATCTCCTCCTCCGACCACTTGATAATATAAACGATCCCGTCTGGAGTGTGATCATCTCGATCTTGCTGCTCCTGGCGGGAGTTTTATATGTCGTCGTCTATATACTAGGTATAGATGAGCGAGAAGCACATGGGAGCCATGACACCTCCGAATCGGAAGAGTTGCTACAACTTCCGAGTAGTGGAGATCAACCGAGTACTGGACGGGGACACGATTGATGTCACAATTGATCTTGGATTCGACCTCTATAAAAAAGAACGTGTTCGTATCGCTGGTGTTGACACTCCTGAGAAACGCACGAGAGACTTGGAAGAAAAGGCACTTGGATTAGATGCTACAAATTGGATGAAGAAAGAATTAGAAGGAGCAATCGAAGGCGAGGATGATCTTGTTATCCGTACTGAACTTGTCGGTGGCATGGGTAAGTATGGTCGTTTACTTGGGTGGTTGTACATTGGAGATGCCCAAGTCTCACTCAATGAACAAATGATTGAGGAAGGTTATGCTTGGGCGTATGACGGAGGCACCAAGCAAAAAAACTTTGAAGAACTCCGTGAAATTCGTAGAGAAAAAGGAACACTATTATGAGTTGCGATCTTAGAAACAATATGCTAGATGCCCTTCGTGCTAATGCCGAAGGTGATATCAAAAAAGCAAAAGCAAATGTAGAAATCTATTTACATCACCCTGTAGGTATTGGTGAGCATCCTGACGTTCTTGCTGCAATTCAGGAGCAACTGGATATCATTGCACACGCCGAAGAGCGTATTGAAGCAATTGAAAATTACTTTACAAAACATGAGCACGACTGAACAGTATCTCGGCAATCCTAATCTAAAGAAAGCGAACGTTGCTACAAATTTTACTCCTGATGAAGTTCAGGAGTATATCAAATGTTCTGAGGATCCTGTATATTTCATCCAAACTTATATCAAGATCGTTTCTCTTGATAAAGGTTTAATTCCGTTTGACATGTATGACTTCCAGGTCGATATGACCAGGAAGTTTCATGATAATAGATTTAATATTGCCAAGTTACCTCGTCAGTCTGGTAAGTCCACTATCGTTACTTCATACCTTCTTTGGTATGTTCTTTTTAATGCGAATGTTAATGTCGCAATCCTAGCAAACAAAGCAGCAACTTCGCGTGAGATGCTGCAGAGATTACAACTAAGTTATGAAAACCTCCCCAAGTGGCTCCAGCAAGGAATCCTCCAGTGGAACAGAGGTAGTCTGGAACTGGAGAATGGAAGCAAAATCATGGCTGCATCTACTAGCTCTAGTGCCGTCAGGGGTATGTCTTTTAATGTTATTTTTCTGGACGAATTCGCGTTCGTTCCGAATCATATCGCTGACCAGTTCTTTAGTTCTGTTTATCCTACTATCTCGTCTGGTAAATCTACCAAGGTAATCATCATCTCCACGCCTCACGGCATGAACATGTTCTACAAGTTATGGCATGATGCTGAGAAAGGAAAGAATGAATATATCCCAACAGAAGTTCACTGGTCTGCAGTTCCTGGTAGGGATGCTGCGTGGAAAGAACAGACTATCAAGAACACATCAGAACAGCAGTTCAAGGTTGAGTTTGAGTGTGAGTTCTTAGGATCTGTTGACACTCTTATTAGTCCTAGTAAATTGAGGACTATGCCATACTCAGATCCAATCGCACAAAACAAGGGTCTTGCAGTTTATAAACGAGTTGAACCAGAAAAAAATTATATTATAACGGTTGACGTAGCACGAGGCACATCAAATGACTATAGTGCGTTTGTGGTTGTGGACACAACAACTGTTCCCTACGAAGTTGTTGCTCGCTATAGGAACAATGAGATCAAACCTATCATATTCCCCAATGTCATTATCGATGTTGCAAAGAACTATAATAATGCTTATATCTTATGTGAAGTAAATGATATTGGTGGACAGGTTGCAGATATTATTCAGTTTGATTTGGAGTATGAGAATCTTTTGATGGCAGCAATGCGTGGTCGTGCTGGTCAACAACTTGGTCAAGGATTCTCTGGTAAGAAGACTCAACTGGGTGTAAAGATGTCAACTGCTGTCAAACAAGTTGGATGTTCTAATCTCAAAGCATTAATTGAAGAAGATAAACTAATCATCCCAGATTACGATACGATTGCAGAACTAACTACTTTTATTGTCAAGGGTCAATCATTTGCCGCAGAAGACGGATGTAATGATGACCTTGCTATGTGTCTTGTCATTTTTGGTTGGATGGCAATGCAACCATATTTTAAAGAGATGAATGATAATGATGTGCGTCAGCGTATCTATGATGATCAAAGAGAGAACATTGAGCAAGATATGGCACCGTTTGGATTTGTTGATGATGGACTAGGAGATGAGTATTTTGCAGACGCTCAGGGTGATGTTTGGCAGATCGCGGAATACGGAGATAAATCCTATATGTGGGAGTTTAGGTAAAGATTCAAAAATATAAATAATCTTAGACAACCGATGTTGACCAATCTAGGAGACTTAAACAATGGCAGCAAATCAATCCTCGCCAGGTGTAGTCATTCAGGAAAGAGACCTGACGACAATCACTACACAATCGACCGCAAATATTGGAGTTATTGCGGCACCTTTTGAGCAAGGTCCAGTAGAAGAAATTGTAAATATTTCTACCGAGAGAGAACTTGCAGAAGTATTTGGCAAACCAAACGATTTCAACTACGAGTATTGGTATACTGCTGCTCAATTCTTGAGCTATGGTGGTGTTCTTAAGACTGTTCGTGTTGCTAATACCGTACTGAAGAATGCTGTTAATACTGGAAGTGCTCCTCTGATCAAGAACTTCCAAGATTACGAAACCAATTACGAGACCGCTAATAACTCTTGGAGATTTGCTGCTAAGACTCCTGGTTCTAAAGGCAACTCCATCGGTATCTTCATGACCGATGCTGGTGCTGACCAAATTGCAGTTCTTCCCGCTCCTGGTTCAGGTAACGAGCATGAGTTCGTTGCTGATGAAGCAGTTAGTGCTGCATCTGGTGCTGCTGGTAAAGTATTTAAGTACAGCATTGTTCTTACTATCGACACTGTTGTCGGTGACTTCACTCCTGGCGTTTCTACAACTATCAATATTGGTGGTTCTGAAGAAGCAGTTACTGTTCTTGCATATGATGCAGCGAATAAGAAACTTGAAATCGGTCTTCCCTCTGGAGGCGTTACTGGTATTATTTCTGATGGTCAAGTAATTACTCAGGGTACTAATACCGCTGCTGTCAATGTAGGTATTGAGCGTCGTCTTTATGTTGCTCTGAACAAAGATAGTATTGCATTAAAAGCAACTGATGCAGTTGCTGATACAAACTCAACTTCTGTTGCGATCAGTGCTGTTCGTAATGAATATGATGAGCGTGAGTATCTCCCTGGTGTAAAGTGGGTTAATGTTGCTGTCCGCCCCGAGACATCTAAGTGGGCAACTGAAGCTGGTGGATATCGTGACGAAATGCACATCGTTGTTGTTGACATCGATGGCAAGATCACTGGTACAACTGGTGCTCTGCTTGAGCGTTTTATCGGTGTTTCTAAAGCATCCGATGCCAAGACTTCTGTTGGTGAAACTAACTACTATGTCAATGTTCTGAAAGCACGCTCTCAATACATCTATTGGGGTGAGCACGAGACTGGTGTATTCAACGCAACTGGTACTCCTGCTGATGGTAACTGGGGTCTGAGTGCTGCTCGTCAGTTCAATCTTCTCCGTTCATCTGGTGGTTCTACTGACTATCCCGCAGGTCGCACAACCTTAGGTTCTAAGAACAATGCTACCTACTACTTCCGTCTGGCTGGTGGTACTGATTATGCAAACTCTGGTGGTGTATATACAGTAAGCAATACTGACGTTGCTACTGCATACGAACTGTTGGAAGATCCCGAGTCTCAAACCATTGACTTCATCCTCACTGGTCCTTCTGGTTCTAATGATGATGAAGCACTTGCTAAGATCACTTCTTTGACAAATATCGTTGAAGAGCGTCGTGACTGCATGTTGTTTGTATCTCCTCGTCGTGGTAATGTTATTGGTTTAAGCAGTGCTGCTGCAATCACTGATAATATCATTGGTTTCTTCGACACCTTACCTTCTAGTTCTTACGTCGTATTTGACTCTGGTTATAAGTATATCTATGATAAGTATAACGATGTTTATCGTTATGTACCTTGTAACGGTGATGTTGCTGGTCTTTGTCTGCAAACTACTGAGGTTGCAGAGCCTTGGTTCTCTCCCGCAGGTTTCCAGCGTGGTACTCTGAGAAATTCAATCAAACTTGCATACACTCCTAACAAGACCCAACGCGATCGTCTTTACTCCGCAAGAGTTAATCCTATCGTTTCTTTCCCTGGTCAAGGAACCGTTCTGTACGGTGATAAGACTGCACAAGGATTTGCATCTGCATTTGATCGTATTAATGTTCGCCGCTTGTTCCTCACTATCGAGAGAGTTATCAGTGGTGCTGCTAAGTCTCAACTGTTCGAGCAGAACGACGCTGCACAGCGTTCCCTGTTCCTGAATATTGTTGAACCTTACATGCGTGAAGTTCAAGGTCGTCGTGGTGTTACTGACTTCTTGGTCAAGTGTGATGAAGACAACAACCCCCCTGAGTCTGTTGATCGTGGCGAGTTCTATGCAGAGATCTTCGTCAAACCTACACGCACTATCAACTATATTACTCTGACTTTCACTGCAACCAGAACTGGTGTTGCGTTTACCGAAGTCGCTTCCTGATAAGATTAAACATAATCAAGAGACCCTACGGGGTCTCTTTTTTTGCGTGAAAATATCATTTGTACTAAATATTAGCGACGGAGACATTAAAAAACAATGGCAAATAGAGGAACTCTTGACGATTTTAAGGCAAATGTTGTATCAGACTTTGCGCGTCCTAATTTATTCCAGGTTGACTTAGCATTCCCTTCTGGAATTATCAACAACTCTTCCCTGATTAATTTGGGTAACTTCACTGTTCGCGCAGCAAATCTTCCTTCCTCTCAGATTGGAGTGATTGAAGTTCCTTTCAGAGGTCGCGTACTGAAGATCGCTGGTGACAGAACCTTTGAACCTTGGACCATCACAATTCAAAACGATAGTGGTTTCGTACTGCGTGACGCATTTGAACTGTGGGCATCTAGCATTCAAGCATATAACGAGAACTTCACATCTGCTGCTGGTCTTGGTGATGAGGATGACAGCACTGGTTACTTTGCTGATATGGAAGTTCACCAACTGGCACGCGATGTCAAAGATGGTCAAAAACCAAAAGTTATTAAGTCTTACAAGTTCTATAACGTATTCCCTAGCAATATTGCTGCTATCGATCTCGACTTCGGTAACAACGATGCTATTGAAGAGTTTACTGTAGAACTGCAAGTTCAATATTGGACTCCCAAAACACCCAGTTCCAACAACTGATAAATAGGACAGGACCAATAACTTAGAAATATAATGTCTCAGCTCTTCGGTTTTTCACTTGAAAGAGCAAAGAAGGTCCCTAAGGGGCCTTCTTTTGTTCAGAAAGATAATATGGATGGTTCGCAACCTGTAGTGGGTGGCGGATACTATGGATATTCTGTTGACTTTGATGGAACTATTCGTAATGACTATGAACTCATCACTCGATATAGAGAGATGGTTTTAAACCCTGAGTGTGATAGTGCGGTTGATGATATCGTCAACGAAACAATTTGTGGAAACTTTGATGATGTTCCGATTGAATTGGAACTATCTAACTTAAAAGCATCAGATAAAATTAAAAAATTAATGAGAGAAGAGTTTGGAGAAATTCTCCGTCTTCTTGATTTTGAAAATAGATCTTACGAAATTTTCCGTAGATGGTATGTTGATGGAAGATTGTTTTATCATAAAGTAATTGACCCACAGAATCCTGGTGGTGGTCTTGCAGAATTACGTTATATTGATCCTCGTAAGATTCGTAAGGTTACTGAGTACGAGCAGAAGAAACCTGAACAACTACGAGGTGTAGATCTCAACACTCAATTAACGCAAAAGGCGGCAGAATATTTTCTCTACAACCCCAAGGGTTTGAAGAACTCTACGAATCAGGGAATGAAAATTACTCCCGATTCTATTACATATTGCCATTCAGGCATTCAAGATTTAAATAAAAATATGACTCTTAGTCACCTGCATAAGGCGATTAAGGCAGTCAATCAACTAAGAATGATTGAAGATTCTCTGGTCATTTATCGTTTGTCCAGAGCACCCGAAAGAAGAATCTTCTACATTGATGTTGGTAATCTTCCCAAGAATAAGGCGGAGCAATATCTCCGTGAAGTTATGGGTCGTTATCGTAACAAGATGGTTTATGACGCAAACACAGGTGAAATCAAGGATGACAAAAAGTTCATGTCTATGCTTGAAGACTTCTGGCTCCCAAGAAGGGAAGGCGGTAGAGGAACTGAAATCTCTACGCTCCCAGGTGGACAGAATCTTGGAGAACTTGAGGATGTCAAATACTTCCAAAAGAAACTCTACAAAGCACTGAATGTACCTTCCTCCAGATTGGAGACTGAAACTACATTCAACATTGGTCGTGCTGCTGAAATTACTAGGGACGAAGTAAAGTTCCAGAAGTTCATCGCACGTCTCCGCAAGAGATTCTCCGAACTTTTTGTAGATCTTTTAAAGACTCAACTTATTTTGAAAGGTGTTATCTCTCTCGAAGAATGGGATGAGATGAGAAATCATATTCAGTTCGATTATGTTGCAGACAACTACTTTACTGAACTGAAAGAAATCGAGATTCGTAACGAGCGTATGAATCAAGTTAATGTTATGGACCCCTATGTCGGTAAATATTTCTCTGTTGAATATATGCGCCGTCAAGTTCTCAAGCAAACTGAACAAGAGATTAAGGAGATTGATGATCAAATCGCAGATGAGATGGAATCAGGTGTTATTGCTGATCCTGCAGCGGAAATGGATCCCGCTATGGATGCTGGCGGTGAAAGTGCCCCAGCAGAAGTAGCAACTACAGATTCGGAATCCGCAGTTGAACCTGCAGATGCCCGCAGGGGAGAATTTTAAACTACTAAATAATACTACAGTGGGAACATATTATGCCTAGTGATATTGCAAATCAAATTGTCAAACAAATTTTTGGTGATGAAAAAGCAGCAGCAATTGATTCTATGAATGATGCACTTAGTGCTGCTACTTATGATGCCATTCAACAGCAAAAAATTAATTTTGCACAGCAAATGGGTTTTGAGTTAGACGACACTGCACAAGATGCTGCGGATGAAATTGCTGCAGATCTTGCTACTGATGATGCCGAACCTGAAACTGTTGAAGTTGATGGTCGCAAACCAGAAGACCCTCCTACTGATGAAGTAGAACAACCTACCGCCGAACAAGAACCCGAGGTACAGACAGATGAGACTGATAGCTGAAGAAATTAACAATGTCGATTTTCTCTGTGAAGAGAATGAGGGCAAAAAGAATTACTTCATTGAAGGCATCTTTCTGCAAGCGGAACTGAAAAACCGCAATAACAGGATGTATCCTCAAAAAACTTTAGCGCGTGAAGTTGCTAAATACGACGAGAACTACATTCAAAAGGGGCGTGCCCTTGGCGAATTGGGTCATCCTGATGGTCCTTCGATCAATCTTGATCGTGTTTCTCATAAAATTCTTTCTCTTAGGGAAGATGGGAATAACTTTATCGGTAAGGCAAAGTTACTCGAAACTCCCATGGGTAAGGTCGCTAAGTCATTACTCGATGAAGGAGTTAAATTGGGTGTCTCTTCTAGAGGCATGGGTTCTATTCGTAAGGAAGAGAACTGCAACGTTGTTATGGATGATTTCATGCTCGCTACTGCTGCTGATATTGTAGCAGATCCTTCTGCACCTGATGCATTTGTCGATGGCATCATGGAAGGTAAAGAGTGGGTTTGGGATAATGGAATTCTGAAAGAGTCTGCAGTAGCAGAAATCAAACAGGAAATCGACGAAGCAACTCTTATTAATCTGCAGGAGCGTAAAATCTCCGCGTTTGCAGCATTTTTAAAGAGTTTGTGATTTATAAATAAATACAGACAACGCTAAAGCATAAACGGAGTTACAAATGGCTGAGACCTCACTCGACAAAGAGTTACATAACATGGAAGAAGTGACCGAAGGTTCTAACCCAGTTACTAAAGATGCAAAACCTGGCGAGAAGATTGATACTTCTAAGGGTGGTGCAGCAAAAGTAGTTGATGTTACCTCGGATTCCATGGAAGGTGCAAAGGGCACTAAAAACGCTGGCGCTTCTGCTGCTAAGGCAGTAGGTAAAGCACCTGTTCCCAGCACTAAACCCAGTGATGCATCCGCAAAGATGGAGGAAACGGAAGATGGCGAAGAAGAAATCATCGCTGAAACCGACCTCGACTTTACTGAGGATGTTGACGCTCTTGTCGCTGGTGAAGAACTCTCAGAAGAGTTCCGCCTGAAGGCAGCAACAATCTTTGAAGCGGCTGTAACCAGTCGTGTTAACAAAGAAGCAGCAGCGTTGCAAGAGGCATATGAATCTGCCTTGACTGAAGAAGTCGAAAAGATTCAAACAGATTTGGCCGAGAAGGTAGACGACTATCTCACTTATGCCGCCGAACAGTGGATGAAGGAAAATGCACTGCAAATCGAGCACGGTATTAAGACTGAGATGGCAGAGTCGTTCTTCAACGGCCTCAAAGGTCTCTTCTTAGAGCACAACTTTAGCGTGCCTGAGGAGAAGTTCAACCTGCTTGATGGTATGGCAGGTGAGATTGATGATATGGAAGCTAAACTCAACGAGCAAATCGACGCTAATGTCGCTCTGAATAAGCGTATTGGCGAGTTTGTCAAAATGGAAATTGTGAACGAATGTGCCACAGGTCTCGCAGAGACTCAGAAGGAGAAGCTCGCTTCTTTGGCAGAGGGTGTTGAGTTTGAAACTGAAGATGACTTTAGAAATAAGGTCAATACGATCAAGGAATCCTACTTCACTAGAAAGGCTGAAGTTGCTGCTGCAACCGAACCCACCGAAGAAGCATCGGAACCCCTTGTCGAAGAAACCACTAGCGGCACGATGTCGAAGTATGTCGATGCAATCGCTCGTTGGTCCAAATAATTGTAAACCCTAACTACTACAACTGGAAACTAAAATGTCTTTACAACAACTCCAGGAGAAGTGGGCACCCGTTCTGAATCACGAAGCTCTCCCCGAGATCGAAGATTCCCATAAGCGTGGCGTCGTCGCACAACTCCTCGAAAACCAAGAAAAAGCACAAGTCGAAGAGTCCCGTATGCTTTCGGAGACTCTGCAAACCACAGGTTACACTGGTGGCGATACCGCTACTGGCGCTACCGCTGGTTTCGATCCCGTTCTGATCTCCCTGATCAGACGTTCTATGCCCCAACTGATCGCCTATGATATTGCTGGCGTTCAACCCATGACTGGTCCTACTGGACTGATCTTCGCAATGAGAACCAACTATGGTTCCGAGCGTAGACCTGCTGAGTCTGGTTACGACGAAGCATTCTTCAATGAGCCTAACGCAGGTTTCTCTGGCGGTGGCGGCACCTCCTACGATCCTGGCGCTACTAACGCTAACAACGATGCTCAGGGCACCAACCCTGGTCTGCTCAACGATTCCCCCGCTGGAACCTATGAGCAAGCAGACGATGCCACTGGCATGACCACTGCAACCGTTGAAGGTCTGGATGATGCTACTTCTGGTAGCGAGTTCCGCGAGATGGGATTCAGCATCGAGAAGGTTACTGTAACCGCTCGTGCTCGCGCCCTGAAAGCAGAATACAGCTTAGAGCTGGCACAGGACCTCAAGGCGATCCACGGTCTGGACGCTGAGCAGGAACTGAGCAACATCCTCTCTACTGAGATCCTTGCTGAAATCAACAGAGAAGTTGTTCGTACTATCTACACCAACGCTGTTGCTGGTGCTCAGAACAATACCGCTAACGCTGGTATCTTCGACCTCGATGTTGACTCCAACGGTCGCTGGTCTGTTGAGAAGTTCAAAGGTCTCCTGTTCCAGATCGAAAGAGATGCTAACGCAATCGGTCAGCAAACTCGTCGTGGCAAGGGTAACATCCTGATCTGTTCTGCTGATGTTGCTTCTGCTCTGGGTATGGCTGGTGTACTTGATTACACTCCTGCTCTTGCTGGTAACAACGGTCTGACTGGTGTTGATGATACCTCCAGCACTCTGGTTGGTACTCTCAACGGTCGTATCAAGGTCTATGTTGACCCCTACTCTGCAAACGTTGCTGACAAGCACTTCTATGTTGCAGGTTACAAGGGTACTTCTCCTTATGACGCTGGTCTGTTCTATTGCCCTTATGTACCTCTCCAGCAGGTTCGTGCAATTAACCCTAACACCTTCCAGCCCAAGATCGGCTTCAAGACTCGCTACGGCATGGTCTCGAACCCCTTCTCTGGTGGTCTTACTCAAGGTTCTGGCGCTCTTACCGCCAACGCCAACAAGTACTACCGTCGTGTACAGGTTGCAAACCTCATGTGATATTGGTTCACATATTTCACAGAGACCCTACGGGGTCTCTTTTTTTTGTTTACAATACTTTGTGTAGTCTTCTATACAAAAAATAAGAGTTACTTCAAACAGTCAGAAAACGCACACATTCCATATAAGTAGTAATAGAGTTAAGCGAGGTGGAAAAATGATCCCTAACCTTTTCTATATTATTGTTCCCAGTTATGGAGGTGATCATGCACAACCTGTCTTCCAGAAATCAATTAGATGAATGGCGTCATTTTGAATCAACCGTAGATAATTACGAGGTCGAAAGCCAGAAAATCAATGATTACTACGAGTGTTTGATTGAATGTGATGTCTTGGGTCAGCATGTTTGTAAATCCATTTGTAAGAGGATACTCCTATGATCTAAAACCGTATAAATAAAACTACCGTGTGAAGGAAGTTGCTCAGAAGGGTCTAGGGACCCTTCTTTTTTTGCACCTAAATATTAGTGGAACAAGAAGACTTAAATGGCAAACTGGTATCAAGACCAATTAACAAATAGAAATTTTCTGTCTCCTATCGGGTTTTTATTCATTCTCGATAAAGCACAGAAGGTGTCATTCTTGTGTCAAAAAGCAGAGATCCCTACAGTATCTTTGGGTAACGTAGATATTCCTACTAGAGGTTTAGTTCCCATTCCAGTAGAAGGGAACATGAGATACAATGATTTTTCAGTTGAATTTATTGTTGATGAAGACTTGAGAAATTACATGCAAATTCATAACTGGATGAGAGCATTAGGTACACCACAAGATTTTGTAGAAAGAAAGATCTGGAGAGAGACTAACTCAGATTCACCATCACAAGATCCTAGATTTTCTGATGCAACTTTGCAAGTTTTGAATAATAACAATATTGCAAATTTTGATGTTATCTTCAAAGATTTATTTCCCACCAGTTTATCAACTCTTGATTTTGATGTAACTGGAAGTGATAATGATTACTTCACAGCAACAGCAACTTTCAAGTATACTTTGTATGAAATCAGAAATCTGAACAGTCAAACCAGAAGATGAACGAAGACAATTTACCCGAGTGGAAGAAACGCGCTCTTGCTGATCCAAGCGTGAAATATAAGCAAGCACGTATTATAATGGAAGGACCAAAGTGTTTAACTGACGCATGGTTCCTCCAAGCAATGAAATTTAAGTATTCTTTTAGTAATGAATCTAGAACAACTACAGGAAATGTGGAAGACTGACTCCAAACTGGACGATGATCTTCATGATAATGATTCTCTAGCAATCCCTCAACTCCATATGAAGTACATGGAGTTTCATAATACTTACTCTCTTATGAAGCGAGAAAGAGAGAGGGAAATGAAAAAGATGATCAAAAACAAGTGGTTATATTATAAAGGCAAGGCACCATCTTCTGTTTATAAAGAAATGCCGTTTGATCTCAAACTTACCACTAAGGAAGAGATCTCGATGTTTATTGAAGCAGATGAAGAGATTGGAAAACTCCAATTCAAGATTGACTACATAGACCAGGTGCTCTTCTTTCTTGATGGTGTGTTGCGTATGATCAACAATCGTACATACCATATCAAAAACGCCATTGAATGGAAGAGGTTTCAAAGTGGGTTCTGATAATGAATTATGGATTATATTTTAAGGAAGTATCATTCAATAAAGCAGCAATGAATGTTGTGAGGAATGCGACAAGTTCGCCAGACCTCAAATGGAAAAAAGGATTTCTGCACAATAGTAGTAGAGATACAAGAAGTTCTGAAGTGGCATGGTTGGGAGACAGAGATCTCTTGACCATGCTTCTTCGTATGCAGAAAAGTGTTAATCGTTCTGCTGGATGGAATCTAAAGATCGATGGCGTAGAACCTGTGCAGTATGGTATCTATGGTGAAGGAGATTTTTACGACTGGCATGTGGATCAACATCCAAGACCTGTCAGGGGCATGGTAAGAAAGATTAGTATGTCACTCTTCCTGAACGATGACTTCTCAGGAGGGGAGTTTGATTTGGAGATATATAATCCAGGAGCAGATCCCAGGTATAAGACCTTCAAGTCAAAACCAGGGACTGCTATTTTTTTCCAAGGGGATCAATGGCATAGGGTTCGCCCTGTCACTTCTGGATTGAGAAAGTCACTTGTAGCATGGTTTTATGGACCTCCTTATTCGTAAGAAGAATGAAGTATATCTTAAAGTTGAGGCAGAACCTCACATCAATTATGAGTTAGCAGACTTCTTTTGTTTTGAAGTTGAGTCTGCAAAGTTCATGCAGAAACAACGTCGATGGAAAGGATGGGATGGAAAAATCCGTCTTTACTCCCCAGCAACAGGAGAGATTTATTGCGGTCTCTTAGAATATCTCTTGGACTGGGCAGAAGAAAAAGGATACAAGTATCGGATGGAAGACTGTAAATACTTCGGTCATCCGATGGAACAGAATGAATTCATCACTCCCAAGTCGGTTGTAGGGTTCGTAAAATCACTGTCCCTACCCCCGAATTTGAAGGTGCGGGATTATCAATATAAAGCGATCTATGAAGCGTTAAAATATAATAGGAGACTCCTGCTGTCACCGACAGCATCAGGCAAATCGTTAATGATCTATGCATTGGTTAGATTCCATGTAAATGTTGGTAGAGAAGTATTAATTGTAGTGCCGACGACTTCTCTTGTCGAGCAGATGTATAAAGACTTTCAAGAATACGGATGGATGTCTACCGAAAACTGCCACAAAATATATGCGGGGGCAGAAAAATACACGGATCATCAGGTGGTAATTACCACTTGGCAGTCTGTCTATAAGGAACCTCGTAAGTGGTTTGATAGGTTCGATGTTGTCATCGGTGACGAGGCGCACCTTTTCAAAGCTAAATCTCTTACGTCTTTGATGGGTAAGTTGCATGGGTGCAAATATCGTGTTGGATTCACTGGAACACTAGATGGTGCCAATGTTAATCAGTTGGTTTTGGAAGGTGTGTTTGGTAGATGCTCTCAAGTTACAAGAACCAATCAGTTAATGGAAGCAGGTCATGTCGCCAAACTCAAAGTAAAAATTGTGTTGATGAAACATGAAGAAAAACTTTTTGAGGGATATCAAGACGAGATTGGATATCTAGTAGAACATGAAGGTAGAAATAAATTTATTCGTAACCTTGCATGTGATTTGAAAGGGAACACACTAGTCCTTTTCAACTATGTAGAGCGTCACGGAGTACCTCTTTACGAGATGATAAATAGTCACACAGATAGACCCGTGCATTTTGTGCATGGTGGAGTCGATGTTGATGACCGCGAAGACATCAGGTTGCTTACCGAACAATCTGATGACGCAATCATTGTTGCTTCTTATGGGACTTTTTCTACAGGCATCAACATCAAAAGATTACATAACGTTATTTTCGCCAGTCCTTCTAAGTCCAGAGTGAGGAACCTTCAATCTATAGGTCGTGTTCTGAGGAAAGGAGAAAATAAATCACAAGCAACATTATATGATATTGCAGACGATATCTCCACTGATAGAGGTAATAACTATACCCTCAATCATTTGATGGAGAGAGTCAAGGTATACAATCAAGAAAAATTTAATTATGAAATCATAGATGTCAAAGTAAAAGCTTATGATTAATTACGCAAGACACGACGAAGAGTTCTACGGAGTATTCAAACTACTCAACGGAGAAGAGGTATTAGGTAAAGCAGTTCTTACAGAGGATAATGGAGAGACTCTTGTCTTCATTCAAAATCCTGTATGTACGCAAATTATTACCAAAGAAACTGACGAAGGGCGCACCATTAGAGGTGTAGGGTTTGCAAAATGGATGCAATTCTCTGATGAAGACTTCTTTATATTACGCGAGAAGGACATCCTAACAGTTACATCGATGAGCAAACAAGTTACATTTATGTACGAAGCATTCATCTTAGGAGATGAAGATGAAAAAAAGGATAGTTCAAAATTAGAACTTCAACCTGAAATGGGTTACTTGGGTAAGACTGAAGAAGCTAGAAGATTATTTGAAAGAATCTATAAAAGCTAGAACTTCTCTTGAACCCTTACATGGTTATTCTACAGAGAATTGACAATGTTGTCAAGTGTGTTATAATGTACATAAAGCAAGTTACTATATGAAAACTACAACAAAAAAGCAAAAACAACATTATGTTGACAATCAAGAGTTTCTTGCTGCCATCATTAAGTACAAGGAGCGTGTGTACAATGCTGCTGTAAAAGAGATTCCAGGTCTTGCTGAAATGGATGATGAAGAACAGTTTACTACCTTAAAGGGATGGAAGAGTCCTAATAAACCTAGGGTGGGGAATTATATTGGCAGTTGTTTTTTGAAGATTGCAACGCATCTATCATATAGACCAAACTTTATCAATTACATGTATAAGGATGATATGGTTTGTGATGGTATCGAAAACTGTATTCAATATATTGATAACTTCAATCCAGCAAAATCAAAGAATCCGTTTGCATACTTTACACAAATTGTTTACTACGCATTCTTGAGACGAATTGCTAAAGAAAAAAGACAACTAGATATTAAAGACAAAATCCTTGAGAAGTCTGGTTATGATCACGTCTTTACTGTTGACGGTGACACAGATTCAGGGTATAATCAGATCAAGTCCCGTGTAGAGATGAACTCCAAACGATGACCGAAAAACAAACCGAGCAAGAGCAACAGCGTGAAGATGATTATTGGCGGAAACGCCTTCGTGATTTAGAACAAGGTAAGAATGAAAATCCTTCTGATAACTGATCAGCACTTTGGTGTTCGTAATGACAATCAATCTTTTATTGATCATTACCGAAAGTTTTACAAAGAAGTTGTACTTCCTTTTATAGATGCACATAAAATTGATACGATTATTTGTTTAGGGGATACCTTTGACAAGCGTCGATCTATCAATTTTATGTCGCTGGAAGCAGCGAAAGAAATGTGGTTTGATCCTCTACATGAAAGAAATATTCGTATGCACATGCTTGTAGGTAATCATGATATTTACTACAAGAATACTTTACGAGTTAACGCCCCAAGTGAGTTACTTGGAAAATACGAAAACATCACTGTCTACACTGAACCTACTACCGTTACTTTTGACGGTGTTCCTATACTTCTTCTGCCTTGGATATGTGACGACAACCGAGACGAATCCCTTCGGACTGTTACCGAAAGTAATGCTCCTATCTGTATGGGTCATCTTGAGTTTAACGGTTTTGAGGCACACCCTGGTCATGTAATGCAAAATGGCATGGACTCCAAACACTTCGCAAAATTTGGAAAAGTGTTTAGTGGCCATTATCACATGAAATCTTCCAAGAAAAATGTTACATATCTTGGCAACCCATATCAACTATATTGGAATGACTACGGATGCAAAAGAGGATTTCATGTCCTCAATACAGAAACATTTAGAACAACTTTCTATAGGAATCCTTTTGACATCTTCCATAAGCTTTATTATAATGGTGGAGTTGTTTTACCAGATCCTTCCGAACTCAAAGGAGCATATGTCAAACTAATCGTTGAGGATAAAGGAGACTATGCAAAATTTGATTATGCGGTGAGTCAACTTCAAGATATGGGTCTTGGTGATCTCAAAATTATAGAAGACCTGAGTATTGAAACAGGAAACTCTGAGGTTCTGGAATCCGAAGATACAATGACTCTACTTGATAACTACATAGATGAAATAGATCTTAAAGTTAATAAGTCTAACATTAAAACTGTTATGAGGTCACTGTACATGGAGGCAGCAGAAATCTAATGTTCGTTTTAACAGACATAGAATCAGGTGGAATTTATGCTGTTAACAGCAAAGATTATAGTAAAACCGTAACTGTATTTGAAGATCGAGATGATGCTGAGAGATATGTGCTACAATTACATGCTGACGATTATGAAGACCACTTAGAAATTACTGAAGTTGATAAGGATGTAATTGCTATCAATTGTAATACCTATGGGTATTCTTATTCTATTATTAAAAAAGACGATCTTGTTATCCCCCCGTAATGATTACTTTTGAAACTATCCGCTGGAAGAACTTTCTCTCTACAGGAGATCAGTGGACTGAGATTGATTTTTGTGAGTCACCATCGACATTAATTATCGGAAACAATGGCGCAGGGAAGTCCACTATGTTGGACGCCCTGTGTTTTGCTTTGTTTGGGAAAGCATTCCGAAAGATTAATAAACCTCAGTTGGTAAACTCTATCAATGAAAAGAGTTGTAAGGTAGAGGTTATATTCTCTATCGGTAAAGATGAGTATCGTGTATTCAGAGGTATCAAACCTAATGTCTTTGAACTTTACAAGAATAATAAACTGGTTGACCAGGACGCCGCTACCAAGGACACACAAAAGTACCTTGAACAATCCGTACTCAAACTTAACTATAAGTCATTTACCCAAGTCGTCATTCTTGGGTCCAGCACCTTTGTACCCTTCATGCAACTCACTGCTGCACATAGACGAGAAGTAATTGAAGATTTACTTGACATTCAGATTTTCTCAAACATGAACTCTCTGCTGAAAGATCGTATTCGTTCAGCACAAAGTCAAAGCACTGACTGTGGACATATGCTTCGTCTTACAAAAGAGAAGGTTGATAGTCAACAGAAACTGATTGATTCTTTGACAGAAGTAAATCAGAATCGTCAGGAAGAGAAGCAAGAAAAGTATGATAAGAATATTGGGCGTATCAATGAATTGCAAGAAAAACACAAACTGAAGAAAGAAGAAACTATTTGTTTAGAAGAACAAATGGGTGATATCGAACCTCAGAAAAAGTTCGTTCGTAAACTACGTCAAAGTCAATCGGATAAAAAGTCTGAACTTAAGTTGATTGCAAAGGACCTGAAGTTCTTCAAAGATCATGATACCTGTCCTACTTGTAGTCAAGACATTGGTGGTTTGTTCAAGCAAGAGAAGGTAAGTACAATGTCCAAATCGGGCAAACTTCTTGCTAAAGAGATTGAAGGATTTACTAAAGATATTGAAGAAGCAGTAGAAGTCGTTACTAAGATGGAAGAAACTTCTGCAAAATTGTATGAAGTTCGTAGTGATGCTACTGCATTTGAACGAGAGATTGTTCGTGTTGAAATGGAGAATCTTCAGATTGCAAAAGAGATTACAGAATTGCAACAGAGCACTCCTAATATTGATCAAGAAGAAGAAATATTATTTGGTTTTCAAAAAGAATACAATTCCACTGAAAAAGATTGTTCTGCTGTTAGTCAGCAACTGGACGAGTTCCAAGTTGTATCTTCATTGTTGAAAGACTCTGGTATCAAGAGTCAGATTATCAAGAAGTATGTTCCTATTTTCAATCAACTGATTAACAAGTATCTGCAGTCGATGGACTTCTTTGTCAACTTCACTCTCGATGAAGAGTTCAACGAAGTTATCAAGAGTCGCTTTCGTGACGAGTTCTCTTATGCATCCTTCTCTGAAGGTGAAAAGCAGAAAATTGATCTGGCACTTCTATTCACTTGGCGTGAAGTTGCTCGGATGAAAAACAGTGTTGCTACTAATCTGCTAATTCTAGACGAAGTGTTTGATAGTTCTCTTGACGCATCTGGTACAGGTGAACTGCTTCAAATATTAAGAAGTCTTGGAAATGGCACCAATGTGTTTGTCATTTCGCATAAAGGTGATATACTAGTAGATAAGTTCCTTAGAACCTTAAAGTTTGAGAAAGTCAATGATTTTTCAAAAATGCTAGACGAATCATGACTAGAATTCATTGCATACAAAATGTTCTTTCTGAAGAACATCGTACTCAGTTAATTGAAGATTCTAAACCTTTATTATTGACAAGTGAACAAATATGTAAAGAAACTGGTTCAACAAGAAATTTTCCTGGTAAACAAACTTTATCAACACTTCACGTAAATCCTAAATTTTATGATATATTTGATGTTTTTCTAGGTAGAATATGGGAACACCTTTCTATTAGATTTTATATTAATTCGGCATGGGTGAGTTTTACTGATGGTAGTCAGACTAGTGTTTGGCATAATCATATGGGTTCATTATATTCGGTAGTGTATTATGCAACACCAAATAATTGTGGTACTGAATTTGAAAATCAATTTGTTCAAACCGAAGTTAATAGCATGTTAGTATTTCCCTCACACTTAATGCATACCGCACCAAGATCAAACGATAGATATGATCGGTATGTTTTAGCGATGGATTTAATTTAACTCAATTCACTAAATAATTTCACCCCAATCTTACATTATGGATTACAAACCATACTCTCCAGAGTGGCATAGAAAAAGATATCTCAAAGAAGCATTGGACATGTACTTAGACGATTACGTTTCCAATGAAGTAATTAAGAATGATATCTTTGATATTCTCCTGGAACGATCTGATTCAGCATATGCTGACTGGAATAAGACAGAAGAGTTGACATCTATGTTAGAATCTAAATAACACTGTATCTGGTGTAGATTTATGCTTTCGACCGCGTACCGACTCAGGTTAGAGTCTATCTGTAGGTGCATCGCTAACAACGAAGAAGTCCCCCTAGAGGACATGATCTGGGCAGAGAAACTAGCAAAGTCTCATACGCTTGCTAGAGATTGGTTAAACAAAGCAAGACGCCAATCCAAAGGAATTGAAGAAGGTAGTATAGACGATTTTATGAATAGGATGGGATTAGGTGACCCCGACCCATCCAATCACAGAACGGGGTTTGATGGTGCCGATGAAATTGTAGATTGGTTCCAACGCGATAAACCTGATGATTGGAGGCAACGTGACTAATGATTTTCTAGATAATCTTGGTGCTGAACAGCACCGAAAGATGAATAAAAAGGTTAGCAGAATTACACCTGAAACCTATGAAAAGATGAATGAAGAATTTGAAGAGGAAGGACTTGCTTTCCGAATTAATGTACCCACTCAAGAACAAATCGACGACTGGCAGAACCAATGAAAGCGATTATCTACAGCAACGACAACATGGAATCTGATAGAGCATGTGCTCTAATGGAAGCAGTTCATATGGATGATACTATTGTTTATAAACTTAATAAAGATTTTACTGAGTCGCAGTTTCGTGATGAGTTTGGTGAAGAGGCAGAGTATCCTATGATTGCTTTGGGAATGCAGCATCGTGGTACTCTCAAAGAAACACTTCATTTTATGAATACTAAAGGAATGCTTGTGTGAGTAAGAGAAAATCTACATGGAGACTTTGGGCAAAGGCATTAGGGCAAAAAGATGGACGAGATGATAGAGAGGCAGATATTGTTGCTCGCATACGCACCTTTATTTTTGTCTCTTACATGGTTACCAATGTGGCTATCGTTGCCAACGCTGTACGGCACTGGGACGATGTGAAAACTGTCCCACCTCTTGCCGAATGCCAGCAACCTCTGCTATAATAAAAAGGTACTCAAGAAAACTTGATGAATACACAGGAAGTCAAAGGCACGCTTGCCAAACTGCTCGCAACTGAGAATCTTACTGTGGAGCACCGTAAGGTAAGCACTGCCTGCTTTGACGTTGAAAAGCGTCTGCTTATTCTTCCTATCTGGAAGACCGCTTCTAATACCGTCTACGACCTCCTGGTGGGTCATGAGGTGGGTCATGCTCTCTACACTCCTAACGAAGACTTCTCGTCTGCCCCAAAGGATTTTGTGAATGTATTAGAAGATGCTCGTATTGAGCGTATGATGAAGGTGACCTATCCTGGTCTTCGTCGCTCCTTTTTTGAAGGATATAAACAACTCTGGGATCAAGATTTCTTCGGTGTGAAGAATGATGATCCTCAATCTCTGTCATTGATTGATCGCATCAATCTTTATTTCAAGGGTAATCCCAATATTCCATTTGCCGACGAGGAGATGGTATGGGTCAATCGTGCAGAAAAGACTAAGACCTTTCAAGATGTTGTTACTCTTGCTGAAGAATTGTATGAGTTCTGCTCACAAAAGCAAGACAATAAAGAGGACATGAATATGCCACCTCTGCCTGAAACTTCTGATGGTGAGCAAAGTGCTGATCAACAAATCGAAAGCAGTGGTGACGAAGAAAAAGAGTGGCCTACAGAGAGTGATCCTGAAGAAGATCATCGCAATGATCGTAGTTCACAGGATGCAGATCTTGATACTCCCTCATACGAGGGGGGTGCAGACGTTGATGAAACTAAGTCTGTAACTGATGAAGCACTTTCTCAGGCACTTGAAACTCTCATAGATGACAATGCTAAGGAGTGGGTGTATCTTTCTATCCCCGATCCTAAAGTTGAAGATTATATTGTTCCCTTCAACACCATTCAATCTAATCTTCAAAATCATTTCTACGATGAAACTCGTGACAGCAGTTGGGCAGAGCATGTTCAGTATGCTGTAGATCACTATAACTCTTTCAAGAAAGACACTCAGAAGACTGTCAACTATCTGTGTAAGCAGTTTGAAATGAAGAAGTCTGCAGACGAATATCGTCGTGCTGCAACATCTAAGACTGGTGTTCTTGACACTAACAAACTGCACACTTACAAGTACAACGATGACATCTTCAAGAAAGTCACTGTTATCCCTGAAGGTAAGAATCACGGTCTCGTGATGTATCTTGACTGGTCTGGTTCTATGCAGCACCAGTTGCTTGACACCCTGAAGCAAACCTACAATCTCATTTGGTTCTGTAAAAAATCTGGTATTCCGTTCAGGGTGTATGCTTTCCAGTCTGGATATGGATATGGTGATGTTGACAAAGATGCTGTGAATCAGAAAGAAGGCGAACTTGCCATTGCTTCTGACTTCCGCCTCTTTGAATTCTTCTCTTCTCGTCAAAACAAACAGTCTCTTGACAAGTCTATGCAACTTGTTTACACTCAAGTCTTTGCTATGGGCGGTTGGAGACTGTCTCACTATTCTCCTTATACTCTTGGTGGTACTCCTCTTGCTGAAGCAGTGTATTGCACTCGCAATATTGTGAACACTATCAAGAGAGTTGAGCGTGTAAGTAAAGTCAATGTCATCTGTTTGACTGACGGTGAAGCAAATCCTATGAGTTATGTACATCAGTTTCCTGATGATCATTACTATCGTGCTGGTGAGTATCGTTATCAGTACCTGTGTCACACTCGTGGTAAAGTCTTTTTCCTTCGCGATCCTAAGACTGGATACACTCGTAAAATCTCAAATCAACCTTATGTAACTACAAAGGAGATTGTATCTTTCTATCGTGAAATTACTGATTACAATTGGGTTGGTATTCGTCTCTGTGCAAAAGGTGAGTTGACTAAACTTGTTCGTGAGTTTGCATATGATGAAATCGATGCCATTGACAAACAGTGGAAGAAAGAACGTTTTGCTTCTATCAAGAATCGTGCAGGTTTCTCAGAATCTTTCTACATGCCCGATAAGAATACTGGCATGGGATCTATGGATCTTGAAGTCAAACAAAAGAAAGAAGTTGCTACTAAAGCAGAACTGACCCGTGCATTCAAAAAGCATATGGGTTCTAAAATGACAAACAAAACTATCCTCAATGCATTCATTGAGCAAATTGCATGAAGTGTAAAGTTGAACTATACAAAGCAGGCACAGTCTTTGAAGAGATTGTAATTGCTAGAGACTATGAAGATGCTAGGAAAGTTGCCTTAGCACGAAACCCAGGAGCAACTGTTATGGGTGTGACAGCAGTGTTCACATAAATAACTGTCCTAGACCCTCCCATTCGGGGGGGTCTTCTGCTATAATATCTGTATAGACAACAAACAAACACATGCCTTTCGCTCCAAACCCTGTGACCACCGAAGATCTTGTTCAGTATCTTTCTGAGCATGTTGGTGATGAGGTGGGTTGCAACAACATTCGTGAAGCATCAATGCAGTTGAATGTGTCGTATGCTACTGCTTGCAAGCGTCTTAAGTCATATAAATCTGGTAAGGGTAAGTGGAATTTGACTGTGCAAGAAATTGAGCAGGCATATGAAGCACCCTCCGCCACCTCTGCTGTAAACTACATCCCCGAGAAAGATGATTCCTATGTCCAGTTTGGTAATTTTCAGTCTGTACGCAAGGTTGTACAGTCTCGTAAGTTCTATCCGATCTTTATCACGGGTCTTTCTGGCAATGGTAAAACCATGTCCGTTGAGCAGGCTTGTGCAGCAGCAAAGCGTGAGTTGATTCGTGTCAACATCACAATCGAAACGGACGAGGATGATCTTATTGGTGGTTTCCGTCTCGTCAATGGCGATACTGTTTGGCATAATGGTCCAGTCATCGAAGCTCTGGAACGGGGAGCTGTGTTGCTTCTAGACGAGATTGATCTGGCATCTAACAAGATCTTGTGTCTGCAATCCGTACTTGAAGGTAAGGGTGTTTTCTTGAAGAAGATTGGTAAATATATTCGTCCTACTGAAGGTTTCAATGTTATTGCAACTGCAAATACTAAAGGTAAAGGCAGCGATGACGGTCGCTTTGTTGGAACCAATATTCTCAATGAAGCATTCCTAGAGCGTTTCCCTGTAACCTTTGAGCAAGATTATCCCACCGCCACTGTAGAGACTAAGATCCTGCAGAACGCTGGTGCTGATGATACCTTTGCTGAAAATTTGGTGAAGTGGGCAGGTGTTATTCGTAAGACGTTCTTTGATGGTGGAGTTGATGAGGTCATCACCACCCGTCGTCTGGTTCACATCGTTCAGGCATATGAAATCTTTGGTGATCGTTTGGATGCTATCACTAAATGTGTCAATCGTTTTGACGATGACACTAAGCAATCCTTCCTTGACCTTTATACAAAGGTTGACGCAGGTGAGGATTCCGAATATAATAGTGAAAACTCCAATCTTCTAAATGATCAATGAAATACAATGAAGAGGAACTCCTAAAGGAGTTGAAAGATTACATTGCAGGCACATACAATCAGCACTATGCAACTGACAAGATTCAGACGCTAGACCTGATTGATGCCTGTGGTGATGCTGAGGCATTCTGCAGATCTAACATTCTAAAGTATGCCTCTCGTTATGACAAGAAGGGTACTGCCCGTCGTGACATTATTAAAATCCTACATTATGGATTGTTGCTGCTTCACTTCAGCGACCAAAGTGCAAACCTTGAAGAGTATCCCAATCGATGACAGTAATTTCTCAATCCACCATGGAAGTTCTCCGAAACTTCTGTTCAATTAATAAATCAATTGTTATCAAACCTGGTAATCAAGTTTCTACTCTCAGCATCAATAAGAATATTCTTGCTATTGCTGATGTAGAAGAACAGTTTGATTCGCAAATTTCTATTTACGATCTGGGTGTATTCTTGGGCGGTCTGTCTCTCTTCGATTCACCAAAGATCGATACCACTCAATCTAATTACGTCACTGTAAGTGATCAGCGTGGTAAGTCTAAGACTCGTTTCTTTTATGCCGATCCAGATATTATTACTCAGGCACCCGAGAAAGAGATTGTAATTCCTTCTGAAGATGTAAAGTTTCGTCTGGATGCAGGTCATCTTAAACAACTCACAAAGGCAGCAGGAATTTATCAACTACCTGATCTGTGTCTTTTCAGTGATAATGGTGTTATGAATTTGTGTGTTACTGACAAGAAGAATGATACTTCCAATAGTTATTCTGTTGAGGTTGGAACTAATGATGAAGAATTTTGTTATTGCTTTAAAGTTGAGAACCTGAAACTTCTTGCTGGTGATTACAATGTGACTATCAGCAAGCAAAATGTTGCTCTGTTTCAAGGTGATGGTATCAAATACTTTATTGCACTCGAACCCAACAACTGATGAAACACATTCTTTTTACCTTGAAGGGTTGTCCCTTTGAGTTACTTGATGATGAGCAAAACATTAGACTGCTCCTTTATAATGCAACAAAAGAATGTAAATCAACACTACTCAATTTAGCAACACATAAGTTTGAACCTCAGGGTGTAACTGGTGTTGCTATGCTTGCTGAGTCCCACATTAGTATTCATACTTGGCCAGAAAAGGGCATGGCAGTGTGTGATGTCTTTACCTGTGGGGATACCGCTACACCTCAGGATGGTGTAGAATATATGAGAAGTCAGTTGAAAGCAACTGATATTATTTGTAATGAATTTGAGCGACCTCTAGAATGAATGATTTCCTTTGGGTAGAAAAATATCGTCCTCAAACTGTGGACGAATGTATTCTTCCCGACTCTGTAAAACAAACCTTCCAGAGTTTCATTGACCAGGGTGAGATCCCTAATCTTCTCCTGTCTGGAACTGCTGGTGTTGGTAAGACTACCATTGCTAAAGCACTCTGTAATGAACTAGGAGCAGATTACTATGTTATCAATGGATCTGATGAAGGTCGATTCTTGGACACTGTACGCAATCAGGCAAAGAACTTTGCTAGTACTGTGTCTCTCACTGCTTCTGCTCGTCACAAAGTTCTTATCATTGATGAGGCAGACAACACAACACCAGATGTCCAACTACTCCTTCGTGCAAGTATCGAAGAGTTCCAGAAAAACTGTAGGTTCATCTTCACTTGTAATTTCAAAAACAAGATTATTGAACCGCTACATAGCAGAACAACAGTCGTAGAATTTAATGTTCGTGGACAAACTAAACAGGAGTTGGCGGGCGCTTTCTTCAATCGTTGCCGAGATATCCTCCAACGCGAAGAGGTCACCTTCCAACCTAGAGTTGTTGCAGAAGTCGTTCAGAAATACTTCCCCGACTTCCGAAGAACCCTCAATGAATTGCAGCGATATGCAAGCACAGGGTCTATTGACACTGGCATTCTGGCGACGTTAGGTGACGCTAATATCGATTCTCTAGTTGAGAGTCTGAAGAATAAAAAGTTCAATGATGTGAAGAAGTGGGTAACACAGAATCTTGATTCTGATCCTACCTCTATCATGCGTAAACTCTATGACAATCTATCTACTGTGATGGATGGTCCTAGCGTTGCTGCTGCTGTTCTAATTATTGCTGAGTATCAATATAAGTCTGCATTTGTTGTGGACCAAGAAATCAATCTACTCGCCTGTCTTACTCAACTAATGCTGGAGTGTAATTTCAAATGAAAGATGTAAAACTGATTAGGATGATCACTGGAGAAGAGATCATCGCTGAAGTCCTTGATTGGAAAGATGGTCTTCTTACGATTCAGAATCCTTTGGTAGTTATTCCTCAGCAGAATCAAGTTGGGTTTGCTCCCTGGGCAACAGTTATCGATCAGGATCGACCAGAAATTTCTCTTGATATGAAGCATGTCATTTATTGTGTGGAAGTTGCTGCACCTGTTGTAAAACAGTATAATGAAATCTTTGGTAGCAATATTATTACTCCCGACAAACAACTAATCGTATGACCTCTTTGAAAACCCCCCTTCGTTATCCTGGTGGTAAGTCTCGTGCTGTCAAAAAGATGGTAGAGTTCTTTCCACTTTTTTCTGACTACAAAGAGTTTCGTGAACCTTTCCTTGGTGGTGGTTCTGTGGCATTGTACATTACACAGATGTATCCTCACCTAGATATTTGGGTGAATGATTTGTATGAACCGCTCTATACGTTCTGGAAGCAACTCCAGTTGAATGGCAATGAAATTAAGAACCAACTCGTCCAACTTAAACAAAGGCACCCTGACCCCGCTTCGGCAAAATATCTTTTCCTGGAGTCTAAAGAGTATCTCGGGAAAGACCCCCGAAGCTGTGACCCTACGGCTCGTGCTGTCAGTTTCTATATTGTTAACAAGTGCTCTTTTTCTGGTCTCACTGAATCCAGTTCCTTCAGCAAGCAGGCGTCAGACTCAAACTTTAGTATGCGAGGAATCGAGAAACTCCCCTACTACCAGCAACTCATCAGAAAGTGGCAAATTACTAACTTGTCGTATGAGCAACTTCTGACTGATGAAAAAGACATCTTTGTATATCTAGATCCTCCATACGATATCAAGACAAACCTTTATGGTAAGAAAGGTAATATGCATAGAGGATTTGATCACGATCAATTCTTCTATGATTGTGATAAATTTAAGTGTGACCAGATGGTATCTTACAACTCTTCAAACTTAATCAAAGAAAGATTTATTGATTGGAAACCTTACGAGTACGATCATACATATACCATGCGATCTGTTGGTGAGTATATGAAAGACCAGCAACAGCGTAAAGAACTGTTGCTTTTGAATTACGTTGTATGAATAATAATTTTACTAGTGCTCGGTACGCATTAATACCAAACTTTATCACTCCAGATCAAGCAGCACAATGTGCTCGTGAACTTAGAGAAGCACCCACTAGTCCAGCATCAGATTGGGATGTTGCTCCCAATGCATCTTATGTGAGCGATCCTACTTTTGGGTTGGAAATTATGTGTGATAAAAATCAACTAATGAATGATATTGTTGGTGAATATCTCATTCCTACATATTGTTTTTCTAGAATCTACAGAACAGATGATACTCTTCCAGAACATACGGATCGTGCAGCATGTGAAGTATCTTTGACTATTCATTTGGATGGAGATACAGATTGGTTATTTGGATGCTTTGATAATGAAATACAATTAAATCCTGGAGATGCAGTTTTATATCTTGGACACATAGTCCCACATTATCGAGTTGGTCCCTATAAAGGTAAGGAATATCTACAATTATTTTTACATTATGTAAGAAGCAGAGGATGTCATAGAAGCACTTACTTTGATAAAATTGATATGGAGGTTAACAAACAAAAACTAATGGAGGAACTCTATGGCATTTGATGAAAGGTATCCTCTAAAGGATTATCTGAACACTATCAATCTCACAAAGAAAAATCTTATGGAGGATGAAGATCCTCTTTGGGAAAAGAATTACCCTCCCTTTGTAATTAACAAGTGTATGTCTCAACACATCGATACTGTGATGTACGCAAATGAGATGAATCAGTACCCTAATCTTGATAAGAAACTTCAATACGATTTCTTTATAAATACCGTCAGGTCCCGTAAGAGATTTTCTCCATGGGGTAAAAAAGAAAAGGTGAAGGATATTGAACTTGTCAAAGAGTTCTATGGTTATTCGACCGAGAAAGCAATGCAAGCACTCAGGATTCTTACCGACAACCAACTCATAGTTATTAAAGACAAATTGAATAAAGGGGGTAAGAAACGATGAGCGAACTTAAGGAAGTTCAATGGACGAAAAATGATATGGTAGAAGTGAATTTGAAGGAACCTGATGACTTCCTGAAAGTTCGTGAGACTCTTACTCGTATTGGAGTTGCTTCTAGAAAAGAAAAGAAATTATTTCAATCTTGCCATATTCTTCATAAGAAAGGACAGTATTATATCGTACACTTTAAGGAACTGTTTGCCCTTGATGGTAAGAAGGCAAACCTCTCTGAGAATGATGTACAAAGACGTAACCGCATCATCAAACTGTTGTCTGACTGGGGACTAGTAGAGATTGTTAAAGAAGACTCTGTGTCTGATGCAGCACCCTTGAGTCAAATTAAAGTTATCGCTTACAAAGAAAAAACTGAATGGACTCTTGAGTCCAAGTATAATATTGGGAAGAAGCGTCAAGTTTCAGAATCCTAAATAGAGCTGCCATGCTTTGTTTATATGTCCGAAGAAGTTAAAAAGGAAGAACCTAAAAAGAAAGGTATCTTTAGCAAACTCAAAGAGGCATCTGAAGACAAAGAAGAACAGTTGGCTATTCTGTCTACATTTGTAAGACTGGGAATTTTGATATGGTCAGGTGGTATTCTCACATTAGCATATGTAGATCTGCCACCTGCACTTCAGATTCCTAAACAAGATCTCGATCCGACATTCATAGCCTCCGTGTTCACTGGGGTTTTAGCTACTTTCGGGGTTCAGACTGCTAAGAAAGGAGCACAAGCCGCCGCTGGTGGTGGAGGTATTTCTAAAGCAGATATGGAGAGATTGATCGAAGCAGCAAGAGAGTCTGCACCTGCTCAAACAATTAGAATTGAACAGGCACCGATCAAGATCACAACAGATGAAACTTACAAAATGTAATACCATGCAAAAAATTATTAACGTATTAGCAGTTCTATCATTCGTTGGTGTCGCAGGCATCGTGGGTGGTGGGACTTATGTGTATCTACAGAAAGATGCACTTATCGAATCCGCTAAGGGGAAAGTCGCTAAAGCAGCAGCAGAAGCGATTGCAGGAGCACTTCCTGGTATGATGGACTCTGCCATGCCTGAGATGCCAAAAATGACAGGTGGTGCTATTCCCTCTACAGGTGGCGTAGGTTTTCCTGGCGCTGCTGCTAAACCTGGTCCTGCGATTAGAATGCCATGACTAAATTCAAAATTGCTATTGCAACTGTTGGTGGACTATTTGCTGTAGCACATATCGGTTTGCTTGGATATGTTATTAGACAACCAGGTAAACAACAGGTTTATCAAGTTCCTGCTATCAATATTCCACGCGGTACTCCATACTCTTCCTACAAGATTCAAGCAGGAAAAGATGGATATAGTATTGAATATAAAGCAAATGATCCTAAAGTATTAGAGTCTGAAAAGTCTCTTGATTTAGTTCAAACTAGAAATAAGAAAGGATTATTTGGTGGTGCTGATACCTTTGAGGACCGTAAGGAATCTCGCCGTGATCAATACACCATGGAAGGTGTGAGGAACATGGGAGGTGCTGCAACGCTAGATGGTGAGGGAAAGAGTGCAAAAGACATCGAGTGCATCGTGGCGGACGCTGGAGCACGGTCACAAGGTGCAATGGCAGGTAGTGCTATCGCTGCTGGTGTTGCCGCTCCTGCTCTTGCTAGCATCCCTTACGTTGGATGGTTGGCAGGTGGTTGGGCACTTCTCTTAGGTCAACAAGTTGGTTCTGAAGTTGGTTCTCAAGTTGGAACAGTATTTAATGATTGCTAATGATTGATGAAATTGGAATTGATATTGATGATGTAAATATCCCCGATATACGGGTTTACCAACCGCCAGGGTGGGTTACAAGTCCACCCCAGGCAATTCCCCCATCTGTTCCTATTACGGAGCAGGTGGGTGTTCCTATTGTTGATATGCCTGGATGTGTAGAGGCACACGAGCAGAATAGTAGTAAAGAAAAAAGTGGAATTCTTTCGGAAGATGATCCGAAGGGTGTGAAGGTATATTGTGACGCTGGTATGCCGTCATTCAATCCTTTGGATTACAATAAAGATAAATTGGACTTTGAATATAAGGCACCTGTACCAGCAGTAGAATCTCCTGAACAACCAGAAACACCAGTAGCACCAGAAGCAAAAACAGATACAAAACCTCCAATTCCAAAATGTCCTACTAGAGAACAGGAGTTATTAAACCCTGTAGGAAAAATCCTAGAGGGCAATAAAAAAATTACTGGTTATGAATTGGTTGGTAAGAAATGTTTGATGGTAACAGAACAACTTACTATACCCGATCAGATTGTTGTTAATATCCCTAATGCAGGAAAGGTAACTGCTACTGCTTCGATTGCTGTTGTAGCGACGACCTCCGCACTGCTCGCAAAGCCTCTTGCTGATCTCTTGTTAAAAGTGGTGAAACCGACTGTGAAGAAGGTACTGAAGAAGATTGCGACCTTAAGGGGGAAGACTCTCCCAGTCCAATCGAGAGCGGAGCGCCTAGCTGAGCAGCGTCAGAGGAATGAGGCTGTGAAGAAGTTGAGGTCTGTTCGCCCCTTGAAGAAGTAGGTGGAATCTGATGTACATGAGGTGCAATAGCATTCTTATTTACTACCATCACATCTGCACAAATAGCAGCATATTGCGTCCCAGGTTTAAACATAATTCCAGATTTCATTAACTCACCACAATTTTTGAGTCTCGCGATCTCAAAATCCAACCGCTTATTAGCAGTTAGTTGTTGTGTATATGATATCTGAGTTGCTGCTGCTTCTTTACATTGTTCCTGCAATTTCTTATCTAATGGTTTAGACCAGGTTGCGGAGAAACCAACACCAATACTGTAATTATCTTTTTGTGCAGTTCTAGTTTTTTTCGTGAAGAGAATATCTCCAGGATTATCTAAAATTCCATCCCCAATTTCATTACCATCAGCATCAAAGGCACCAAAGTTATCCGTAACATCATATACAGGGTCGTCATAATATGGTTCCCAAGGTCTAGAAGCTGATGCAGTACCTGTTACATATGGTGTAAAGTTAAGAGTAGGACCCTGGCATTGAATCCCGCCCCCATATGTGTTAGTAATATAAGGACCTTGTAAAACCTGAATAGCTTGATTCGTCACTGAGCCTGAACTATTCGCGATTGGAGATGCAGTTGCTGACACACCACCAATTGTCTCTGCATTTACAGGTGATGCTACAAGAGCAGCAATTACTGGGAGAAAATACTTGTAGTGTCGGTTATGCTTGTAACCTCTGTCTCTCTTTGAATGATTGTATGATTTTGTAAACCTGGAGAAGAAAGAGTTTCTGTGAACTGAAACGCTGCTCCTGGTGTTGTTTGTGTGAACTGTGGTTTGCTTGTTACACCTGTCCATGATGAAGTCACTCCTTCAATAGTTACGTTGTTACTTCCTGTCCCTGGGGATAATTGACCAGATGCTGTAACGCCTGATCCAGTCACTGAGTATTGATAACCCGTCGAGTAGTCCATAGAATTTATGGTCTCGGTTATCTTTGATGTTGTCTCTGTGTGGCTCGTCATTGAACCCTGTGTGAAGTTCGGGACCACGGGGACCGCCATGGCAGGAGCAAGTGTGACACTTGCACCCACCACAGCAAGGGCAGACCAGAAGATTGTCTTTCCAAAAGTCATCATGACCTCCTTCAGTCAATTACAGTGATCTCCGAAACATACTGTCCGATTGCCGTAGTACCAGCTCCACCAGCGGTCACCGTAAGGACACCAGCACTGGTTACAGTACCTGCTAAGGAATCTTTGGTTCCAGCAGCATAAGAAGTAACCGAACCGAAGTTAGGATTAGCACCTACAGTTGCAGCACTTGTGGGCACAGCATCAGCTTGTACATAAGATTGACTGAAACTAAATGCCGAACCAGCAGTATCCTGTGTTGCTGCAATCGTGCCAGGACTGTATACACCAGAGGTGATAGTACCAGCAGAAACTGTATGAGCAGTATTACCGTCCGTAGTATCAATATTATTGCCTGAAATACTGAACGAGGAACCGATTCTCGATGAGGTTGCCCGTGCAGCATCAACAGTCAGTTGGACACTCGCTGCATGTTTGGTAACAAGTCCACCAGCATTAGCGGCACTCGCTGTCAATAAAATCATTGCAAATGGAATGAATTTTTTCATTTTGCCCATTGATTTGTTGTCTATTTATATGTAGGTCTGGTAAACCTTACATCTGAGTTCGGAATGCTACACTAAAATATTACTAAGTCCTACTGTTAAATAATAGTGTTGGAGGTTTGGTTTGATTATCAAACCCCTTCAACGCCAACGGTTGCCTTCGGGGACCACACAATCAAACTCGCTTAACAAAGGAGCATAACAAATGACTGGACTTAAGAAGTTCACCACGAAAGATCTTGGTGCCATCGTAGACGCTGCAGAAAGATACGGCGTCGGACTAGATGACGTTTTTTATAGACTCCACTCATATGGAATGGGTGGTGTCAATGAATCATATCCTCCATATAATTTGGTGCAGGAATCAAATGTCAAATGGAGGATTGAAGTAGCACTTGCTGGTTGGTCGAAGGATGAGTTTGAAGTCTCTACAGAGAGTAACGTCCTCCTAATCAGGTCTAAGTCAGCGAAGACCAAAGGAGAAGAGGAATACATGCACAGAGGTATTTCCACTCGTACCTTCGCTAGAGGTTTCAACTTATCAGATGATGTCGAAATCGGCACAGTCACTTTCAACAATGGATTGCTTGTGGTAGAATTGAGGAGAATCATTCCTGACCACCAGAAACTGAAGGTTTATGAAATCCAAGATCCTGCATTACCTGAAGGTGATGCTGATGCATCCAGCGACACACTTTAATATCCTGTCTGTAGGAATGTTGATCATGATCGGACTGCTGCATAACCATGCCCATTTTCACATGACAAATGATGCAGATTCATATGTCAGACAATGGTGCAAGTCTTCAGATGAAAACATGGCAACATGTAAAAGTTATGGAGATGATTGGTGATATATAGTGTACAACTAAAGAGACCCTTGGGGTCTCTTTTTGTTTGAGGTACACTATGAATGTTTATGTAAATCTAAAACCGAATAATTACGATGGTGAGACTGATCTCTTGACAGTAGAGGTCCCAGCATCTTATAGTGAAGAACTTCTGCGGCATGTCAGACCCATCGCAGAACAAAAAAATACAACCGAAGATAAAATCCTTAAGGATATTATTAAGGAAGCAGTAAACGAAATTGAAAGGAGGAGTTATGAGCGTAAGAGTCGTAAGAACAAGAAACGGTGAAGACGTCATCTGTGACATTCGTGAGATTAGTCAAGAGGGCGAATCTAAGGTTCTTGGTTATCAGTTGATTCAACCCTTTTTGGTTTGGATCTCTGAAGGAATGTCCGCAGAGGATGATGATGGTAACATTCATAAACTCAGTAATCCTGAGATTACAATGGAACCTTATGCACCTCTTGCAAAGGAACAAAAAATTATCATTCGTTATGATGAAATCATTAGTGCATATGAAACGCACGATGATGTTATCTCAAAATACACTGAATTAGTTGGAGCAACACATGGAATCGAACCTGAAGATTCTTCTGATGACAAACAGGAGTGAGTATTTAATTGGTCAAGTGACCGAACTGGATGAAGAACCATCTATTTTGATTGAGAAATGTTTTAGCATTTCTAACGAAGGGCAATTGTCTCCCTTCCCTGCATTTGCTTCACAGCGTGATTTGTTCTTGACATCTGAGTCAGTTTTGACTATAGTGGATCCGTCAGAGCAAATTGCAAAGGAGTACAGAGCAGCGAATGAGTAGGTTCTACACCAATGTACAACTTGCAGGAAATGTGATCCTTTATCGTGGGTATGAGAATGGGCAACCAGTCCAGTCTCGTACCCATTTTAGTCCTACCCTGTTTGTAACTTCAAATCGGGAAGAAAAATACAAGACACTAGAGGGCGATAATGTTCGTCCTGTTAAGTTTGAGTCTGCTCGTGAAGCACGAGAGTTCATTGCTAAGTATGATGGTGTTGAAGGATTCAAAGTGCATGGATACGAGAGATTTGTGTATCAATTTATCTCTCAAGAGTTTCCTGATGAAGTTGATTACAATATCAATCAAATGAAAATCTACGCATTGGATATTGAGGTTCAGTGCGAGAACGGATTCCCTAATGTAGAAGAGGCAGCAGAAGAAATGCTGTCAATCACCATCAAAGATATGGTGACGAAGCAATACTATTGCTGGGCAATGCGTGAATTTGATCCCCCTAAAGGTGTTGAGTATAAAGTCTTTTGGACCGAGCATGAAATGCTCTCAGACTTTATCTCCTGGTGGTCAAACAACACACCTGATATTTTGACAGGTTGGAATGTCAACTTGTATGACGTCCCTTACATCGCTCGTCGGGTCAATCGTGTCCTAGGTGAGAAATGGATGAAGAGTCTGTCACCATGGAATCGTGCAAATGAGAGAGAAGTCTATGTCCAAGGTCGTAAAAATTATGCTTACGATATCTCTGGTGTCAATATTCTTGACTATCTGGATCTATATCGCAAGTTTACATACAGTAATCAAGAATCTTACCGACTTGACCATATCGCTTTCGTCGAACTCGGTCAGAGAAAAGTTGATCACTCTGAATACGAAAACTTTAAAGACTTCTATACATCCGATTGGCAGAAGTTTATGGAGTACAACATCCAAGACGTCGAACTGATTGACAGATTGGAAGATAAGATGAAGTTGCTTGAACTAGCAATCACTATGTCTTATGATGCGAAGGTGAACTTTGAAGATGTGTATAGTCAAGTCCGTATGTGGGACACGATGATTTATAACTATCTAAGTGAACGCAATATTGTTGTTCCCCCTCGTAAAGGTGCGAAGAAGGATGAAAAATATGCAGGAGCATACGTCAAGGAACCGATTCCTGGAAAGTATGATTGGGTTGTCAGTTTTGACCTCAATAGTCTGTATCCTCATCTTATTATGCAGTACAATATTTCCCCAGAGACACTCATCGACGCGAGACATCCCAGCGCAACGGTGGATAGAATCCTTGAGGAAACGCTAGACATTAGCGGTGAGAATTGTGTATGCGCCAACGGGGCACAATACAGAAAAGATGTTCACGGGTTTCTACCCGAAATGATGCAGGAGATCTACGATGAAAGGACCATATACAAGAAACGAATGCTTGAGTCTAAGCAAGCTCTTGAACATGCCACCACACCTGCAGAAACCTTGGCACTACAAAAGAATATCTCAAAATTTAACAACATCCAAATGGCAAGAAAGATCCAACTCAATTCTGCCTATGGTGCCATCGGAAACCAATACTTTCGATACTACAATCTTGCAAATGCTGAGGCGATTACTCTTAGCGGGCAAGTCTCAATTAGATGGATTGAGGGGAAAGTAAATCAATATCTAAACAAACTACTTAAAACAGAGGATCACGATTATGTTATTGCTTCCGATACTGACAGCATCTATATCTGTCTTGATCTACTTGTTCGCTCAGTATTTGCTGTACCAGAAGTTTCTAAAGAGAGGATCGTTAACTTCCTTGACACTGCTTGCAAAGAACGAATTGAACCATTCATCGAAAGGTCATATCAAGAACTAGCAGATTACGTCGGTGCCTATGAACAGAAGATGTTCATGAAGCGAGAGAACATCGCTAACAAGGGCATCTGGACTGCTAAGAAACGATACATCCTTAATGTCTGGGACAGCGAGGGTGTTCGCTATGAGAAACCCAAACTCAAGATCATGGGTCTGGAGGCAGTCAAGTCTTCTACTCCTGCTGCATGTCGCACTGCTATTAGGGATTGTATGACTGTGATCATGAATAAAGATGAGGAGCAGGCACAAAAGTTTATTGCAGATTTCAAAGATGAATTTACATCGTTGCCAGTTGAAGATATTTCATTCCCTCGTGGTTGTAATAATCTAAATAAATGGTCCAATCCCACAACGATCTATAGTAAAGGCACACCTATTCATGTGCGTGGTGCTTTGTTATATAATTTTTACAATAAGAAAAATAAACTGACACATAAGTATCCCTTGATTCAAGATGGAGAGAAGATTAAGTTTGTTTATTTGAAGACCCCTAATAAAATTAACGAGAATGTGATCAGTTATCTGGGCACATTCCCGAAAGAGTTTGGTCTTGACAAACAGGTGGATTATGACTTACAATTCTCAAAGAGTTTTCTTGAACCTATCAAAGTCATTATGGATACGATTGGATGGCAAGCAGAAAAAGTCGCATCACTGGAGTTCCTATTCGGATGAGTACAACAAAATTTATAGTCACCTATCAAAATGCATTTGGATTTTCGCCAAGAGAAGAAAAATCATTTGGTGATTTAAAAGAAGCACAATGGTTTGAACGTGCCATGAAGCGTTCTAATTACATTACATCATTATTGGAGGTTAAAGAGTGAATTTTCTACAGGATGTAGCAAAGGAGATTGGTAATGAGTATGCAGGACTTGTTAGCGATGGTGTCGCAGCAGGAGACACTGGTGGTTTCATTGACACTGGTAGTTACATTTTCAATGCTTTGGTTAGCGGTTCAATCTACGGAGGTGTCCCCTCCAACAAGATCACTGCTATCGCTGGCGAGTCTTCTACTGGCAAGACTTTCTTTTGCCTTGGGATTGTCCAGCATTTTCTTGAATCAAATCCCGATGCTGGGGTAATTTATTTTGAGTCTGAGTCTGCTATTTCTCGGCAGATGATTGAAGATCGTGGTATTGCATCTGATCGTATGATGATTGTACCCGTTGCAACTATCGAACAGTTCCGAACTCAGTCTTGTCGCATTCTTGACAAGTACATGGAGCAGGATGAGGCAGATCGTAAACCGTTGATGTTCGTCCTGGACTCTTTGGGTATGCTTTCCACAGAGAAAGAGATTGCTGACGTTGCTGCCGATAAACAGGTTCGTGACATGACTAAGAGTCAACTTATCAAGGGTGCCTTCCGTGTGTTGACATTAAAACTTGGTAAAGCAAATGTTCCAATGCTGGTTACAAATCATACATATGATGTAATCGGTGCTTATATGCCGACCAAGGAAATGGGAGGAGGAAGTGGACTCAAGTACGCTTCATCAACAATTATATATCTATCAAAGAAGAAGGAAAAGGATGGTACAGAGGTTGTTGGCAATATTATCAAATGCAAAGCACACAAATCAAGACTGACAAAGGAGAACTCGCAGGTTGAAACACGTCTTTATTACGACCGTGGACTTGACAGGTATTACGGACTACTGGAACTGGGTGAGAAATACGGAGTCTTCACCAAGCGGGGGAATCGGATCGTTGTTGGTGAATCTGCTATTTACCCTAAGTCTATTCTCGCTGATCCGCAGAAGTATTTCACCCCCGAAGTGATGCAAGCACTTGACGAGGCAGCAGCACAGGAGTTCCGTTATGGCAGTTAATCTTTTGGAGAAGTCTCTAACAGATTTCATTAAACCTTGTGAAAGACTTACCGACTATATCAAAGTTTATGATGATGTTTGTAGTGAAGTTCTTTGCAACCAGATAATTGATTCTTTTGAATCTGAACCTAAATCTCACACTTTTATTGATAAGTCACAACGACCTACATTCACTGAGATGAATATTTCTCAGCAGTACATGAAAAAGAACCCTACTTGGATAGGTATCCAAAAACAAGTTCAGTCTGTATTCATTGAATATGTCAGTAAATATATGGATGAATTGGACTTGGGTCCAGACTTTCCTGATAAATATGCTTTTGAGGAGTTTAGAGTAAAAAAATATCGAGCAAATAGTGAGGATCAATTTTTAGATCATACTGATGTTGGTGATTACAATTCTGCTCGTAGATTTTTAGTTTGTTTTTTATATTTGAATGATGTAGAAGAGGGTGGGACCACAGACTTTCCGAAGATTTCACATTCAGTTACTCCAAAGTGTGCTAGAATGTTGATCTTCCCACCTAATTGGATGTATCGTCATGCTGGAAGACCAGTAGTGAATGGTAAAAAATACATCTTGGGAACCTATTTGCACTATCTCTAATGAATCTAGAAGTCACTATTCTCAGTAACCTTGTGTTTAATGAGAAGTATATGCGAAAGGTTTTGCCTTTCATTAAATCGGAATACTTTCAAGCTAGAGAGCATAAGATTATCTTCTTGGAGATTCACGAATATATTAGTCAATATGATGCTTGCCCCAGTCTCAATGCAATTGGTATAGAATGTCAAGAACGAAACGATCTCAATGAGGATCAGTTCAAAGAAGTTTTTGGAGTTTTGAATGTCCTTTCCGATGATCCCACAGACCACGATTGGCTCGTGGATGCTACAGAAAAGTGGTGTCAAGAGCGTGCGATCTACCTATCTCTTATGGAGAGTGTCAAGATTGCTGACGGACAGGATACCAAGAAAGATAAGGGTGCTATCCCTCAAATTCTCTCGGAGGCGTTAGGTGTATCTTTCGATCAACACGTAGGACACGATTATGTTTCGGACGCAACGGCGCGTTATGATTTCTATCATCGCAAAGAAGATAAAATCCCTTTCGACCTCTCATTCTTCAATAAAATTACGAAGGGTGGGTTACCGAATAAAACTCTTAACATCGCACTCGCAGGCACTGGTGTGGGCAAGTCTTTGTTTATGTGTCACTGCGCCAGTTCGGCACTCCTCCAAGGTAAAAATGTCCTCTATATCACGATGGAGATGGCAGAGGAAAAAATCGCTGAACGCATTGACGCAAATCTTCTCAACATTCCGATCCAACAATTGGGGGATCTTCCGAAGGTAATGTTTGAGAAAAAGATAACAAACCTCAAAAAGAAGACTCAAGGTAAACTAATTATTAAAGAGTATCCTACGGCATCTGCACATGTGGGACATTTTAAGTCTCTTATTTCTGATCTTGCTCTTAAGCGGTCTATTAGACCCGATATTATCTTTGTGGATTACCTTAATATCTGTGCTTCCCAAAGATATAAAGGGAGCATTGTCAACTCCTACACCTATGTCAAGGCAATCGCAGAAGAACTTAGGGGTTTTGCTGTGGAGTGTAACGTTCCTATTGTATCTGCTACGCAAACCACCCGCTCAGGTTTCGGTAGCACTGATGTTGACCTTACTGACACTAGTGAATCCTTCGGTCTCCCTGCTACTGCTGATCTTATGTTTGCCCTTATTAGCACGGAGGAGCTTGAGGGCATGAATCAAATTATGGTCAAGCAATTGAAGAATAGATACAATGACCCTACCAGTAATAAGAGATTTTGTGTAGGGATTGACAGAGCGAAGATGAGGTTGTATGATGTGGAGGAATCTGCACAAGACGATCTTGTTGACTCTGGTCAAGGAACTGAGCAACAGCAAGTTGATCTAGTAAAAAAATTCACAGCAAAGAAAACATTTCAAGACCTAAAGTATGATTGACCCCAAGAAGTATGCATCATTCGTCAATGCCGTTACGTCACAACAAAGCAAAGATCACGAAGCATTCGTTTATCGTATTCAAGAACTGGAAGGTCAGGGATTTCCTTCCGAGCGATTGCTTACTGCTTCTGTAGGCATGTGTGCTGAGGCAGGTGAGTTCACCGAGGTGGTAAAGAAGATTGTATTCCAAGGTAAACCTGTCACAGAAGATAACCTGTTCCACCTGAAACGCGAACTTGGTGACATCATGTGGTATGTCATGCAAGCATGTATGGGTCTTGGCACTGACCTAAACGAAATCATCGAGATGAATGTTGAGAAACTTGCATCTCGTTATCCTGATGGTGCTTTCGATGTCCACTTCTCTGAAAATCGTAAAGCAGGAGATGTCTGATGGCAGCATTAATTTGTAATCTACCTTCCGTTGAGGTGTGGGTTAGAAAAGAATATCTTACCGACCACCAAAGTGGACATGGTGAATTTGTGAAGGGTGTTTGGGTTTCTGCAAAATCTATTCCTGGTAGAGCATTTTATTTTGAAACATATCTTCCTGAGTATGGTGCGATGTATGATAAGTTGCCTATTAGTGCATTTTTGTCAGACCCAGAACTCCCTGATCCTGATATGAGTTTACAGAATCTTCAGTTCTGGAACTGTATGGATTATGGTGTAGTTGCTGTTCAAAAGCAATTCATTGGATCTATGGATTATGAGGTGTATACTAGGGACCATGGAACCATGCGTGGAACTTACATTTGTACTCTAGATAACTATCATCAGGATCCTGATACCGTAGACTATGCAACATCAGAAAATCCTGCTGAGCATAAGTCTCATAATCTTATTGAACTTGAGAATGGTCAGTATTGTCTGTATCCTAATAATAGAACTAGGATCTATGACAATAGTCTGACACCACCAGATCCTAAGATGCCAGACTTTAAAGTTTCGACTAGATACTATCAAGTTGAAAATGGGTATGATAGAATGGGTCTAGGTGATCAGGAATCATACTTTTGGAAAACTTCTAAAGAAAGACAAGGAGATGAAGATGGCGAAGAAATCGCACAAGAAAACTGACAAGAAAGGTCGTGAAGAAATCTGGGAGTGGGAAGAAACTCCTGAGATGACTGCTGCTGTTGAAAGACTGCATCAAACTATTCGCGATCTTGAATCCAAAGCAGATGATTATGGAGTAGGTAAATGAAGTATACTGAACAATCCCTAGTTGAAGCAGTTACTGCTCTAGGTTGGGATGTCCGTGAGGATAATATTGTAGTTGAGATTGGTGGCACTGCTGTCTCTGGCATTCACCAAGGAGAAGACTATAATAAGAAGTGGGCAACACCCTTTGGCGTCCGTAAGTACAACAAAGATGCCTTCATTGTAATCAAAAATCTTTCCCGAACACCTTTCGCCCCCTCAGTAAATGACGACCCCGAACGACTCGCCCACCACGCCAAGTTGGAAAGTAGCGACCAATCTAGCGATAGCAAAGAATCTACTGAACAGCATAGCGAGTCTGCTTGATGGAAGATGGTACAGCAGCGAAACCCTTGACTACCAAGGAAAGCGAACCCACCGATACATCATCGAAATCGACCTTGCCAAAGGACCCGATGGTTCCTACATTGATGTTCCTAGGTTGCATCCTGGCGACTCTTAGTGTAATCGTTGCTGGCTACTTTCATGGTAACATGCACATAGAAGCAGTCTGGAAATCTCTACATGCTTAATCTAAATAGTAAAGATGTGACATAGAGACAGATGCTTAACGTTCCTGAGGCAAATAGTCCAACCTTCAGAAAGGTTATGGAATCACTTGGTGGTGAAGATTATGCATACTATGCTTTTGATGTCAAAAATGTTGAATCAAAAGACTCAAAAAAGAAAGTACAGATCGCACTAAAAGTATTTGTTCCTCAGGCAAAACGTGAACGAGCAACTGAACAGATTGCAAACGCTTTAATTAATGATGGGGTAACAGTTGTATCAAAGAGTAATGAACTCGATGTAATTATTCCAAACACAGATAATAAAAAAGTAATTAGAATTGAAATCAAGCCTCCTTCTGGAGGTTCTGGCGCAGGTGCAGATGTTACAAAAATTGTTGAGTCTGCACAATGCGTATATGCAGCAATGCTGTATGAGTGTAAAGATCTGCGAGTGATCTCTGAAAAAGACTATGAATGTGGCATGAAATTTACAGATGCCCCTGGAGTCAAGATAGACGACATTACTGGTCTTCCAAAGGAATGGAAAGAATCATCCATGAAGGGTGCTGCTTTGATCAAGAAAACACTAGGTGGTTCTGCTGGTCAGTATGAATTTTTACGTGGTGATACAATGATCGAAGATGCGATTAGTAAGGCATTTAAAAAGGTAAGACCTCAAACTAATCTCGCCACAGAAGATAAATGGAATCCTGCAGATATCTGGGCAGTCAGAAAGAGTAAGAAAACAGAGATTGCTGCAAAACTTAAAAAAGAAGGTACGATTGATTGTCTAAACAATTATCTACAGCAGTTGAATGCTTCTAACGATTTGGTGGGATTTTCTTTGAAGAAACTTGGTAACAGTCCTAGCATCAAACTATTGAATGCCGATACACCTGCTCAAAGAAAGAAGAATGAAGCAGCAAAGTTCCAGACATATACACTGACATTTGATAATAAGCGCAGAGGTGATAAGCAATATCCTATGGATGTATACTATCACTATGGCAGTGGTTCTTTTGAGAAGTTTCAAGCAAGAAACTTTGGTGGTGATAAGAAAGGAGATTGGAAATTGGAATTGAAAGGTGAGAACGCAGCACAGGGTAAGATTCAAGGTAAAGTTGTTTCTCAATTGCTAACGAACGCTGGATTTAGAAACTTACCTTCAGAAGCAGACTGGTCAAAGTCAAGAGGTAATGAGTATGATGAGGAGATTTACAAACTCTTGAAAAAATATAATGCTGCAGGACTGCCTACACAGAAGAATGCTGCAATGAATATCATTGCACAACAAAAACAATCCTGGAAGTATAGTAAACTTAGTGGTTTAAGATTCCTGGACTGGTTATCTAGTCAGTCAAATGCTGATAGTGCCATGAAAGAAATGTATTTGTATGCATCATCACAGTCTGACAAGTCCTCTGTGTACTACAAAATCAGTTGAGGAACTGGCACAAGACCATGTGCGACTCGACTTTGACGTGCTATAATAATGGTATAGAGACAGAGGGTTCCTTGCCTAACAAACACCTTGAGCATTTTGAAGATTCCATCTTCGATGGTCGTAGGGTAGCATTTGCTGCTCTCAAGGAGACGCTGAATTGCGAAAGTCTTAGCACCAAGTGGGACGGTGCTCCTGCTATCGTGTTTGGAACCAATCCAGAGAACGGTCAGTTCTTTGTTGGCACCAAGTCTGTATTCAACAAAGTCAAAGTCAAAATCAATTACGACTATGAGGACATTCAGAAGAATCATCAAGGGCATGTTGCAGATATCCTTCGTCTATGTCTGCGTCATCTTCCTCGTATCAGTGGTATTGTCCAAGCTGATTGGATCGGTGTCGGTGGGGGCAGTGTTTATCGCCCTAATACTGTGGAGTATCGCTTTCCCTATGCGATTAATAAACAAATTATTCTAGCACCTCACACTACTTACACTGAAGTTTCTCCCACTGCAGAAGCAACTATTGGTGTGACTTTACAAGATACTATTGCTTGTAAGTTTGTTGATACTAACAACGCTTACTTTGTTAAGCAGAATAATTTCAAACTCATTGCTGAGATTGTTGCTATGATTCCTTTCTGTAAGGTAGGAAACAGTGCAGAATGTAAGAAGCATATCAACAAATTTATTCGTGCTGGTAGTTTTCCTAGTATCGAAGTAGTGTATAGTACGCTCCCTGCTAAATATAAGCAGGAAGTTAATGTGACTACCTTTAAGGTGTGGCATAAACTCTTCCAACTGAAACAGCGTCTACTCGATGCGATTGTTGTAAATGGAAATGTTGAATGTTACATCGATGGAGAACCTTCCAATCATGAGGGTTTTGTTACCGTTTCAACCAATCCTTACAAACTTGTCGATCGACTGACCTTTAGTAAAGCAAACTTTAATCTTAGTAAGAATTGGTAGAATGAAAAAGTTCAGTGCTTTCCTAACTGAAGCCGAGAGATCTTTCGCAGCAAAATCTGCAGAGAAATTAAAACTTAAGCATATTGGGTATGGTAGATATGCGGACCCGAGAGGGAACGTCACCCATATGTCTAAGGATGGAAAATTAGTAAGAGTTGACCCCCAGCAAGCAGAAGTACCAACCCAGGCAAATGGAGAAGAAGAAACTGGAGATGGCACGGGTCAGGTCGATCAAGGCTCAATATCTATTACATTTGGAAGATTTAATCCACCTACTATTGGTCACGAAAAGCTTCTAGACAAAGTAGCAAAAGAGGCAAAAACTAGTGGAGGAGAGTATAGAATATACCCCTCAAGGTCGGAGGATCCTAAGAAGAACCCCCTTGATGCGGGGACTAAAATTAAATATATGCGGCAGGCATATCCAGATCATGCCAATGCGATTGTTGATAGTCCCGACATGCGTACTATCTTTGATGTTCTTAGTGCCCTCGACGCTGACGGGTATAGTTCAGTTAATATTGTGGTGGGAGGTGACAGGGTATCTGAGTTTAATTCACTCGCACAAAAATACAACGGAGACTTATACACCTTTGATGAAATCAAAGTGGTGAGTGCAGGTGGTCGTGATCCTGATGCTGATGGTGTAGAAGGTATGTCTGCATCCAAACTACGTAAAGCAGCAGCAGAGGATGACTTTGAATCCTTTAGTAAAGGAATGTCAAAAGGTCTTGGCAAAGAAGGTACTGAAAAGTTATACTTGACACTGCGTCAAGCAATGCAAGTAGAAGAGTTTGATGATTTTGCGGAAGCATCTTTTGAACTTCATGAGATCGCTCCTAGATTAGATCCCCAAGGTCTTCGCGAAGCATACTTCAATCAAGATTTATTTGAGGTAGGAACTTTTGTCGAGAACATCAACACAGGGATCGTTAGTAAGGTTGTTAGTCGTGGTAGCAATTATATCATCTCTATTGATGAGCATGATGGTATTTTCCGTTCTTGGTTAAAGGACTTGATCGAGAGAAACGACATTAAGTTTTTCGATTATACTCCTGCTGGTGAAATGGGTACAGATAAACTTGCTAACTATATGAGAAAGCTCACCCCTGGTGAATTCATTCGCAAGATAAATAAAAAGGACAAGGTTACTAAGTAAGATGAATCTAAACGAACTTCCTGATATGTCAGATGCACTGAAACAAGTGCAGATGTATGAAAAGAAAAAGTTAGACCCCGTTGGTAAAGAAGATGGTGACATCGATAACGACGGTGATGTTGATTCATCTGATTCGTATTTAAAGAATCGCCGTAAAGCAATCGGTAAGGCGATTAAGAAAGAAGAAGTTGAAGTAGAAGAAGGTTATAAAGGTAAGCACGGTCAGTCTGACAAAGAGTATGCTGCTTCCCGCTCTCAGGGTGGCAAGATGATCTCTGGCGATGACAAGATGAGTGGTGCTGAATACACCCATGGTCGCAGAGTCAAGGCAGCAAATCCTGGTATGCAACCTGACGTAGGTGGCAAGACCAAACCCAAGTCCCAAGGTAAAATGGACAAGGGCACCAAAGCAGACCTGATGTATCGCAAGGCAAACCTCAAGAAAGAGGAAGTTGAGCAGGTTGATGAAGCAGATTCTTTAGCAGCAATGGCGGCTCGTCGTGAGAAGCGTCTTGCCGCACAAAGAAAGAAGATGGGCACCTCCTCAACTGGCCAAGACTTTGGTCATGACTATGGTATTTCTTCTGCCGAGCGTAAGAAGAGACAGCAAGCAGAGTTTGATAAGTTTGTTGGTAAGAAGACTAAGAAAGAAGCATTTGCATTCTCAGAGATTGAGTTGGAAGAACTTGCACTTCTCGAAGAGATTGATGCAATGTCCGATGAGCAACTTATCGACATGATGGAAGATATCATCATCGAAACTGCTGAGGACATTGATGATCTGATTGAAATCTGTGAGCACCTTGACGCTGTTGAGATGCTCTCTGAGGAAGAGCGTGACGCTGGTGCAATGGCACGAGCAAAACTCAACAAACCTGCTGGTCCTTCCCGCATGGATCGTCTGAAGTCTGCAGCAAAAGCAGCAGGTTCTAAACTCAAGGCAGGTGCTGCTAAAGCGGGTGCAGCAGTTAAGAAAGGTGTCAAAGCAGCAGGTAAATCTGCAGCAGCAAATGCTGGTAAGGCAGTTGGTACTTTCCAAGCAAATAGAATTAAAGCAAAAAGAGCAGAACTTTCTAAACCAACTGAGAAAAAGAAAGAAGCACCCAAGAAAGATGATGATGGTACAGGTGGTAAGTTGGATGCACTGTTAGCGAAAACCAGAGGCACTTCGTCTAGCGGCAGTTCTGACAGCGGTTCTTCTTCCTCTGGTGGTGGCGGGGAATCTTCTAGTTCTTCTAGTAGCGATTCTTCCAGCAGCGGTTCTACTCGTAAGGCTGTTGGTGGTGCTCTGAGAAAGGTTGGTTCTCTCGTTAAGAAGGGACTGAAGAAAGCAGTTGGTAAGACTGCTCGTGTAGTATCCAAGGGTAGCGATAAACTTGCTAAGCGTTTGGGTGAAGACTATGATAGAATCGCACATCTCTATGAGTCTGGTCTCTTCAGCATTGAAGAAATTGAGAATGTAATTGAAGAAGGTTACAAACCCATCGACAAGAAAAAAGAAACTGCAATGTATCGTAGAGCAGGTAACCTGAGTCGTGATGCACTTAGTAAAGGACTGTCTACTAAGGCAGGTTCTAAAGCACAGGATAAGTCTGGCAAGATTGTAAGCGCAATCTCTTCTCAGAAAGAGAAAGAGCGTTTCAGTAAGATGGCAGACATCAAAGCTCGTTCTAACTATGGTGGTTGATTATGCTATCATTTAAATCATTATCTGAAAAGAAAACTAAAGTTGTCATCAATCCTAAATTAAAGGATGTGATGGAAGGTGATTGCGGCACCTCACCCAAAATGTCAAAGGGTGGTGCAATCACTGTGGACAAACTTAAAAACAATTGTGGTGATGACTGCGATTGTAAAAAGTGCGAAAAGAAACGTCGCGCTGAAGAACTTGGTGATGAAACAACAGTATCTACGGAGGAAACCGCTTATGTCAGTCAAGAAGAAGTTTCAGAAGAAAGCGATCAAAGCATCGATCAAAAAGAAACTTCGACTCTGCTGACATTCGGACAGTTCAATGAGGACAGAGCAGCAGATGCTCAGAAGTCTTTAGCGAAGGTCAAAGATCGTCAGAAGGTTCTCGATACATACGAGAAGAAAACTGGTAAGAAACTTGACATCAACAAATCAGTTGAAGCAAGAGACCATAAGAAAAACTTCCCTGGTGCTAAGCGTCAGGCGAAGAAAGTGAAGGGTGCTAAGGAGACTCCTGCTCAAACTCAGGACAGAAGAATCCGTCAAGCTTCTACTCGTATTGCTTCCAAAGGTTACACTTCTAAAGAAAAGAAAGAAGTTGATTCTATGGCAAAACATGCTTCTCGTTTTGATTGATGCTATATAGATTAGAACCCATTTTGGTAACTAATCATGTTGGCATTTTTACTTCCATTTGCTAAAAAAGTTGTAGCAGATGCAGTCTCTAAGATCCCTGATGATGCAGAACTCGGTGAAAAACTTGTAGATATCTGCATCCTCGTTTTGGAGAAAGCAGTTAAACTCACTAAGACAACTGCTGATGATAAACTGCTTGAGGCAGTTAAAGAAGCACTTGTAACTAGAGAGGGTGAATAACACACAGGGGCGAAAGCCCCTTTTTTTATAAATAAATATTAGGAAAACGTCTTCGGAAAATCTAATGGCAATCTACGGAAAACTTGACGGGAAGGCTTTCGCCAATACTATTGCAGTCACACAAAATGACGCAACAGTGACTAAAAACGCTGCTGACTCTGTAGAGGTTGGTGACGTTCTGGACATTCTTGGCGTTGCTTACATCGTAAAAACAGTAACAAGCACCACTTCTATCGAACTGCATAAAGTATATGCAGGATCTACTAGTAATTCAGTCGCTGCTGCCAGTGTTCTGCGTAGAACACCCCCTCGTGCAGTCGCTGAGTTTGTTATCAAGGGTGGCGACACTAACTCTTACGAATTGCTTTTCGTAGATGACACTGAGAAAGACATCGCAGCAAACAAAACCCGTGGTATCACTGGTCCTGGTTGGTGGCAGTATCGCACCCATACTGATGTATCGGGTACAACTCGTCACAAGGCAGAGTGCTTAGCATTCGTACATGCAAGTGCTTCTGATGCAGGTGATGACACTGATGATACACTCGTAGCAGATGCAGCGAACACCATCACACTCAGCACCAACAACACCGACAAGACTACTTCGTCTGGTGATGCAACCTTTGCTGTTGTTGCTTCTGTTACCAACTCTGGTACAGCAACCTTCCAATGGCAGAAGCGTCTTACTTCCTCTGGTCGTTTCGCGAATGTCGCTGGTGCAACCAACACCAACCTGGCACTCACAGGTCAGACTGCAGCAAACGATGGCAACCAGTATCGTTGTAAGGTCAACTCTAACAACGGTGCTCCTGAAGTAATCTCTGCCGTAGCAACATTGACATTTGGTAGCTAATGAAATTTGACGAACTGAATGAAGGAAACTACATTCTGTTCGCCATTAAGCATTATGAAAATCCTGCTTGTGTAACACGAGAGGATTTTGATGAGGACATGAAACGCTTCAAGTATTTAAAAAGACTCTTGAAGCGTTATGTTCGTGGAGGACAACTCCGAACTCATTTGATTATTAATCACTTGATCATCTTATATAATGTTTTTGGTGAAGCAGCAACCCCCTTGCTCTATTTTAAGATGGAGAGGGAGTATTGGAGTTTGCTAAAAACATTACTGATTTATTTGAATAAATACCCTATAGGGATGATGCCATCTTTAGAGGTGGATCCCGATTTAGAAGAAGAACTGGAGAAACTATGACGGTCATGACTGCTGGTACTGGAGGATTTAGTGGTAGTGCTGATGCCAAGGGACCCAATGCGGGTTATGATCCTGTCATGAACTTTCGTAAGAAACTCAAGAAGAGTAAAGAAGATAAAAAACTTGTGATGCCTGGTAACCAATTAGGAGAATCGAAAGAGAATCCTACAATGCCTTCTAGGTTGTTTCAATATAAAGTAACCATCCCTGAGGTTGGTGAGACTATTATCTACGCTAACTCTCCTGCAGAACTGGCGCAGAAGATGCGTCTCCTTATCAATCCTCGTTACAGAGGTGATGTGAAGATCGAAAGAATCATGCCTGGTGCTGCAGGTAAGTTCTTTATGGACAAGCGTATGAATCATATGCGAAACGTCAAAGAGCAAGCAGATCAGCAGATGAAGCAACAGATGACTCGTCAGCAGATCAATCTTGAAAAGCAAAAGTCGGACGATAAGATCAAGCAAATTAGGATGGAGTTACAAAAGAAAACTCAATCTTTGATGAAGAAGCAGAGAGCAGGCGGAGCACAATCAACTGTAGATAAGTGATGGATGATCAAAATCTAAACACTGCTATAATTGAAAGACTTGAAAGAGTCGTAGATACATTACAGGATAACTCCATTCAAATGGGGAAACTTCTTGCTGTCCATAATGAGAAGTTAGACAAACAAGATAAAGTAGATGCTATTCTATTTGAGAAGTTAGATAGATTGTCAGAAGATCTTAAAAGAGAAACTAATGCAATTAAGAAAGGATGTGAAAGAGACATCCGTCTTATCGATGATAGACTCAGAATATTAGAAAAGAAAATGTGGAGCATCGCAGGAGCACTAGCAGTGATCAGTGTCCTCATCTCTCCCATTGGTCAGAGAATTTTTTCAAACCTGTTGACACCCACTCAGAACAGTAGTATGATGGACTCAGCGGTAGTCCAGCGTATTGTCTGAATTTGTTGATGCTTATTATGTGAGTCTTTTATCTGGGCGACTTGATAAGTTTGCTCGTAAGAAAGCAGATCTCTATAACTTCCGATGTCCTTACTGTGGTGATTCACAGAAGCATAAGAATAAGGCACGGGGGTATTTCTTTCGTCTGAAAACAGACATGGTATTCAAGTGCCACAACTGTGGGGTTGGAAGAACCTTGCCAAACTTCCTTAAGGAACAGGCACCTGATCTCTATGATGAATATATCATGGAGAGATATAAAAAAGGTACGACGGGTAAAGGTTCCTATGTCCCTAAACCAAAATTTGAAAAACCTAAGTTCAAAAAGAAGGGTGAACTGGTAAGTATTTCTGAGCTAAATAATGAACATCGCTCAGTTGCTTATCTTCTTGGTCGTCAAATTCCTGAAGAACATTTTTCAGATTTATTTTACACCGATAAGTTTTGCACCTGGGTAAACACACAGAAACCTACGTTCAAAGATGTCAAAAAGGATCACCCGAGAATTATTATTCCTTTCATTGACACCAACGGAGAGTGGTTTGGATTTCAGGGGAGGTCTTTAGATTACAACGATAGTTTGAGATACATCACTATCATGTTGGACGAAAACAAAACAAAAGTTTTCGGTCTTAACAGAGTGGATTTCAAAAAGACTATCTACATTACTGAAGGTCCTTTTGATAGTTTCTACATCGACAACGCAATTGCTATGGCAGGAGCAGATGTTGATTGGGAACTCCTGCGTGATAAAGAAGTTGTTTTCGTGTATGATAATGAACGACGCAACAAGGAAATTATCAGTAGAATGGAAAAGGCAATTGATAAAGGGTATGAGATTGTAATTTGGCCAGATAATCTACAAGAGAAAGATTTGAATGACATGTACATCGCTGGACATGATGTTCAATCTCTGGTAGAATTTAACACTTACAGCGGTTTACAAGCTAAAATTAAACTAAGCGAATGGAAAAAAGTATGAAGGAAATCCATGTAGTCAAACGCGATGGTCAGAAAGTTCTTCTGAACCTTGATAAGATTCATGTGATGGTAGAGCACGCTTGCAATGGTCTTGCTGGCGTATCTGAGAGTCAGGTAGAAATGAATGCTGGTCTCCAGTTCTTTGATGGTATTAAGACTGCTGACATTCAAGAGATCCTGATTCGTTCTGCTAATGATTTGATCTCTTTGGATGCACCTAATTATCAGTTTGTTGCTGCTCGTTTGCTTTTGTTTAGTTTGAGGAAGGCGGTATACAATGGTCATCCTGATGGTCATCCCCCTCTTAGAGAACACGTTGAGAGATGTGTTGCTCGTGGTGTCTATGATGCTACTATTCTTGCAAAGTACACCGATGAAGAATGGGAGAAACTGAATAGTTTCATGGATCATGACCGTGACTATCTGTTTACCTATGCTGGTGTTAGACAGGTTGTAGATAAATACTTAGTACAGGATCGCAGTTCTGGAGAGGTGTATGAGACACCTCAGTTTATGTACATGATGATTGCGGCAACTCTGTTCCAAGATGATGATAAGTTTTATAGATTAGAGTATGTCAAAAAATACTACGACGCAATCAGCAAGCACCGAATCAACATCCCCACACCTGTCATGGCAGGAGTACGAACTCCGCTTCGACAGTTTGCTAGCTGTGTTCTTGTTGATGTTGATGACACCCTCGATAGTATCTTTTCTAGTGACATGGCGATTGGCTACTATGTTGCTCAACGCGCAGGCATCGGTATCAACGCAGGCAGAATCCGTGGCATCAACAGTAAGATCAGAGACGGAGAGGTTCAACACACAGGTGTGGTCCCCTTCCTCAAAAAGTTTGAATCAACTGTCCGATGCTGCACACAAAACGGCATCCGAGGTGGGTCAGCGACTGTCCACTTTCCTATCTGGCATCAAGAAATCGAAGACATCATTGTCTTAAAGAACAACAAAGGAACGGAAGATAACCGAGTTCGTAAACTAGACTACAGTATTCAGATTAGTAAACTCTTCTATGAGCGATTCATCTCCAACGGTATCATCTCCCTCTTCAGCCCTCACGATGTGCCAGGTCTGTATGATGCTTTTGGTACTGATTCATTTGATAGTCTCTATGTGGACTATGAATCAGATAAGTCTATTCCAAGAAAAACTATCGGTGCTCAAGAACTCTTTCTTAATCTCCTGAAGGAGAGAGCAGAGACTGGTCGTCTCTATATCATGAACATTGATCACTGCAACTCTCACTCGTCCTTCAAGGACAAGGTGAATATGAGCAACCTCTGTCAGGAGATCACTCTGCCTACAGATCCTATCCAGCATATCGATAAGTCTGGTGAAATTGCTTTGTGTATTCTGTCTGCTATCAATGTGGGCAAACTGAAGTCTCTGGATGAACTGGATGAACTCTGTGACCTTGCTGTAAGGGGTCTGGATGCTTTGATTGATTATCAGGAGTATCCTGTTGAGGCAGCGAAGCAGAGCACCATCAACCGCCGTTCTCTGGGCGTTGGATACATTGGATTGGCACACTACCTTGCTAAGAATGGTGCGAATTATGACAGCACTAAGGCACATGATTTGGTTCACAAACTCACTGAACGTTTCCAATATGCTCTACTAACTGCATCTAATCGTCTTGCAATGGAGAAGGGTCCTTGCGGTTATTTTGGTAAAACAAAATACGCAGATGGAATTCTTCCAATTGATACATATAAGAACGATGTAGATGAGATTGTACCGAATGAGCTTCAGTGTGATTGGGAGTTTCTTAGAGAGCGCATCAAACAATACGGTCTTAGGAACTCAACACTGTCCGCACAAATGCCTTCAGAGAGCAGTTCCGTTGTGTCAAATGCAACCAATGGAATTGAACCACCTAGAGCATACCTGTCCATTAAAAAATCAAAGAAAGGGCCTCTTAAGCAGATTGTTCCTTCATATTCCACCTTGAAAAATAACTATACTTTGCTTTGGGATATGCCCAATAATGATGGTTATATCAAAGTCACTGCTGTAATTCAGAAGTTCTTTGATCAAGCGATCTCAGGTAACTGGAGTTACAATCCAGAGATGTATCCTGACAACGAGGTGCCTGTATCTGTGATGGCAAAAGATCTTCTTACCACTTACAAGTATGGATGGAAGACATCTTATTATCAGAACACATACGATATCAAGAAAGATGGTGATGATGAACCTGCAAAGGAAAATGTTGACAACTTAATAAACGAACTGCTAGAATCCGAGGAGGAAGACTGTGAGTCCTGCAAGATCTGAAGTAAACCGAATGACCGTATTTAACAGCAACAAAGTAGACACGAAGAAACAACCTATGTTTTTTGGTCAACCTCTGGGAGTCCAGAGGTATGACTCATTCAAGTACCCTGTATTTGATAAATTGACCCAGCAACAACTGGGATATTTCTGGAGACCTGAGGAGGTATCACTTCAAAAAGACCGTGCAGATTACCAAACTTTATCGGAAGAGCAGAAACACATCTTCACTTCTAACCTTAAGTACCAAATCATGCTGGATTCTGTACAAGGGCGTGGTCCTGGGATGGCTTTCATCCCTTACTGTTCACTCCCTGAACTCGAATCTGCTATGACCGTATGGGAGTTTATGGAGATGATCCATAGTCGCTCCTATACATATATTATTAAGAACGTCTATTCTGATCCTAGCGAAGTGTTTGACACTATCCTTGATGATGAGAATATTTTAGATAGGGCGTCTTCAGTCACACAATCTTATGATGACTTTATTGAACACGCTCACCAATATGATGGTAGCACCATGTGGGATCTTGCTAGAGAAGGTCATCAGGGTGGACAGTGGGAGCGTGTAGAGTTGAAGCGTAAACTCTATAGGGCAGTTGCTAATGTTAACATCCTGGAAGGCATTCGTTTCTACGTTTCCTTCGCGTGTTCGTTTGCTTTTGGCGAAAATAAACTTATGGAGGGCTCAGCAAAGATACTCTCTCTTATTGCTAGAGATGAAAGTCAACATCTGGTTCTCACGCAGAATATTCTCAACAAATGGAGAGACGGAGACGATCCAGAAATGCAAAGAATTGCTGGAGAAGAAGAGGAATATGTAAAAGAGATGTTCCAAAACACCGTCAATGAAGAGAAGATGTGGGCAGATTATCTGTTTAAGAACGGTTCAATGATCGGTCTTAATGAAAGATTGTTACATAACTATGTTGAATGGATTGCAAACCGTAGAATGAAAGCGATTGGTATCAAACCAATGTTCGATATCCCTGCTAAGAATAACCCTCTGCCCTGGACAGAGCATTGGTTAAATAGTAAGGGTCAACAAAACGCTCCTCAAGAAACGGAGATTGAATCTTATGTCATCGGCGGAATCAAACAAGATGTCAAGTCAGACTCCTTCGCAGGATTCGCACTCTGATTGGGCAACTGAAGTGTACTTAGAAGCAGCAGAAAAAGGTTGGGATGATCTTATGGATAAGGCAGACCAACCTGGTAACCCTTTCGCAGAGGCAATGTGGGAAATGGAAAAGAAAAAAGCACGACAACAAGAAGAAAGAAACACTCGCCACAGCGTTGATAAGGGAGAAGATTTTATTAAGTCTGGTATGACCCTTATTACAGACATCGAGTCTGATAAGTATCTTAAAACTGTATCACCTCAAACTACATCTGAAGACTGAGTGTGCTATAAATATAGACGTAGCAGTCGCTACAACTTATACGTTCATCCAAGGGACTCTATATCCTTCTGGACGCAAGTAAGTCGCGGAACGGAGCGTTCATCCCATGTTTGAATTTTTACTATATGCTGATATAAACTGCACCGATGCTACTGATATAATCAGACGCCTCGATGCACACAAACATATTAGCAATGAAATCAAGGTAGAGATTGTTGAGACCTTAAGGGAAGCAACACCTCACTGCCCATGGGACGCAAACGACTAAAGGAACGGACCTAAAAATCCATTACTTTAGGAGTAAATAAAATGAACACACTCAACCTCATCAGGAAGCAAATCGAAAAGGCATCTGCACTTCACGATGCTCAGATCACTCACACCTCATATCGTGGTGTGGAGTATGACACCCGTTGTGTAGAGAGTAAGGAAACTCACGGTACATTCTGCTATCGTGGTAAAACTTACACCAAGTGATTTAAATCTTGATATCAACATAAAGCACCTCTAGGGGTGCTTTTTTGGTATAATAAATACAGACAACCTATACAGGAGAGTCATGAAGATCTTTCTGGACTGTTCTGACCCAGAGCTTATTGCCTCTGCATTCGAGACTGGTTTAATCGACGGAGTTACTACAAACCCCAGTCTTATGTTGAAAGCGGGCGAAGATCCCAAGCATGTTATCAAAGAAATCTCAGCAATCTTTCCATGGAATGCTTCAGTATCTGCTGAAGTAGTCGGAGATACTGCAGAAGAGATGCTTGATATGGCACAGGATTATCTGGAGATCGGACCAAACATCACGATCAAAGTTCCATGCACAGTTGAAGGACTGAAAGCGTGTAGAGAACTTGCAGATGATGATGTACAAGTAAACGTAACATTAATTTTCAGCACGGCACAAGCATTACTTGCTGCGAAAGCAGGGGCAACATATGTTTCTCCTTTCGTCGGTCGTGTATTTGACCAACATTGGAATGGAATTCATCTCATTGAGGATATTGCAGATGTCTTTGCTACTCACGAACTCAAAGCAGAAGTTCTTGCCGCTTCTATTAGAGAACCTATTCAAGTCTCCGACGCTTTTAGAGTGGGAGCTGATATATGTACTATTTCGATTCCCATCTTTTACAAACTCTATAAGCACATTCTTACCGACAAGGGTCTAGAACTGTTTGATAAAGATTGGAAATCTCTTCAGGAGAAACTCTGATGCCTAGACATGCGGTGAATAAGGACGAATTTGAGGTCAGAATTTTAAAAATAAAAAATGAACTATTTAATGGTTCTTATTCTGACCGCAATGGCGACTGGCATGATGGAGCACATCATGCCCTCAATGAGATGTTAAACATTCTACAGGAGTATCGTGTATGAATAAACGAACTTTAAAGACACTCATACAAGACCTTGAGATAGCAGTTGCTGAACTCAAGGCAGAAGTTTATGCTGATGCCTCTGCTTACATAGATAAGAGTAGCGAGCGCATAGCGGCTAGATACATTGACCAAAACGACGACGACGGAGACCCAGACTAATTATGAAAACCCCTGGATTTTTGATGGAACCCCTTTTCTATCTGAGAACATTGACGACCATTTCGGTTTTGTCTATTGCATTACAAACACACTTACTGGTAAAAGGTACATCGGAAGAAAATACTTTTTCCAATTACGAAAACCTAGAGGTGGTGGTAGGAGAGTTAAAAGTGAAAGCGACTGGAAAAAATACTACGGCAGCTCTCGTGAACTTACTGAAGATCGCAAACAGTACGGAAATCTGGTCTTCAAACGAGACATTTTAAGCCTACATAAATCTAAGGGACTCACAAACTTTGAAGAGACCCGACAACTATTTCTAAACAATGTACTTACGGAGGCATTTGACGATGGCACCCCTGCATACTACAACTCAAACATTCTTGGTAGGTACATGCGAAAGGACTATTTCCAAACTGACCACACCCCTTGACCCTTGCTGATGGGTCTGCTATAATTACAGGGTAGTCAAGAGGGATTCCAATGGACCAAGAATTCAACGACATCAACGATGTACTTCTGGACATTTTCATTGACCAGTTACACGCTGCTGCCGAAATGGAATTAGACTCTGATGAGACTACCGCTTGGGTCAGTAGCTCAGCGGATAGAGCAACTGCCTTCTAAGCAGTTGGTCGCAGGTTCAAATCCTGCCTGACTCGTTGCCCTTCGGGGCATAACGGTCCACTAGAGGAAAGTATATGACTACAGCACAACGCTTCTCGTCTCATATTGAACTTCTTTATGAGGCAATTGATCGTCAGGTAGTTCTTGACACCGAGTATCCTATCATTTATAATCAAGTACTGAAACACTATGAGGAGAAAGGAGTTGATTTCTATGGTGATGTAGATGAGGATTATGATATCCTCCTAACTAAACTTGAAAACGACCTATTTTATCATGAACAAAGTGGAAGTTCTTTTTGAACGTTTTCCTTATCGGTATGTCTCTGTCGGGGTTCTCGAAAACGGGTTCCCCGATTACCGAATTCAGAAAGCACATGAGTATACCAAGCGTTACTCAGACATGTATCTCTGTGACAACCAGATGCAAATCCTACTTGCCATGGAAGACTTTGAATACACCAAGTGGTTAGATCCAGAAGGTGTCCCCTGTTACATTAAAGATCGAGTAAAACGATGAACACCTATCAAAAAGCAATTAAAGCACTTGAAGATTGTGTCAAAGACGCAATGGAGAACAACATTGATCCTGGTCTTCAGTCTGAGATCTGGCGTCACTATCAAGGTATGAAAGCAATTCAACGTCAATTGCCTGACGAACCTAAGTTCTCTTTCAAACTAGATGCTCTCGATGATGCTATGGACAACATTGAGATTACTACTGATGGTCCATATGCTGCTGGTACTGTCAATATTCCTGGTGGACTTGGCGAAGATGTAATCTCTTTCGGTGATTATAAGAGTCAAGAATATCGCTTTGACTAGTCTTTGCCAATAGACTTTAAACTAGATGGTGTTTGACTGGATGACAGTCGCTCATAAACAGGAAGAGTTTCTTCGTTCTCTCAAACAAAACGGGGTGGTGGAGTCAATCTTGACCCTATCGGTTTCTTGTTTTTCCTTAAGAACAAGTGGCGTGCATGTACCTCAACCAGGACCCATAACGGGTCCTTTTTAATGCGATTCAAAATCTTAATATTTCAAAGTGCTTGACAATTGTAAAAAAATTATATATAATGTTACAGTTCTTTACACAAGACAATGACAGCATCACGCTCAAACACTGTGACAATTGAAGACGGTGGACGCACAAACCTGTGGGCTACCGAACCTCGTATGTACATCGATAAGACTGAAGCAGAGCGTTATGGTTACGAAACCTACGCTGAACGTGCAGAAAAACTGAATGGTCGCACTGCGATGCTAGGTTTTATTGCAGCAGTCCTTTCTTATGCTACCACTGGTAGTCTCTTTTTCTTCGGTGCCTTTGGCATCTGATTCAATACACTTTATCTAAGGAAAAAACAATGTCAGAAAACGCAGAACGCATTAACGGTTGGGCAGCAATGCTCGGAGTCATCGCTGCTATCGGCAGTTATGCAACTACAGGTCAACTGATTCCTGGTATCTGGTGATGGGATTCGTAGTAGCAGCAGTGCTGGTGCTAATTCCTATCGCAGCAGTAGCGAGGAACTCATGAGTTTAGAATGGGCACAAACGATTATTTTTTTATTGACACCATTCTTTTTCATGTTACTCCTAGTGGAAACTAATGACGATGATGACGGACCTCCAGATGGAGGAATGTTACAACCACTACGAAGTCCAGCGTACAATCCAATCTAAATACATTTTTGAGTAAGACAAATGCTGACCGATCTCTATCAGGACATGGAAACATTGAATGCTCTTTACGAAGAATTACTTTGGGATCCAGAAAAACCTTTAGAGTTCAAAGCAGATTACGAGAATGATCGAATCATTATCACACTCAAGAAGGACTAAATAAAACTGAATATCGTCGTCGCGACCAACGGGGTAACTGGCACAATCCAGTTGACACCCCGTTTTTTATTTGGTAGAATACTGAGGTAGTCTTATGAGAATTATGTCGATTCCAGTAATTGCAGCTGCCCTTGGCACTGCCCTCACGGTCCCATTCCTTATGGCACCCACGAAGGTTGCAGCACCTGACACTGAGGTTACTCCTATTGCCGTAGAACCTTACAAAGCAACTTGGAAGTGTGAAGATTGCACTCCCGAAGAAAATTATATTTTAGAACAACTTCAAATTCATACTAGAATTACCGATCGCAATGCCCTTGCAACCATCATGGGCAACATCAAACAAGAATCAAAGTTCATCCCTAACATCTGTGAAGGTGGAGCACGGGTGAACTATGAGGACTGTCATGTTGGTGGGTATGGTTTGATTCAGTGGACCAGCATTGGTCGCTATAATAATCTAGGTAAATTCTGTAATAACTTTGGTTGTGATCCAAGCACTCTTGAGGGTCAAACTCGTTACATGATTAACGAAAGCACCTTCCAACGTTATCTGCCTGAGTTTGAAGGTAATGGTAAAACTGTCAGACAGTATATGGTCCCTGCTTATTACTGGTTGGGATGGGGTATCAAAGGAAACCGTGAAGTATATGCATACGATTACACTACGAAACTAGTTTACTCATGATTAAAAAGATCAAAGAAACTCTCGGTCAAATCTTTCACTCCCCTGAAGCAACAGGAAGTTGGAGTGGAGATGACATCACTGTCAATATGGATGGTGGTGTTGGTGGATCCTGGACTGTAAATGATGACGATGATGGTTTAGATTACGAAGACATGTACTATACAGGAGTTCCTGCTCCCACATATCTTCCAGATGATCCTTGGTTTGGTCCTGCCACTTATAGTGAAAAGCAGATTGACTTCAAAACAGCACATGATGCAGCAGTTGCAGACAATCAACTCCTTGCAGAAGGTGATGATGGTGTAGTAGAATCTTCTGACATTCACCAGAAGATGTATGAGATTGCTACCAAAAATCAATCTACTACTCTTCATCTTGATCCCATCGGTGGATCTGAAAACTTCCATGAAGGTCCTGGTGGATGGATGTCAGGTACTGGTCTGACTCAATTCAAATGAGTACAAATACTCCTCTTTTTCCTATTGACGCTTGCGGCAATCCGTACTATACTAAATAGGTAAACAAATGTTAAGAGAGTCACGCTTTCCTAACAAACAACACCCCGCAAACCAAGACCTCTAGGGTGTATAAACTACGTCTTTCATACCTCGTCTTAGGGTGACGAGGAATAGTAACTCCACCATTTCCCTGATGGTCTTACTTATTTTTGTTCAATAAAATGACAACTCTTTCAAGGCAACAATCTACCTCTTCGTGGGAATCATTCTGCGAGTGGGTAACTTCTACCAATAACCGCCTCTATGTCGGTTGGTTCGGCGTCCTGATGATCCCAACTCTGTTGGCAGCAACTATCTGCTTCATCGTCGCCTTCATCGCTGCTCCCCCTGTGGACATCGATGGCATCCGTGAACCCGTCGCTGGTTCACTCATGTACGGTAACAACATCATCTCTGGTGCAGTTGTTCCCTCTTCCAACGCAATTGGTCTTCACTTCTATCCCATTTGGGAAGCCGCATCGCTCGACGAGTGGCTCTATAACGGTGGTCCTTTCCAACTCGTAGTCTTCCACTTCCTGATCGGCATCTATGCCTATATGGGTCGTGAGTGGGAACTCTCTTACCGTCTCGGTATGCGTCCCTGGATCTGTGTTGCATACTCTGCTCCAGTCGCTGCTGCTTCTGCTGTATTCCTCGTCTACCCCTTCGGTCAGGGTTCTTTCTCCGATGCTATGCCTCTTGGTATCTCTGGTACTTTTAACTATATGCTTGTATTCCAAGCAGAACACAATATCCTTATGCATCCGTTCCACATGCTCGGTGTTGCTGGGGTATTCGGTGGATCTCTGTTCTCTGCTATGCATGGATCTCTGGTTACTTCTAGTCTCGTCAGAGAGACGACAGAAACTGAGTCCCAGAACTATGGTTACAAGTTCGGTCAAGAGGAAGAGACTTACAACATCGTCGCAGCACATGGCTACTTCGGTCGTTTGATCTTCCAATATGCATCCTTTAACAACTCACGCTCTCTGCACTTCTTCCTCGCTGCTTGGCCTGTTGTTGGAATCTGGTTCACTGCCCTTGGTGTTTCTACCATGGCATTCAATCTCAATGGTTTCAACTTCAACCAGTCCATCTTGGACAACCAAGGACAAGTTCTGAACACTTGGGCAGACGTGCTTAACCGCGCTGGTCTGGGCATGGAAGTCATGCACGAGCGTAACGCTCACAACTTCCCTCTCGACCTTGCTGCTGCTGAGTCAACTCCTGTTGCACTCATCGCACCTGTTGTCGGTTGATACTTTTGATGGTATAATTAGTAGGACCCTTCGGGGTCCTATTTTTTTCCAATTGTATATTAAGTTTCATGTCTTATACCGTCACTTTCAAAACCTCCGAAGGCGAATTTACTTTCCCTTGTGAGGATGATCAATATGTCCTTGACGCTGCTGATGAAGCAGGTGTTGACGGACCCTACTCCTGTCGTGCTGGTGCTTGCTCTACTTGTGCTGGTAAGATTGAGAGTGGTACTGTAGATCAATCTGATCAATCTTTCCTGGATGATGATCAACTTGAATCAGGATTTGTCCTGACCTGCGTTGCTTATCCCACTTCTGATGTAACTATTCTTGCCGAGCAAGAAGAGTCTCTTTACTAAAAACCTTTTTATTATGACACACGATCTTCTAGAACTACTTACTTATTACGTTATCGTCGCTGTTGTATTCGTTGGAGCACCTGGAGTCTTCTTCTTCATTGCCTTCATGCCTGCTCTTCAGAATACAAAAGGTCGTATGGTAGGTTACAAAGATCACAAGACTTATGGTGACTCGTCAATTTACGAAAATACACCAAGTGATACCTCAAAATTCTTCTTACAAGTTAGCGGAAATAATTCGTGATACTTGGCCTCAATTGTACTACTTAAAGGAACAAAAAAATGGTCGCTTCAACACTAAGTCCCCCACGGAGGGGGTGGTTCGATGTCCTTGACGACTGGCTTAAACGAGATCGTTTCGTTTTTGTTGGCTGGTCTGGACTTCTTCTTTTTCCCACTGCTTATCTTGCTATTGGCGGTTGGCTTACTGGCACGACTTTCGCTACGAGCTGGTATACCCATGGACTCGCTAGTTCCTATCTTGAGGGTGCAAATTTTCTTACAGCGGCAGTTAGCACTCCAGCTGACGCTATGGGTCATTCTCTTCTTCTTCTCTGGGGTCCTGAGGCTCAAGGGGATTTCGTCAGGTGGATCCAACTTGGGGGACTCTGGAATTTTGTGGCGCTCCACGGGGCTTTCGCTCTGATTGGATTCATGCTTCGTCAGTTTGAACTTGCTCGTCTTATCGGTATCCGTCCTTACAATGCTATTGCTTTCTCTGGTCCTATTGCTGTTTTTGTCAGCGTCTTTCTCATATATCCTCTGGGACAGTCGTCCTGGTTCTTCGCGCCATCGTTTGGGGTTGCCGCTATTTTCAGGTTCTTACTTTTCCTACAAGGTTTCCACAATTGGACGCTTAATCCGTTCCACATGATGGGTGTCGCAGGTATCTTGGGTGGTGCTTTGCTCTCTGCTATTCACGGTGTGACTGTTGAAAACACGCTCTACCAAGATGGTGAACAAGCAAATACTTTCAAGGCTTTTGACTCTACGCAAGAGGAGGAGACTTACTCGATGGTTACTGCGAACCGTTTCTGGTCACAGATCTTCGGTATTGCTTTTAGTAATAAGCGTTGGTTGCATTTCTTTATGCTCTTCGTTCCCGTCATGGGTCTCTGGACAAGTTCTATCGGTATTATTGGACTCGCTCTTAATCTTCGTGCTTACGACTTTGTATCTCAGGAGATTCGTGCAGCGGAGGATCCTGAATTTGAAACCTTCTACACCAAGAATATCCTCTTGAATGAAGGTCTTCGTGCATGGTTGGCACCAGTTGATCAACCGCATGAGAACTTTGTATTCCCTGAGGAAGTTCTGCCTAGAGGTAACGCACTGTGAATGGTTGGCTCGTCTTTGTTTACTTTTCTTGTTTTGCAGTCATTGCAGGTGCAGCATTCGCTATGATGTGGGCAAACATTATGTCAATTAATATGATGAATGAACCTATCAAGCGAAAGCATCCAGAAGCACCTGAACCTGGTGAAGAAGTGATGTATGTTGATGTATCACAAATGAATGCTCAACAATTCAAAGATGAAAAACAAAGGTTGGAAGACCTTTACAATGATTAAAATAAATAGAGGGGTAAACGCCCCTCTTTTTTAATGGCAATTACTTATTATTATCCTGAGGGACCTTTTGGTCCAATTTGTGACATCTTTATTGATGACGCTGATGATGGTTTACGTGAAGTAAGACCAGACGATGGTGATGGACGACAACCAACATATGGACCTTTAGATTTTGATGAAGTTGAAAAAACTATTGGAGAACCTGCACCTTTTCTAACTAGCAGAAGATGTAGAGTTAGAACTCTTGCTGACGGAACAGAGGAATACTATGATTGTATAGATGATCTTACAATACCAATCTCACCACCACCTGATTTTCCATTAATTGAACCTCAATATAATTGGCCAGGTGTATCAACTCTGTGGGGAATAGACGATGTATTTGAACCAATTGAGATTGGTCCTGAGGTGTGTTCCCCATTCGATCCAGATGTTAATATAACTCCTGTAAAATTTTTTAAGGCAGACGGAACTTTTGTACTGAAAACACAAGTAGAAAGATCCTCGCCAGTAACATTTCCTGTGAGTGATGGTTCTCCAAGCACTATTATTTCAAAGATCGTAAATGCAGAGTTTGTAGACGAGGGTTTACATGCATACTTTCTTGCTGATGGTACAGGTATTCAAGTAGATGGCACTGGCACTGGCACCATTACTTTGGAGTTTGATTGGGACGATAGTCCTAGTATTTCTGGTCAATCAGTTGGATCAATGACTATTGGTGGTCAAACTTTTTCTCAATCAGGATCAAGAGGTAACCAGACTCGATCTTTCTCTATCGCTGGCGGTAACGCATACTATTGGACTTTCAGTGGACAGAGTTCGACTGCTGGTTTTATCGTCGATGATGGTGGTCAGTCGATTTCGTTTGATGATGATGCGGGTAATGGATTTGACGTAAATTCCACGCTTAGAATTAGTAATATTACTACCAATGGTGGTGCTTTATTACTTAGAGTGACTGGAGAGACTTTCAGTGGTACTGCTCAGGTTGGACTGAGGTTAGAATGGGATGACAATCCCAATACTTCTGGACTAGCAGTAGGAGCAGTTACTGTTGCTGGTGCAACACTCACTCAACAGGGGGAGAAGGGAAGTGAAGAAGTGCTTCTTGATCTTGTTCCTGGCACAGATTATCCACTGACGGTTACTAATAACACTAATACACAGAGTAATGAGGAGACAAGTTATCCAATTGAAATAGCAGCCAACGGAGATAAAGGTAGAGGCGACTTCGCTGTAGTTAAATCTGTTTCAAATGATACAATTAAATTTACAGATGCGTCTTTTCAAATGGATACTGATTCAGAATTGAAAATTAAATCAACATCATCTGGAGTAAGTGCTGAATTTGATGGAAGTGATGAAAACGATCTTGAACTAATTGTTACTGGCACTGGCACCGTTACTTTAGAATTTGAGTGGGATGATGATACAAACACTAATGGAAAATCAGTTGGTGAACTTTATATTGATGGTCAGACAATCGACCAGTCGGGTGATGAAGGAGAAGAGGAGATAACTATTAATGTTGGTTCTGGTGGCGGTGGTGGAGCGAACCCGACTGCTGGTTACCGACTTGTCGGTACGCAAACTATCGAGTGGGATGATGATGCCACCAATGGTTTTGATATCAATGCAACATTATCAATCACTGGACAAAATCCAGCAGAGTCTGAAAAAGGACCAGGTGCTTGGAATGATGATGCAGATTTATATGCAGTGTGGGTCAATCCTGAAGTGTGTACTTTACCTTGTTTACCACAAACAGTAACTTATTTTATTGACATTCCAGAGACAGACACCTATACTATTACTGGAGGTGCTGATGATGAATTTCAAGTTTTCTTAAATGATAGCAATACTGCAATCATTGGAGGTCCTGCTGGTATTTTTGAACCAGAACATGAACTTTATCACACAGGAAAGTACACTCCACCGTATTCAGCACAGACTACTTTGACTAAGGGCACACTAAAAATGGTTGTGAACTGTACTAACTCTGCTGCTGGATTTGGTAGTTGTGATGGTGCTGGTGCAACATTTACTACTGTACCTCTTTATCGATACGTTAATAGCACTACTGGTGATCATTTTACTGGCACCGATGAGACAGCTCCTTCTGGATATGTCAATGAAGGTATACTATGTCATCTTTTTACCTATCCTTTCCCAGGATCATTTCAAGTAGTTGATAGAGAACCAGGCAAACCTCAAAGTTCGTACACCTTATATGGATTCTCTCCATTTCAAGGACCAGATTTTGACATTCAAGGTGAACCAGTCGCGACAACATTGATCTATGCAAAGAGCAATGGCAATGATGTTATGTGGACCAGTACTGCGACGGAAGGAGATAGTGATAGTCCTGCATATGCATTAGACACCACAAATAATGAAAATGGATATGCATTTTACGGAGCATCATCTGCCACGACTATCGTTCTTGAAGAAGGAGTGGCACCATATGGCAATGCTTATAGATGGTACTATAATCCTGGTGGATGGTACATAAAAATCTGTAGGGGAACCAAGTGTATCGAATCTACTAGTATTGACTGGGTTCATTCTGGTCCTAATGGTGAGGGACAGTGGGGTGAGTTTATGGATAAGTATGCTGTATATCCTTCTAACAGCAATGTACTTTTGGGTGTTGATCACGCAGCAACTTATAATGTTCTCATTCCTGCTGCGGGTGATTATATTTTACAGTGGGGTATGGATGATGATGGTACAATTTCTCTAGATGGAAATCAAATTATCAGTTCTGGATACGAACCAAATTCCCAGACATATACCATAAGCAATCTTAGTGCTGGTCCTCATACAATAGGTGTTACTATTAGAAACAATGGACCTAGTGGAGATTGGATTAAGAATCCTGGAGGTATTGCCTGGACATTGGTTCCTGCCGAGTCAGATTCATCAGTATCTTGGACAATCTCTGGACAAAACTCTGATGCAGGGTATCGAATCAGGAATAATGGACAGAGAATACAGTGGGATGATGATGCTTCTGGTAATTTTGATGTAAATGCTACAATGGACATTGGAAAGGTAACACAACTGATGGGATCTAATGTAAGTGTTTCATTCCGTGATGATGGAACTGGACTTGATGTAACTGGGTCTGGAGAAGCTGATGTTAGACTGGATTTTGAATGGGATGATAAAACAAGTATCTCTGGTCTTGCCGTTGGTTCACTTTCTATTGGAGGACAAACCTTCACCCAATCAGGAACAAAAGGTAGCACCAGTAAAACTATTACGGTTAAGGCTGGTGATGTAGTAGCATCGTCTTTAGATTTAGAAGAACAAACTACAGAAGGAAATTTAATCTGGCATACTAGAAAAGCAACTGGATACGAATACGTGGAGATCACTTAATGGAATTACCAAAAATTAAAAACGAAGATTTGCCAAAAGAACTAAGAGAGATTCTTGGTGACAGCGATGCTGAATTTGATGCAATTGTAGATCCAGCAGATATCATTACTATGAATTATGATACTGATTCATACCATGAAGGAAGGTCTAAAGTTGCTGAGATGCTAGTGGAGTCAAGGAAAAAACAGCAGGAGTGGTTAAGACAGAAGAGGTTGAATAAACCGAATACTTAAAAGAGTATAAATACTCTTTGTAATATTACAAAATTGTAACACTTCCCTTTTCTTCAAAGTTGTGTTATAATACTCCCAACGCAGACAAGTCGAGTCTGCTTCAATCTGCGGGTAACCATTCCGCAAGCAAACAAAGGTATTAAACAAATGATCAAATCTGCAATCGCACTTGCTGCCGCTGCTCCTCTGATGGCAGCACCTGCCCTTGCTGGTCCCTACGTTAATGTAGAGGCAAACTCGGGTTTCACTGGATCTGATTACACTGGAACGACGACAGACGCTCATGTGGGCTACGCTGGCGAAGTCGGTGCTGTCGGTTACTATGCACAGGTGGGTCCTAGCTTCGTCTCCGTGGACGGCGGCGAAAGCGACACCGTTCTCTCGGGTAAGGTTGGCGCATCTGTCGCTGCTTCTGAGAACCTCAGCATCTATGGCGAATTCGCATTTGCTGGCGGCATCGATGATGCTGACAACGGTTACGGCACCAAAGTGGGTGCTACTTGGAATTTCTGATATATAATATGAGACCTTTCGTGCGGTCTCTACATTAGTCGGAACACCCAATGGGACTCTAAGGAGTCCCCTTTTTTTTATCGGAGGATATTATGAATTTCGCTGTATATACTCGTAACGGTTGTCCTTACTGCACCAAAATCAAACAGGTTTTGAGAGGAAAGGGACATTCTTTTACAGAGTACCGTCTAGACACTCACTTTAACAGAGAGGATTTCTATAAACAGTTTGGTATGGGTAGCACTTTTCCCCAAGTTCTGTTAGACTCAAAACGTCTCGGAGGTTGCACAGAAACTGTCAAATATCTCAGAGAAAACAACCTAGTTTAGTACTAAATAATTTTGAGTTCAAAAATAGGAGGGTTGGTTTCCATATTATTGTAAACGGTTAAACGGGGGAAACCATGTTAATTGCACTAGTAGTTTTAGTTGTACTCGGAGCGTTTTTACTGGGAATTACACTTTCCTGGTTAGCAAAAGGGTATGTAGAAGACTTCATCGAGAACGCGGCGTATGCCAAATCAGTCACACATCCTGAAATGTTCGATGAAGATGGTAACATGTTGCACGATGAACTTATCTACATCAGACCAGATACAATGTATTGGACTGAATTTGAAGATGAGGATGATGAATGATCAAAGGAGTTAATTATGCCTACAAAATCTATTGATAATAGCAACTCAAGGTTGCTACTTAGTGAGGTCTTACGCAAGGTCTCTAATGCAAAAACAAAGAAGGAGAAAGTAGATCTCCTTCGTAAATTTAACAGTACTGCTCTTCGACAGTTGTTAATCATCAACTTCGATGACAGTATTGTTTCTATGATGCCTGAAGGTGATGTTCCATACACTCCTAATGATGCACCAGTTGGAACAGATCACACACGTCTCGAACAAGAGTATCGTGGTCTGTATCGTTTCTTCAAAGGTGGACAGGATAAGTTGCCCTCGCTTAAACGAGAGTCTATGTTCGTTCAACTTTTGGAAGGATTGTCTGCAGAGGAAGCAGAACTTATTGTACTTGCTAAGGATGGTCGCATTAACGAAAAGTATAAGCGAATCACTAAAGCAGTGGTTAGTGAAGCGTTCCCTAGTATTGAATGGGGAGGTCGCTCTTGAAGTTTATTGCTAAGGAATGCGATCCATCCCTTGCACAGGATCGGTCGCTTCCTTACACCGCATTTCTTGTTGAGTATGTACAAGATGGTATTACAAAGTTTGATATTGTTTCTTCTACGAAACAAGTAGAAATCTTTGATTACTATTGGGATCTATATCGATATGATTTCACCAATATGACACAAACTGAAGGTAGAATTAGTCCTAAACTATGGGTAGACCCGAACGAACCGAAAAAAGGCAAGAAAAAGTGACAATTTATTTTGACAAACGCGCCTTTGAGGAACAAGAAAAGGAAGAAAAGGAATTAGAAGAAAAGGCAGCAGCAGAACTAGAAGAGCAAGAAAAGAAAGAAGCAGGGATTAGAGCACTGGGTGCTGCTGTTGCTTTCTTCGTAAAACCTGCTATTATTATGCTATTATGGAACTGGTTGCTGCCAGGTATCTTTAGTATTGCCACTATCGGATACTTAAAAGCACTTGGTTTGTATTTACTCGCTAGACTTTTTATTGATAAAGAATGACTAAAGTATGTTTGATCTCTGTCACTCCTGATGCAGAGAAGACAATCGGTTACATTGCTCGTGTAAGCAATCCTGCGAATCAGGAGAACCCCAAGGTAGCAGGACTGCTGAAGTATTGTATCAAGCATGGACACTGGTCTGTGTTTGAACAAGCAACGATGACCCTGGAGATCTCTACTACTAGAGGTCTGGCGGCTCAAATCCTACGTCACCGTTCATTCTGCTTTCAAGAGTTTTCCCAACGCTATGCTGATTCTTCCTTACTCGGTGAGAAGATCGATCTCCCAGAACTCCGTCTTCAAGACCACAAGAATAGGCAGAATTCTATCGATGCTCTTGATCCGTTTCTTAGGCAGAAGTATGAGATCCTGATGCAAGATTATTTCAAGCGTGGTATGGATCTGTATCAGCAGATGCTTGAGGATAATATTGCAAAGGAATGTGCTCGTTTTGTGCTTCCCCTCGCTGTAGGGACAAAACTCTACATGACGGGAAATCTTCGTTCATGGATCCATTACATCAATCTGAGGACTGCCAACGGCACCCAGAAGGAGCACATGGACATTGCAGAACTTTGTAAGCAGCACTTCATCTGTCAGTTCCCAACCGTCTCTGAGGCGCTTGGGTGGTGTCCTGAGGGAGACTGTGGATGTCCTGAGAAACTAGACGATTGTGATTGTCTACAACCGTCTCTGAGGATTGACTGATGGGCATGTATGAATCCCTAAATTGTTTTGAGGAAGCACTCAAACATTTCGGAACCAGAGTTGAGATGATCACTGCTATGGAAATGGGAAGAAGAATTACTTCTGAAGATGCATACCAGTTGATCAAAGATGAGATGAAGGAACTGAAAAAATGTCGTAAACATTACAAGAAAGAGGAGGACTCCTAAATGCCTACATACAATGTAAAAAATCTTAAGACGGGAGAGAAAAAAGAATTCCGCATGACAATGAAAGAATACGATCAGTGGAGAAAAGACAACCCTGATTGGGATAAAGATTGGAGTGCGGGTGTTGGTGGACATATGTATGGCACACCGAAACAGTCTGATGGATTCAAGGAAGTAATGTCCAAGGTCCAGAAAGCACACCCCCGATCAAACCTCAGTCGATTTACTTGATATGGCAAGAGCACGTAAAAGGAATACCACCAGTAATCCTGTCCCTCCTCACATGACTGCGAAACAAATTAAAAGAAAGAAACCGATTGATAGTTCCTACATGGTTCCTATCAATCCTCTTACTCCTAATCAGGAAACTGTATTTGAACAGTATGCTGAAGGTCAAAACATTTTACTGCACGGTGCTGCAGGTACTGGTAAAACCTTTATTACTTTGTACCTTGCACTTCAAGAGGTACTTGACGAAAGCACACCTTATGATAAAATCTATATTGTAAGGTCACTCGTACCTACTAGAGAGATTGGTTTCCTTCCTGGAGATCATGAGGACAAGTCTGCTCTCTATCAAATTCCATATAAAAATATGGTCAGGTATATGTTCTCTATGCCTGATGACAATTCCTTTGATATGCTCTATGATAATCTTAGAGCACAAGAAACTATTAGTTTCTGGTCTACCAGTTTCATCCGTGGTGTTACTATGGATAACTGTATTGTCATTGTTGACGAGTTCAGTAACTTGAACTTCCACGAACTTGATTCGATGATTACTCGTATCGGTGAAGACTCTAAGATCATGCTGTGTGGTGACATCACTCAGACTGATCTTGTTAAAGAGAATGAGAAGTCTGGTATTGCAGACTTCATTAAAATTCTACAGGGTATGCGTGAGTTTACCTGTGTTGAATTCGGTATTGAAGATATTGTTCGCTCTGGTCTGGTTAAGTCATATCTACTTACCAAATATAACTTAGGATTTTGATGTTTAATTTTGTTGATGTTGACCTTCGCGAACATGTAGAGGTCGAACCCGTAACCAAGGAAGGAACTAGATTTTATCCTATTCCTGGGGCGGATAAATATTATCCAAGTGTAACCTCTGTCACATCGTTTAAGAACGCACAGTTCTTCCAAAAGTGGAGAGCAAAAATTGGTGAAAATGAGGCAAATCGAATTACTGCTAGAGCAACACAGAGGGGCACCGCATTTCATGCACTTGCTGAAGACTATTTCAAAGGTGAACTAAACATCGACAAATACTTGGAAAATAATCCATTGTCTGTTAGAATGTTTCAGTCAGCAAAGTCTACGCTGGATCGTATCAACAACATCCATTGTTTAGAGACTTTCTTATACTCTCACTATCTCGGTTTAGCTGGTCGTGTAGACTGCATTGCTGAATTTGATGGCGAGTTGGCAGTGATCGATTTCAAAACTTCAACTAAAGAAAAAAAGGAATCATACATCGAGAACTATTTTGTTCAAGAGACTGCATATGCAGCAATGTTCCTTGAGCGTTCAGGAATCGAGGTAAAGAAAATTGTCACACTTATCGCCACCGAAGAGGGAACTATTCAAGTATTTCAGAAGTACAATCTTGATGACTATTTACAATTACTTAAATCCTATATCGAAGAATTCGTCAGGGGAAAAGTCCATGCCTAAAGAAAAAGTAGAGGACAAGTTCCTAACACCTACCAAATTCTCGATGGAGATTGAACGTTTGGTGAAGCGTAGTAACGGTCTCATTTCATACATCGAAGCAGTCGTAACATATTGCCAAGAGAATGAAATTGAAATTGAGACAGTTCCTAAACTGATGTCCAAACCTCTTAAAGAACGCCTGCGCCATGAAGCAGAGCGTCTAAACTACATGAAGAAACGATCTAAAGGAGTTCTGCCGTTGTGACTGGATATGAAGTGTATAAGATGTATCTTGCACTACGAATGCACTTCACTAAAGACCACTATGATTATGTAAAATACAGAGGCAAAGTAAATGTCTCTGAAAAAGCATTTGAACAACGCCGAGATCGTTATTTTTTCAAAAAATTAGCGACAAAGTATGATCAGGATCAGATCTTGAATTACTTTGTCGCTAATTTTATGGTTGATCCTGCAGGTTACATCAAGTCCTTTAGTGACGGTAATTACGAACGATGGAAAACCCTTCAAGAATCGTTCTGTTATAAATTTAGACAGGACGTTGATCTCCTGCTTACATACTTTGAAGCACCTTACCAAGATAAGTTTGACAAAATCTTTGAAGTCAAGGATGGATCACACCCACCTCTCCTCAGGCATTATCTTTCTGGAGAGATATCATTAGAAACATTGGTTGTATTTGAAACTTGTTTACGATATGTTGGGAAGTTTGATAAGACACTATCAGATCCCATCTGGAAAGAGATTAGAAAGAGAGTATTAAACTACAAACCCTTTTTAAATATTGAATGTTCTAAGTACAAACAGGTGATACTAACAGTAATACGGACGAAGTTATGAGTAATTTTTTTCAATCAGAGCAAGTACAGATGAACTTGCAGGATATCTTTAACACCTATCAAGAAGTTGCATCAATGACTTCCCAACTTGGAAGTATGAATAGGGAAGAAAAACTAGAGCATATTGAAGATTGTAAGACGTTGATCGACAAACAGAAGACTTTTTATGGTAGACTATGCCTTGCTGCATCGGAAGATTCTGAAGCAGCAGACATGAAAACCCGAATCAACGCACTGTCTAATGCGTTTGGGTATCGGGATCTCGCTGAGTGTATGGAAGCAATGGTGGAGACACTTGAAGCAGCGGCACAACGCGAGGTTGACTAGGACTAAATAGTATGCTACGATAACCCAGTAGCAAACAAAACACACACTCAATACGGAGAATACGAAC